GCTCCGTTCTTCGAGGCGGACGAGGACGTGGTCGCCGGCGAGTACGAGCGTGTGCTGCTCAACTACCTCGGCCCGAACGACATCGGCTCGGACCACCTCCGCGCGCTCCACCGTCTCGGCTACCTGCCGCTGCTGGTGAAGGGGCTCCCGGAGGGTTCCCTGGCACCGTTCGGCGTGCCAACCGTGCTCGTCGAGAACACGCACCCCGACTTCTTCTGGCTGCCGAACTACATCGAGACAGCGCTGTCAGCATCCATCTGGCACCCGTCCACGTCCGCGACGATCTCGACCATGTACCGCGAGCTCATGGAGTCGTGGGCGGAGAAGACCGGCGGCGACCCCGCCGCCATCGACTTCCAAGCACACGACTTCTCGATGCGCGGGCAGACCAGCATCGAGTCCGCAGCAGCATCCGGGGCTGGTCATCTGCTCTCGTTCCTCGGGACGGACAGCATCCCGTCCATCGACTTCATCGACCGGTACTACCCGGGCGACAACGGCTGGGTCGCCGCATCCGTGCCTGCCACAGAGCACTCGGTGATGTGCCTCCGAGGCCAGGAAGGCGAACTCGAGACGTTCTCACGCCTGCTCGACCTGTACCCTGCCGGCATCGTTTCCGCAGTCGCCGACGGGTACGACTTCTTCGCCGTGCTCACCGAGATCCTGCCCACCCTCAAGAGCAAGATTCTCGCCCGCGACGGCAAGCTCGTCATCCGACCCGACTCCGGCGACCCGGTCGACATCATGACCGGCACGTACGTCGTCACCGACGACAACCGTGCCGAATACGAGGCGAAGAAGGCCGCCGGCACGCTCACCGTCGAGGAACTCGGCCCCATCGAGCTGCTCGACCAGGTGTTTGGCCACACCGTCAACGCCAAGGGCTTCAAGGTCCTCGACCAGCACATCGGCCTCATCTACGGCGACAGCATCACCCTCGACCGCGCCCAGCGCACCTTCGAACGCCTCGCCGCGAAGGGCTGGGCGTCCACCAACGTCGTCCTCGGCATCGGTTCGTTCACCTTCCAGTACACGACCCGCGACTCGCTGGGCTCGGCCGTGAAGGCGACCTGGGCCGAGGTGGACGGACGAGGCGTCGACATCCAGAAGGACCCGAAGACGGGCAGCGGCAAGAAGTCGGCAAAGGGTCGCCTCGCGGTGATCCTCGGCGACGACGGCGAGAAGGTCCTCGTCGAGCAGGCGACCCCCGAGGACGAGGCACGCAGCCTCATCCAGCCGGTCTGGAAGGACGGCGAGTTCATCAACCCGGTGTCCTTCGCCGACGTTCGCAACACACTCCGTGCGGAGCGCGCCGCCCGAGCCACACGTCGAGCCGCCGCGTGAACGACCGCATCTACGGGTTCACGGATGCCGATCACTTCCTGTCGAACTTCCACGTGGAGGCGGACGGACTGACGGCGGAACACCGGTTCCAGAGCGCGAAGACCTTCTCGCCGGCCTGGATCCGACGCGTGCTGTCCGCTCCGACCCCCGCCAAAGCGAAGTACCACGGCAGGTCGCTGCCGCTCCGCCCCGATTGGGAGGAGGCGAAGGTCGGAGTGATGCGCCACATCGTCGCGACGAAGTTCACCGACGCCGACCTCGCCGACCGCCTCCTCGCAACCGGTCACGCCGAACTCATCGAAGCGAACACCTGGGGCGACCGCACCTGGGGCGTGGACGCGAACACGGGTGAGGGGCGGAACCTCCTCGGCCGGATCCTCATGGAGACGCGCACCGCCCTCCGCGCATAACCGGAACGGAGTCGCCCGGCGCACCACCTGCGCGGCGACTGACGCTTCTCAACGCAGGTGAGCATGCTTCTCACCGTTGAGATGGAGCGCTGCAGGAAATGACGCGCGGCGACGGCGGTGTCCGCGCATAGAGGGGATGTGAGCGGTTCGACGTTGCGGGATGCGACGGCACCTGGTGGTGTCGGGTCACGTCAGCGTGCCTACCGGTTCGCGCTTGACCCGACCCCTGCGCAGGTTCGGGCGCTGTTGTCCCACGCGGGCGCGGCGCGGGTGGCGTTCAACACGATGCTCGCCGTGGTGCGGGCGAACCTGGACCAGCGGACCGCGGAACGCTCCTACGGCGTCCCCGACGCGGACCTGACCCCGTCCCTGTCCTGGTCGAAAGTCAGTCTCCGGAATGGGTGGGTGGCGCGGCGGGATACGGTCGCACCGTGGTGGCCGGAGAACGCCCGGGAGGCATACACGTCCGGCTGCTTCGCCCTCGCCGCAGCGCTCGACAACTGGTCCAAGTCGCGCAGCGGCGCGCGGGCTGGCGCGCCGGTCGGGTTCCCGCGGTTCAAGACCCGGACCCGGTCGAAGCCGTCCGTGAAGTTCGAAGGCGTCACCGCGAAGCTGCTCCCGTCCGGCCACACCATTCACTTGCCGCGTGTCGGGAAGGTGCACACCCACGAGTCCACCCGGAAGCTCGGCCGGCTCGTGGAGCAGGGCTCCGCGAAGGTGAACTCCGTCACCGTCTCCTACGACCGCGGCCGGTGGGTTGCCGCGTTCCAGGTCGAGCAGGTCACCATCGTCCGGCCCCGGCCGGTGGGTCCGCGGTCGGTGGTGGGTATCGACGTGGGGGTGAAGGACCTCATCGTCGTTGCTCGCCCGGACGGCACCGAGGTGGAACGGCTCCGCGCCCCGAAGGACCTCGCCGCTGCCCTCGGCCGGCTTCGCACCCTGCAGCGGCAGGCCGCCCGGCAGGTCGGCCCGTACGACGTCGTGTCCAAGCGGCGGCAGCAGCCATCCGCGGGCTGGCTGCGAACACAGGACCGCATCCGGAAGGTGCACGCTCGGGTGGCGAACCTCCGGCAGGACCGGCTCCACAAGCTCACCACCCGACTCGCGCAGACGCACGACGTGGTCGGCATCGAACACCTCAACGTCCGAGGGATGACCGCGCGCGCGAAGCCGAAGCCGCACACGAGCCGGCCGGGAGTGTTTCTGCCGAACCGGCGGCGGCAGAAGGCCGGACTTGCCCGGTCCGTCGCGGACGCCGGGTTCGCGACGCTGCACCAGCAGCTGCAGTACAAGACGTCCTGGTTCGGGAGCACCCTGGTGCGCGCGGACCGGTTCTACCCGTCCTCCAAAACATGCTCCGGATGCGGGTCAGTGAAAGCCAAGCTGACCCTCGCCGAGCGGGAGTACGTGTGCACCACCTGCGGCATGGTCATCGACCGTGACCTCAACGCCGCAGTCAACCTCGCCCGCCACGCAGCAGCACAAGCGGCCGAGAACGGTCCGGACGAGGGTAGCTCGTTCGTCAGCGGTGGAGGCACCCAGAAGACCCAGCCAGCAACAGCCGGCACGGGCAGGAGCCAACGAAACCGCAACCCCACCAGCACCACGGGGACTCCCTCGCCGCAAGGCCAGGGCAGCACTCAACCCAGTGAGACCAGTCTCACCTCAGTTGAGAACTGACAGCGACCCCGTAACGTCGTCACCGCACCCCAAGCACAGGAAGCATTCACGTGACCGACCGTCAGCAGCCCCTCATTGCCATCGACGTCGTCCCCATCGGGTACGACGCCGCGTCGATGACGGTGCAGTACGGCACCGCGGAGCGGCTGTTCGCCCCCTTCGCGGGAGAGCAAGCGCTGCCCGGCGTGCTCCTCGGCGCTGATGAGTTGCTCACCGAAGCAGCCCACCGCGCCCTCCGCGACAAAGCCGGCGTCCCAGCAGGGGACGTCCGGCATCTGACGCAGATCGGAGCATTCGACGGTCCCGGCCGCGACCCCCGCGACAAGGCCGTCAGCATCGCGTTCATCGCCATTGTCACGTCGCACGACACCTTCGAACTCGGATGGCACGAATGGGCAGAAACACCCTCCCTTCCATTCGACCACGGCACCATCGTCGCGGCCGCGAAAGACGTCGCCCGCACCCGACTGTGGACCGACCCAGCGTTCACTCAAGCGCTCACCGGCGACACCTTCCTCACCGCCGACGCCGCCGCCATCACCAGCCAGGTCACCGGACACACTCCCGCCCCCGCCAACTTCCACAGAACCCTCACCCGGAACCCAGCCCTCACATCTGAGCAACGGACTCAGGGCGGCGCTCACGGACGCAGCATGACCCAGTGGGCGTGGGCCGGGGCGCTGAGGCCCTAACGGCTTACGTTCGCCGTCCCAGCAACCAAGCGACAACGTCCGGGTCCGCCGCCATCCATCTGCGGCCGCCCAAGGAGACGGCTCGGAGCGAGACGCCGGCGTCGAGTTCCTTCGCCAACGGACGTGCCATCCGCTTGTTGACGTAGCCGACGGGGCCTGCGTCGGCGTGCACGCACACGGCGTACGGGTCTGCTTCATTGTCGGGTTCTCGGACGAGGCTGAGCGCTGCACCCGGAGACAGATCCGCGTGCTTGATAATCAGCGCAAGATACTCGGTGCCGCGCAGCTGCCCCGTCCACAGCCCCAGGCTCCGGAGCTTCCCGTTCGCAACGTTGACGAGCTGCCCCGTCGTCTCCTCCTCGAACCACAACGCCTGGTCATGCATACGGAGACGGAACGGCGGGCGACCGTCAGCTCTGGGCACCAGCAACGCATCCCACCGCTCCGACGGCAGGTAGATGCTCGGTGGGGGAGTGCGCGGCACGGAAACGGACACCGGTGGCAGCCCTGTTGCGGGTCGCGGCGGGCTCGGCTTCGGCTGCAACGCCGTCGTCTGAGCTGTCTGCGGAGCCGGGACCACAGCCCTGGTGCGTGACCGGCGGCGGAACAGGTCGAAGAAACCCACGCTCATCCCCTCCCGATGGTTTCGTCAGCGTACCGACGAAAACACGCAGCAGGAACGCTCGCCCCGCCGACACCGGTGCCGGCGCATAGGGGCTGGCGACCTGGGGACGTCCCGGTCGTTCATCGCCGGCCTGGGGCCGGCCCTGCCCGAACGGAGTGTTGGTCGTGAAGACCTTCCGTGCTCACTATCTGGTGCCGAGCATCGTCACCGTCGCCGCGGTTGTCGTCGGCTTCCTCTACGGCGGAGCGCAAACCGCGCTGCTGGTCGCCATCCTCGGTGCGATGGAGGTGTCGTTGTCGTTCGACAACGCCATCGTCAACGCCCGCGTCATCGAGAAGCTCTCCCCGAAGTGGCGGAAGATCTTCCTCACCGCGGGGCTTGCCATCGCGGTCCTCGGGATGCGGTTCATCCTTCCTGTCCTCCTCGTCGTCGCCACGACGGGCCTGGCCCCGGCGAAGGTGGTGTCCCTCGCGCTGGCGAAGGGGAACCCCACCCATCCCGGAACGTTCGGGTACTACCTCACGCAGGCGCACCCGCAGATCGCTGCGTTCGGTGGGATGTTCCTGCTGCTGCTGTTCCTCGAGTTCATGTTCGAGGACCGGGAGATCATGTGGCTGACGTGGCTGGAAAAGCCGCTGGCGAAGGTCGGGCAGCTCGACGCGCTCGCCTACGCGGTTGCCGGCGGCGCGCTGATCGTCGCCGGTTCCATCGCCGAGCACCCCGCGAAGGTGTTCGTCGCAGGCCTGTGCGGCATCGTCGCGTACATCCTCGTCAACGGTCTCGGGTCCCTGTTCGAGGGTAGCGAGGAAGGCATCCACGGCTCGTCGGAGGACATCGCCGACGGCATGGCAGGTCGCGGTCCCGCCGGTGTCACCAAGCTCGTCGGCAAGGCGGCGTTCTTCATGTTCCTCTACCTCGAGGTCCTCGACTCGTCGTTCTCGTTCGACGGTGTCATCGGCGCATTCGCCATCACCGCGGACCCCATCGTCATCGCCCTCGGCCTCGGCGTCATCGGCGCCCTGTTCGTCCGGTCCCTGACGGTCCACATGGTGGAAGCGGGAACCCTCGACGCGTACGTGTACCTCGACCACGGCGCCCACTGGTCCATTGGTGCGCTCGCCGGGCTGCTCATCGCCAGCATCGGCTGCGACATCCCCGATGTGGTCACCGGACTCATCGGCGTCGTCCTCATCGGCGCGGCGGTCATCACCTCCCACCTGCGGAACAAGCGCATCGCGAAGCAGACCCTGCTCGCCGCCGTTTAGCCCGTTCCCGCATAGGACCTGCCGCAGTCGAACTCGTCGGCTACGGAGCTGAAAGGTTCACCATGCCCGGCACCATCAGCGACGGCCGCCGCTCGGACACCCCGTCCGCAGCGGCGGCTGTTCATCGTTCCCTCCGCAACCGCTTCCACGCCTGGGTCGCCGCGTGGATCGTCGCCGACGACCCGCACCCCGAGTACTCGCGCTTGGACCGCATGGACGGCCTCCGCGACTACCAGCTGCCGCAACCGGCGACGCATAGATCTGCCGCGTCCGCCTCGTGACGCGTCCCGCATCGAGAAGGAACCGCATGCACATCAGCTTGGAGAAGAACCAGGTCATCACCCTCGAGAAGGGCGGCCGGACCCTCACCCGAATCCGCCTCGGCCTCGGTTGGGACGCGGTGAAGCGCCGCTTCGGACGGCAGAAGGACATCGACCTCGACGCGTCCGTCATCGTCTACGGCGACGGGAAAGCCCTCGACGTCATCTACTTCGGTCAGCTGCTCTCCCGTGACGGCGCCATCAACCACCTCGGTGACAACCTCACCGGAGATGGTGACGGCGACGACGAGCAGATCATCATCGACCTCACCCAGGTGGACCCCCGCGCCGACAAGCTCGCGCTGGTCGTCACCTCCTACTCCGGGCAGAGCTTCGACCAGGTCGCCAACGTGTACGCCCGCGTGAACGACCTGAACGACTCCGAGGAGGAGCTCGCCCGGTACAACCTCGCAGACACCGGAGCACTCACCGGCGTCATCGTCGCCAAGCTCACCCGCGTCGGCGATGCGTGGCAGTTCACCGCGCTCGGCATCCCCGCCGCGGGACGCACCGCATCCAATCTCATCCCCACGGCGTTCGCCGTCTGAGGGCCCCGTCATGCCCGTGTACAGCCTCTTCGGCTCCCACCCCCATCCCACACCGCAGCATCAGGAGAACCCCGTGACCATCAGCCTCGAGAAGAACAAGCCGATCAGCCTCACCAAGGCGGACCCCGGCATCAAGCGTGCGGTCGTCGGCCTCGGATGGAAGCCCCGCGCAACCAGCGGCGCCGAGTTCGACCTCGACGCGTCCGCCATCGTCCTCCGCAACGACGGCTCCAAGCACACGCTGCGCGACTTCGTGTTCTACGGCAATCAGTCGCACTCCTCCGGTGCGATCAACCACCAGGGCGACAACCGCACCGGCAACGGCGACGGCGACGACGAGCAGATCCTCATCGACCTCGCCAAGCTGCCGGAGAACATCGCCCGGATCGTGTTCATCGTCTCCATCAACGACGCGGAGAAGCGCAACCAGCGGTTCGGACTCGTCGACGACGCATACTTCCGCATCGTCAACGTGGACACCAAGGAGGAAGCCGTGAAGTTCGACCTCCGCGAGGACGCCGCCGCCGAGCACACCATCGCCATCGGTGAGCTCTACAAGGACAACGGTGCGTGGCAGGTCGTCGGGCGCGCGCAGGGCCTCCAGGACGGTCTCGCCGGCGCGCTCACCCACTACGGCGTGGACCCCTCCGACGTCTGACGCACCCACCGCGGGTGGAACGACCAGCACGGTCGTTCCACCCGCCCATCACCGTCCGCAGAAGGGACAACCCGTGCCATCTCTCACCCCGCCGAAGCCTGCGAACGAGCAGCCGGCGCTCATCCTCGACACCCCGGAACCGGTCGAGGAGGTCGAACCGTCCGCCGCGCAGGCGATGCTGGACCCGATCAGTCCGAGCCGGGAGCTCGAGATCGGCTCGACGGCGAAGCAGTTCCTCGGCGATGTCACCACCTTCAACCCGAACTCGCCCCGGTTCGGTGAGATGCTCGCCGACGTCCGCAACCTCGCCGCGAAGGAGATCGTCGCCAGCAGCGCCGGCGCGAATCGCCTCCTCGACCGGTCTGCGGCAAGCATCAAGAGCAAGGGCGGCGACTCCTCGTCGAAGGTCATCGCCACCCTCAGCGACCTTCGCAGCACCGTGCAGGACCTCACCCCGAACGCCGCCGACCTCAGCACCGGCGCGAAGATCCTCGGGTTCCTCCCCGGCGGGAACCGCATCCGGAAGTACTTCCAGAAGTATGAGACGGCGCAGGAGAAGCTCGACGGCATCGTCGCCTCCCTCACCGCCGGCGCCACCGAACTGCAGCGTGACAACGCCGAGCTGGAGAACGAGAAGCGGAAGCTGTGGGACGCGATGGGCTCCCTCAACGAGTACATCGTCCTCGCCCAGAAGATGGACGGTGAACTCGTCACCAGCATCGACACCCTCCGCAGCAGCGGGAACATCGACGCGGCGAACACCCTCGAGACGAAGATGCTGTTCGAGGTGCGACAGCGGCAGCAGGACCTGCTCACCCAGCTCGCCGTCGCCGTTCAGGGCTACATGGCGATGGACCTCACCCAGAAGAACAACATCGAACTGGTGAAGGGCGTCGAGCGGGCGAAGACTACGACGCTGTTCGCGTTACGGACCGCCATCATCACCGCACAGGCGCTGGACTCGCAGGTCAAGGTCCTCGAAGCGTTGGACAAGACGAAGGAGGTCACCGAGAACGTCATCCTGTCCACCAGTGCCATGCTCCGTGACAACACCCTTCGCGTACAGCAGAAAGCCGTCGAACCGGCAGTCGCCATCGACACGCTCACCCGCGCGTTCGACGACATCTACGCCACCCTCGACGCCATCGACACGTTCCGACAGCAGGCGAACACCGTCATGCAGGGCAACATCACCGCTCTGACCACGCAGCTGGAGCGAGCGAAGCCGAAGCTCGAGGAAGCCCGCGCCCTGGACGCGTAAGCGCCACAGCACGACCCGGCAGCGGGCCCGGAGGATTCGTCCACGGGCCCGCTACCAGCTTCCCAGCCGCATAGAACCCGGCATGACCGACCCCACCATCCCGGCGCCCGTCCGGTTCTTCGAAGGCGACTGCCGCGAGTTCCTCCCCATCGACGCCGACGTCGTCATCACCGACCCGCCCTATGGCGTGGACCGTCACGGCCGCATGCTCGGCCAGATCGCCAGCAACTACCACGGCAAGGGCGCCCACACCCGCGGGTACTACGACCACGACTCGGACAAGTTCGCCGAGATCCTCACCCCCGCGTTCAACGGGATGCTGCACTCCCTGCCGAAGGGCGGTTCCCTCATCGCGTTCTGCGGGAACCGTACGTTCGCGGAGATGGTCACCATCGCCACCCACGCCGGGTTCCAGATGCTCGACGTGCTCGTATTCACTGGCGGAGGCTCGTTCGCGAAGAGTCGAACAATGCTCATGCCTCGTCACGAGCTCGCGTTCTTCGCTCGTCGCCCCGGCGGCACGCGGGAGATCAACCCGAACCGGAACATCGCGAACCTGTTCGACATCCCGAAAACCAAGGGGGAGTCGAAGCATCCGACGACGAAGCCGCAGACGTGGATGCGCCGCGTCGTCGAGGTGTTCTCCGAGCCGGGTGAGACCATCCTCGACCCGTTCGCCGGATCCGGAAGCACCCTCGTCGCCGCACGCAACCTCGGCCGCCCGTCCATCGGCATCGAGCATGAGCACCCGTACGCGAACATCGCCCGCGAACGGCTCGGGCTGCCCCTCCAACCGCCGTTCGCCGCCTGATGCGGTGGTTCACCCGCGACGCCAGCACGCCGCCGGCTGAGCAGGTGGGCGGAGCGCCGCCAACCGCGACTGACCGGTACCGGGACGGCCTCGACCAGCTGGCGGCAGCTGCACGTCAGGCGTCCGCAGTCATCTCACCCGCAGCGTTCTCCACACTGCGACGCATCGACGACGTCCTCCGCCCGATGGTCAACGACCTAGAGGGATGCAGCATCCCCGCGGAGCAGGACGTCGCCGTGCAGCAGTTCATCCACGAGTTCGTTCCCGACACCCTCACCCTGTTCCTCGGGCTGCCCGCCGCGGACCAAGCAGACGGCGGCCGCGGCGACCAGATGCTCGTCGAACAGCTCACCGCAGTCGAGCAGGCGGCAGCAGACCTCGCAGACCGTGCCCACGGCGACGCATTCAACGGAATGGAGGTGAACGCCCTGTTCCTTCGAGAAGCGTTGCGCTGACTGCCCTGCTGGCGGCCGGCATCGGGCATAGGCGCTGCATGACCGTGAACCTGATGCCGGGGCAGAACATCAACCTGTCCGAGGTCCTCGGCGTGCAGCAGGAGGTGACGGTCGGTTTCCGCTGGCAGGTCACCCGGTCCCATTCCGTGGAACCGGAAGTGGTGCCGATGGCGGTGCTGCTGACCGCGGACGGGAAGGCGCTTGACGCGGACGCGGCCGCGTTCTTCAACCAGCTCGACGTCGCCGACGGCGCCGCCCGGTACGTCTCCGGGGACGACCAGGAGCAGGTGGACCTCAACCTCGCTGGCCTGCCCGACTCGGTGGAGAAGGTGGTGTTCCTGCTGTTCGTCAATCCGGACCAGCGGCAGCCCGGCAGCTTCGACGCCGTCGACGGTGTCAGCACCCGCGTCGCTGACGCCAACGGCAGCACCATCGCGGTGTTCGACGTTCCACCGGGGCAGCGGGGGTTGACGGTCATCGTCACCGGGGAGGTGTACCGGCACCGCGGACAGTGGAAGTACCGTGCGCTCGGGGACGGGTTCACCGGCGGCATCGTCGACGTCGCCGGCACGTACGGGGTCGCACTGTGACCGCGCGGCTGCTCGGCGCGGCCATCGCCGCCGTCCTGCTGTTCATCCTCAGCGCGTCGACGTGGGGTGCCGGTGTCGCGTGCACGTGCGTTGTCAGCGTCGCCGCGGTCGCCGCCGGCGTGGTCCTGATGTTCCGGACGGGACGAGCGGACCGGTGACCGCCGTTCGCATGGTCACCCTCGTCGCGGCCGCTGCCGGGTTCCTCATCTGTGCTGCGTTCCTGTTCGCCGTCGCCGGGCCCGACGCAGCGCTGTTCGCCGTGTCCGCACCAGTCCTCCTCGCCGCGGTGACGGGCGCCCTACTGCGCGTCACCGACCGCATCGGTGGAGGATCACGATGACCGGCGCCACCGCACGCCGGCACTGGCCGTTCCTCACCCGCCGCCAACACCGCAGCGACGCACCACCAGCGCAGGTGACGGCGGGATCCCTGACGCTGCCGAGCCGTCACACGCTCGACCTCTCCACCCCCGCAGCTGTTACCGCCGCGCCCACCGACACAGCCCCAACGCCCCAGCGCTCAGCCGGCTTCGCAGCCGTTCGCGGCGCCGTCACCATCGACGGAGAGCACCCCACCGTGCGGCTCTCCGCGCTGCAGTCCGCCATCGGGTCGCTCCGCATCGACGGCGGTGCCACAGCCCTGTGGGAAACCAGCGACCGGACCACCGGGGTCGTAGGCCCAGCCGACCCCCTCGCGGCCGGATCCCGGCACGCAAACCGGCCACTCATCGAACGGGTCGGCAGCGCCATCATCATCAGCCTCAGACACGTGCACGACCTCCGCCGCCTCGTCATCGAACCGGCCGACCGCATCATCACCGTCGCCACAGCAGGTGAAGCAACCATCACCGTCAACGGCACCCTGTACCTGCACCACCTCGGCGGCATCCTCGAACTCCGCGCCGAACCGGGCACCACCGTCAGCGATTACCGCGTCCCGTAACTGGTGGGCGTGGACGGCGAAGCGCACCGAGGCCGCGTCCAATCACCGACCAACGTCACGACCAGGAACGCACACCCAGACGCTCCGGCAGCAACAGCAGCGGGGACCGCTCCGCCGCCTGATGCTCAGCCGCATAGGGGTGGGTATGACAGCCAAGCAACGTCCGCTGCCGCCGTTCATCGGGTTCGGCGGGTATCTCCGGTCCGGGAAAGACACCATCGCCGACCATCTCGTCGACGCGCACGGGTTCGTGAAGCTGAACATGTCCGCGCCCATCCGGGACTTCCTCCTCGCGGTGAACCCCATCATCTACGCGAAGCCGTTGACGAAGCGGCAAGCGCTCGCCGCACTGTTCGGCCGACCCGTCGACTACACGTACCTGCGGTACCGCGAGTACGAACAGTTGGCCGGCGGGTACACGGAGGCGAAGAAGCATCCGGAAGCGCGAGCCCTCCTGCAGCGCATCGGCTACGACGGCGGCCGGCTCGTCATCGGAGACGACGTGTGGACGAACCTCATCGCCCGCACCGTCGCCGAATACCGGCAGGCCGGAGTCGGCGTCATCATCTCCGGCATCCGGTTCCCGAACGAGCAGACCCTCGTCCGCGAGCACGGCGGCCGCCTCGTCTGGGTGGACCGTCCGTCCCTCCCCAAGCCGACGAACACCACCGCCGGTCACGCCACCGAGCAGACCCTCACCGCCGACACGTTCGACGACGTCCTCGTCAACGACGGCTCCCTGACCGACCTGTACCGCGCCGGGGAGCGACTCCTCGGCCTCGAGGAGACCACCGCATGAACAGCAGCAACTACCGCGGCCTCTGGGTCACCTTCGAAGGCGGCGACGGAGTCGGGAAGAGCACCCAGGCGGAGTACGCACGCCAGTACCTCCGCAGCATCGGCCGTGACGTCATCCGCACCCGCGAGCCTGGCGGCACCGAACTCGGCGTGCAGATCCGCCAACTCATCCTGCACGGGAAGGGCGACATCGACCCACACGCGGAAGCGCTGCTGTTCGCCGCGGACCGCGCCCAGCACGTCCGTGCGTACGTCAAGCCGAACCTCGCCGCCGGCGTCGACGTCATTCAGGACCGGTACCTGGACTCCTCCGTCGCCTACCAGGGTGCCGGCCGCGACCTCGACCCAGAGGAAGTGCGGCACCTCAGCGTGTGGGCGACCGAGGGAGCGCTCCCGGAACTGACCATCCTCCTCGACCTGGACCCCGCCATCGCCGCCGCCCGCGTCGGTGGTCGTGGCGCCGCGGACCGCATCGAAGCGGAGCCGAACGAGTTCCGGAAGCGGCTGCGGGCAGAGTTCCTCCTGCAGGCAGACCGGGACCCTGACCGGTTCGTCATCATCGACGCTCGACTCACCGAGGTGGAAGTCGCCGCCCGAGTCCGCGCCGCCATCACCAAACGCCTCCTCAGCCGATGAGCGCCAACCACCCGCTGCGGCAAGCAGCGAAGACCCTGTCACGGCGAACCGGGAACCGCGCCATCCGGTGGGGTGTCGGAAGCGCCGTCGTCCTCATCGGCATCGCCGCGCTCGCCGGCTACTCCGCGCAGTCCACCTGGGTTTCGGAGACCACCGCGAACGCCGACACGGTCGCAAACTACGAGAACCAGACCCTCAAGACCGACGCGAAGGTCACCCGCAGCTCCGAGGCGAACGCGGTGTACACGGAGATCAAACGAACCTACGGGTCGCAGTGGAACAACCTCGTCACCTACATCAGCACCACCCGCACCCGCCAGGCAGCCAGCGCGCATGCCGAAGCAAGCCGCGTCGCCGCGAAACTCGTGTTCCCGAACCTCCGCGCCGACTATCAGTCATGGGCGACAGAGCGCGCGGAATCGGAACCAGCTCTCTCCGCCGAGCAGCAGGCGGAGCTTGACGTGTACTCCGTCTACGAGCAGACCTGCCAGGACTGGTACCACCAGAAGACGCAGCAGGACACCATCAACCGGTTCCAGAATGAATTCGCTCCCGCGAACGCCACCATCGTCGAGATCCGAGCCACGGAACTAGCTCTGAACCAGTGCAAGGGCACCGCATGAGCCACCGGAAGAGCACCAGCAAGCGCTACACGAACAGCACCTCGAAGCCGGCGGCAGCCGCCATCCGCCGCCGGCTCCTGCCAGCCACCCGCAGCGGATGGCGGCTGACAATTCTCGGCACCTTCACCGGCATCACCGCCGCCGCTGTCCCCACCGGCTGGTTCGTCGGGAAGCACCTCGACGACGAAGGCACGTTCCTGATGGTGAGCTTCGTGCTGCCGTTCCTACTGTCCCTACCTGCCGCCGCTGGATACCTCGCCATCGCAGCCCGAGGCGCGCTGGAACGACTGCCACGCATCCGGTTCAGCAGCTGGCCAGCCAAGAGTCGCAGCGTCGTCTGCACCGCCATCGGCATCGCCGCATCAGCCGGCGTCGCCGTCGGCATCCAAGTCGTCCTCGGAAATATTCCCGTCGGGCTGCTCGCTGCCGCAGCGCTCGCCGCAGCCGCCGCGGTGTCGGACATCGTCGCCGTCATCCGCCGCAGATTCGTCGCATAGAAGCAACCGTGCACAGAACATCGACCCTGGCCACGCCGACGAGTCAGCCCACCCGGCAGCTACCGGGAACCCCGACCCTCATCAAGCAGGACGGCTACACCCACGTTGTCCTCGTCGCCGGGTACGCGGGCAGCGGCAAAAGCGAGTTCAGCAAGCGCGTCGCCGAAGGGCTCGCATGGCCGGTGCTGGACAAGGACGTCATGACTGGCCCCCTCGTGGAAGGGCTCATCGGACGGATCTCCGGCGACCCGAACGACCGGCACTCCCCGGCGTACCTGACGCTGGTGCGTCCGCTCGAGTACCAGGGACTACTCGACGCAACCCTCGACAACGTCCGCGCGGGTGTGTCCGTCGTCGTCACCGCACCGTTCCTGCAGGAGCTGCAGCGCCCGCAGTGGGTGACATGGCTGCACAACGCGTTGAAGGCACATGGAGCGCGCCTGCACATCGTGTGGGTGGACTGCGACGAGGAAATGATGCGGGCCCGCATCACCCAGCGCGGTGCCGGCCGCGACACTTGGAAGCTCGCCAACTGGTCTGACTACATCGCCGACATCAACCCCGCCCCGTACCGGAACGCCGCAGATCAGGTGGTCGACAACACTCTCGAAGCGTTCACCTCCCTCGACGAAGCAGCATCCCGGTTCATTGCCTCCGTCGCAGCGCCCCTCGCTCCCGTCCGCGCACCCATCTGGTAGCCGAAACGTCGAACGCCCCGTCACTTTCAAGGTGACGGGGCGTTTTGCTTTGCGTCGACGGATGGAGCAGACGACGTCAGAGCACGAAGAAGGACACCACCATCGCCGCTACACCAACCACGATGGCGGCTTTCCCCAGCCCGGACAGCATCACCGACAGCTGCCGCACCAACACGAAACCAGCGTCCGTGCGCGCCAGACGCGCGGCGAGGAACACCGGGCGGGCAACGAACTGCGCGGCGACACCGGCGACACCAATGATGAAGAGAGTGTTGAGGATGACGTTCAGCATGAGGGGTTCTTCCGTCGACAAATATAGCGATGACGGCGGTCGCCCCTGGCGAACCTCTCGGCATCACCTCTATGCGCGGACGACAGCGAATCCATGCACTGCTTCCTCTTTCTCGCCGCATCAGCAGGAGCTGTCCCCGCCACCGCGCCGGACGAACCCACGCCCGGAGCAGCCCCGATGCCCTTCTTCCGTCAGCACACCGTCGTCCTCGGCGACCCGCACCGCGACGCCGCCAACTCGATGTTCCGCACCGACTTCTGGGGCCTGCTATTCAGCGTGGACAGCCCCGCCGGCACCTGGGGTAGAGCATGGCGCGCCGCCATCGCAGCGGCTCCCATCGCCGCGGCCGCATCCGCGTTGACCGCGCTCACCATCTGGGGCTGCTGCATCGTCCCCACCCAAGACCACCGAGCGGTGCAAGCCGTCGAAACCGGCTGCCACCTCGAAGACAGCAACCTCAGCCGCACCATCACCGGAAGCAGCAGCGGCCGCATCCGCATCAACGGCACCGTCAACTACACCGACAGCAGCGGTGACACCCTCGCCGGCTGGGTGCAGAACAACCGGGTCCGGTTCGTCACCATCGACACCGGCGCAACCATCTGCAGCATCCCCGACCGCTACTGACCGCACGCCTCCCGCGCCGCCCGCGCATAGAGGCAGCATGCCCCAGCAGCAGACCGCACCGGACACCACCGACGTCGGCGACGTGTTCAAGGCCCGGGAACGGATGCACCGCGCCGTCCTCCCCGCCGACGAATACGTCATCCTCCGCCTCGACGGTCGGGCGTTCCACACCTACTGCCGGGACCTGAACAAGCCGTACGACCTGCAGTTCATGGCGGACATGGACGCCGCCACGCTCGCGCTCAGCGAGCACATCTCCGGGGTTCGACTCGCGTACGTGCAGTCCGACGAGATCAGCCTCATCATCACCGCATGGACGCCGGAGAACCCCGCCGGACAGCTGATGTTCGGCGGTGCGACGCAGAAACTCGTCAGCGTCACCGCCTCCCGCGCAGCGTCGGTGTTCAACCGGCTCCGCCCAACGGCACCCATCGCCGACTTCGACGCCCGCGTGTTCACCCTCCCCACCCGGGACGACGTCCGCAGCTACCTCGCGTGGCGGCAAAGCGACGCACGACGGAACACCCTGTCGATGCTCGCCCGGACCGTCTTCTCCGCCCGCACCCTGCACGGGCTGTCCTCCGACCAGCAGCGTCAGCTGCTGCGCGACAACGGCCATGAACCGAACACGCTGCCGGCACGGTTCCGGAACGGCCGCGTCGTCGTCACCACCCTGACGCCGACCACCACAACGTTCAAGCACGGGAACACCGGACGGGTCCAAACCGTTGAGACCACCAGGCGCACGCGCAGCACCGTTCCCGCCCCGAACTTCGTCTCGGGCGACGGCGACCACCTCATCCCCGCGGAGCCGCCCACCCTCTAGCCGCGCCCCATCCTTCTCGCGACCCCAGCCACAACCCAAGGAGCACCCGTGCCGCAGTCCGCGCCCGCCATCGAGTCCATCACCCCCACCGCCACCACCGAGCGGACCTTCACCAGCAACGACCGCTGCGACGCCTGCGGAGCACAGGCATACGTCGCCGCGACGTTCCTCGCCTCGGAGCTGCTGTTCTGCGGCCACCACTACCGCAAGCACCAGAACGCCATCGAGGAGCAGGCCGCGTACGTCCTCGACCGCACGGACACCATCGCCGCGAAGTAGCTCAGTCACAGCCCGGTAGCAAAACCGCGGCCGGTTCGCCCTCTGAGGCATAGAACCGGTCGCGGTTCGCGCATTGGCGGTCCGCACTCCCGACAGTTGGAGCCACCCGGGCTCCTACCCGACAGAGGGAAGGACCAATGCGTCTCACTCGAACTCACGCGACTATCGCCGCCATCACCATGGCGGTCACCGCAGGAGCAACCATCACGTCCGGATCGCTCGCATTCGCAGACCCGGTCCTCACCGCGCAGTCCGCGCCGACAGCAGCGGTCGCGCGACCACATCCGTTGCCGAAGCCAGCAGAACAGACCTACACCGCGCCGGACTCCACAACCGTCGCCGACGTCAGCCGCGACGGATTCACGGTCACCGCCCCGAAGCCGAAGCCGAAGGCGAAAGCTGTTCCGACGCCGGCCCCGGCCGCGGCGACGCCCGCAGCGGCAGCAGTCGCACACGCAGCGGCTGCGACAGCAGTCACCCCAGCAACCGTCACGTCGCAGGTGCCAGCAGCGACGACATGGGACACCAGTGCCGGCTCCAACCAGGCGTACGCGTCATCACAGCTCGCCTCCTACGGCTGGGGGCAGGACCAGATGGGATGCCTGGTGAGCTTGTGGAACCAGGAGTCCTCCTGGAACCCGTCCGCGGAGAACCCCTCCGGCGCGTACGGCATCCCACAGGCGTTGCCCGGCAGCAAGATGTCGTCCGCCGGCGCCGACTGGCAGACGAACCCGCACACGCAGATCACCTGGGGCCTGCAGTACATCCAGGGCACCTACGGAATCCCGTGCGCCGCGTGGTCGCACGAAACCTCCGCCGGCTGGTACTGACCACTGCCGACCCCGACGGCCCGCCCACTGTGAGAACGGTGCGCGGGCCGTTCCGCGTTACAGACCGCCGCATACACGTAGGGCATGACGGTCCTCGACACTGACGCCTTCATCACCCTCCGAGCGGACAGCAACGTCCACGCTCACCATCCCCGATTCGCGGCGACAGGGCCGTTCCGCACCATCGTGGTGCGGGACCTTCCCGGAGCGTTCGGAGACCCGCTCGTCCACCGTGTGCTCCTGGAATCGGTGACGGAGCCCGGCCTGCAAGTGTGGGTGTCGGACACCGACATCAGCTGAAGGAGGATGTCGGTGGCAGCGGCGAAGCTACCCCCATTCGGGAAGGACAACGCGAATGGGTATCACCGACACACTCGCTCCGGCGTTCACCATCGACTACCGGTGGACGGTGACTCTAGAGCGTGACACGCGCGCCGCTCGAGGGGAATCAACCCCGCCCTCCGGCACCCGCACGGCCGGTTGGGTGGTCACCTGCCGCGACCAAAGCGGGCAGGTGGTGTTCATCTCCGGTTGGAAAGGTGACCTCGGCGACGTCGCCAGGCGCACCGTCGCCGCGCTCACCGACGTGCATGGGCCGTCAGTGCCCGGCCAGGTGAAGCACACCGTTGCCGGGTCAGCGGCGGAGTTCCGGTCCCTGGTCGGGACGACAACGGAGCTCGCCCTCGCCGCCGCATGAAACGACGAACGCGGCCGGAGTCGGAAGACTGCGGCCGCGTGCGTCGAACGTTTGGTCAGAAGATCCGGAACGACAGACCTGGCGCGAGGCGGATGCTGATGTGACCGCGGCTGTTGATGGTGACCGGTCCGAGCTTCTTCGTCACGGACACCCCGCTCTTCGACATGTTCACGCGCGTGTTCTTGCCGGCCCTGATGGTCTTGCGGTAGATGAGGCCCATGACGTGTCCTTCCGGTGGTGGTGAGTGGCCGTCGGATACGGCCACACGATGTATGCGCGGAACATCTCAGTTCCGTGCGGTCTACGGCTTCCGGACGACCGGGAGGTGTCCAGCGAGAGCGTTCCCCGCTGCCTGGTCCAGCCACGTGATGTGCGCGGTCGGGTCCTCCGACCGGTACACGCGGGCGAGCGGGTGGTCGTTGAACTTCACCGTCTCCGCCTCGTACAGGTGCGCGAACGGCGTCTGACCAATCCGTTCGATGTCACGGGCTTCGGACGCGACCGCGGACAGCACCCGGTGAGCCAGGACTCGGTCCGCTTCGGTCGCGAGGATACCGTCCTCCCCAACCTCCGCCGGCGACGCCACGACGACCTCCTCGGTGACATTCGCGTCCCCGACGCCGAGCGCCCGGTTCAGGTCCTGGCGGAGCGCCTCCACCTCAGCGTCACGGGCATCCCAGCCTGCCTCGAACGTGCCCCGCGCCGACGAGTAGTGCGGGGACGCAGGGGTCAGCCGCTCACCGTTCGGCGCAGTCGCGGTCCGCAGGTACTCCTGCCACTTGGTCTCACGGTCGAAATCGGTCAACGACGACATGCATGCTCCTGCTGTACGGGTCCAGCGCGCTTGATACGCCGGCTCTTCGCAGCAGAGGTATGCGGCGAAACGTCAGTCCCGGAACTCCAACCGCAGCCCCAGCGACTCCGCCTGCCGTTCAAACTCCGGCCACAGCCACGACGGCACCGCCGCTTCAGCGCCGCGACCGTCACCGGCGAACACCTGTGCCGCCTGCCGAAGTGTTTCCACCTCCCGCAGCAGATTCGTCCGCATCGGCTCGGGCGCGTTCTTCGCGTACTCCTCACGCCCCTTCGCCAACGTCAGTAGCAGCAGCGACGAACGGAGGAACGCATCCTCACCTGCAGTCGATGACGCCTGCGCGGCGTGCGCGGCACGGAACCGTTCCGCTGCCTCCGCCTCATCTGCGTCCGCTCGACGCACCATCCGAGCAAGGTACGGCGGCATGTCATCAGTCATGCGGGTCCCTATGCCGCGGCGCCGGTCAGTGCTCGTCGCCCACGAAGCGGGTGCCCGCGGGAACGGTGACGATGAGCGCCGGGTCGGAGTCGCGGTCCGGCCGCTTCGTGAACCGGATGGGCCACGACGGGAACGTGCCCGTGTTCCGGATGGCGATGGTCCAATCGGCGTCGCTGTCCCGGCGGCCGAACTCCACATCCACGATGAGCGAGCCGCCGTCCGAGCCGATGAACCTCCCCGACCACGGACCGTACACGTTGAACTCATCAGCCCCTGGAATCCTGCCTTCGACTTCAACGAGGTCGTCGGACGCGCCGTAGATCAGAACGTCGATGGTGTCGGTCATGCGGTCGGCCTTTCAAGGGGAGATGGACGGCCTTCGACGGCGTCGCGGCGCGCGGACGCAAGCCCGTACCGGATGGCACCGCCGACGGACTTCCGATACCAAGGGGAGGCGCACCGCAGCGCCACGGAAGCGACCAGGTACGCGACGTGGTCGCGGGTTTTCCCGAACCATGTGTTTGGCGGTGTCGGCAGGGGGTGTTCTCTCATGCACGCTTCTATGCGGCGGTCGCAAAGCGTGGGGCGGGATCCGCGCATAGAGCCACAGACAGTCGAGGACACCGCCATGACGAATCTGCACGAGGGCATCCGCGCCTGGGCGAAGGGCATCTACCCGACCGAGGCCGCGGCGGAGCTTGACGCTTCTCAACGCAGGTGAGCATGCTTCTCGCCGCTGAGACGGAGCGCTGCGGGCGGTACGCGCGGCTCGTGCGTTGTCCGCGCATAGAGGGGGTGTGAGCGGTTCGGCGTTGCGGGAGGCGACGGCACCTGGTGGTGCTGGGTCGCATCAGCGTGCGTACCGGTTTGCACTGGACCCGACCCCCGCGCAGGTTCGGGCGCTGCTGTCTCACGCGGGCGCGGCGCGGGTGGCGTTCAACACGATGCTCGCCGTGGTGCGGGCGAACCTGGACCAGCGGACCGCCGAACGCTCCTACGGGATCCCCGACGTGGAGCTGACCCCGTCCCTGTCCTGGTCGAAAGTCAGTCTCCGGAATGGGTGGGTGGCGCGGCGGGATACGGTGGCGCCGTGGTGGCCGGAGAACGCCCGGGAGGCATACACGTCCGGCTGCTTCGCCCTCGCCGCAGCGCTAGACAACTGGTCGAAGTCGCGGAACGGTGCGCGGGCTGGCGCGCCGGTCGGGTTCCCACGGTTCAAGTCCCGGACCCGGTCGAAGCCGTCGGTGAAGTTCGAAGGCGTCACCGCGAAGCTGCTGCCCACCGGGCACACCATTCACTTGCCGCGCATCGGGAAGGTGCACACCCACGAATCCACCCGGAAGCTCGGCCGGCTCGTGGAAGCGGGGCAGGCGAAGGTGAACTCCGTCACCGTCTCCTACGACCGCGGCCGGTGGTTCGCCGCGTTCCAGGTCGAGCAGGTCGCCATCGTCCGGCCGCGACCGCTCGGCCCGAAGTCCGTGGTCGGTATCGACGTGGGGGTGAAGGACCTCATCGTTGTCGCTCGCCCCGACGGCTCCGAAGTGGAACGGCTCCGCGCCCCGAAGGACCTCGCGAAAGCCGCCGCGACTCTAAAGGCACTGCAGCGGCAGGCCGCCCGTCAGGTCGGCCCCTACGACGTCGTGTCCAAGCGGCGGCAGCAGCCATCCGCGGGCTGGCTACGCACGCAGGCGCGCATCCGAAAGGTGCACGCCCGGGTCGCGAACCTCCGCGCCGACCGGCTCCACAAACTCACCACCCGACTCGCACGCGAGTTCGATGTGGTCGGCATCGAGCACCTCAACGTCCGAGGGATGCTGGCGCGTGCGAAGCCGAAGCCGCATCCGAGCCGGCCGGGGGTGTTCCTGCCGAACCGGCGGCGGCAGAAGTCCGGACTCGCCCGGTCCGTCGCCAACGCATCCTTCTCGACGCTGCATCAGCAGCTGCAGTACAAGACGTCCTGGTTCGGGAGCACCCTGGTGCGCGCGGACCGGTTCTACCCGTCCTCCAAAACATGCTCCGGATGCGGGTCAGTGAAAGCCAAGCTGACCCTCGCCGAGCGGGAGTACGTGTGCACCACCTGCGGCATGGTCATCGACCGTGACCTCAACGCCGCAGTCAACCTCGCCCGCCACGCAGCAGCGTCGGTAGCGGAGGAGTCAGGTCCGGACGAGGGTAGCTCGTTCGTCAGCGGTGGAGGCACCCAGAAGCCCCAGCCAGCAGCAGCCGGCACGGGCAGGAGCCAACGAAACCGCAACCCCACCAGCACCACGGGGACTCCCTCGCCGCAAGGCCAGGGCAGCACTCAACCCAGTGAGACCAGTCTCACCCCAGTTGAGAACTGACAGAGCTCCTCATCCGCACCGGCCTCGCCACCGACGACGCACCCTTCTACAGCGAGACCGACGGTCCGTTCACCGAAGTTCGCGCCGACAAGATCCTCAACGTCGCCCGGAACTACTCCCACAGCCAGGAGAAGATCCTGCGCCTCGTCGTCTCCCTCCTCGGCAAAGCCGACGTGAACCTCCGAGACGCATTCCGAGGGCTCGACCGCGCCAACCTCCACGTGGCGCTCGCCGCCATCAGCCACGCCACCGGCGCCCACGAGATGTTCGACAAGGCGAACACGCCGCACCCCAGCGAAGGTGGACCCGTCGTCGCGTGGCCGACCATCTGAAGCCAGGACCCACGAAGCGGCCCGCCGAACCCGGCAGAGCGCGTCGTCCCGCGTCGAGCGAGACGGTGAGGCACGACAGGTGAGTCCCCGAAACGTCGCCGTTCCCCTGACATGTCGGCGGCTGCTGCGACGATGTGCGGATGGCTTTCATCGAACACAACCGCGGTCTCCGTCACCAGTTCACGAACGCCGGCGCTCGCCGTGCAGCCCTTGAACAGGCCGGAGACGCGATCGTCAAGGCGCTCCCGGACGCCGCGAACCGCTTCGCCGCGATCACCAAGGCGTCCTCCACCGCAAAGAGCGACGATCTGCGCGACGCCTGGGACGCCATCGGCGACGGCGCCAGCAAGGGGCACATCCACGTCTTCGACGGCTCGGGCGAGAACGAAGTCAACGCTCGACTGTGGTTCGACGAGGCGTTCGAGAACGGCGTTGTGCAGGGGTACGTCCGAGGTGCAGACAAGGCGCAGGTCGACGAACTCGCCGCCGCGCTCGAGGCGATCTTCGCGGAGCACGCCGCCTAGCGAGTGCTCGTTCAGAAGGGCCCGGAACTGCTCGTGCTCGCCCGGCCCTTCTCCGCTGCGCAGCGCCAGCCGCGCACATCACAGGCATGACGACCTGGAACGCAGCCGACCACCTCCGCGCCGGTCAAGTCGGCGTCCCTGGCAACGCCGGGTCCTTCGCCGGGAAGCGGAACACTGGCGACGACGTCACCCTGCTCGCCCCAGCCGCCGCGTCCGCGGACCCGTTCGCGTTGACCGCGGGTGAGGACCGCCGCCGGAAGCGTCGCATCCGCACCGGGGACCGTCCCGACACCGTCACGTGGCGTCCCTCGGACTCCCTCGGCCCCATCCAGTTCGACCGCGGCGGGCAGGTTGCCGAGCTGACGCTCAAGAGCGTTCTCGTGTTCGCCCCAGAGCAGGGCACCGCCGGCGACACCTGGACCATCAGCCGCGCCAGCATCGAGGACCTCGAGGCGCACATCGCACCCGACGAGGACGGCGGACCGTACGCCGCGGCGCTGTTCGACATGCTCGTTCAACGCGGCGCGCTGCGCCCACTCGACGACGCCGAGCGTGCGAAACTCGGCCCGCAGTACGCCGCAACACAGCGGAAGCAGGGGTCCTTTCACAACGACGAGCAGATGCGCCGGCAGGTCGAGAACCTTCACGTCGTCAACCGGGACGCCGTGCTCGCCATTTACCCGGAGCTCACCAAGAACGGCGCCGGATGGCGCACCTACGCCGAACAGACCGGGTCACCGATCTGGAAGTAGCAGACCGGCAGTAAGTCGACCGCGGGCATGCTTGTGGTGTGCCTCCGTTCGAACCAGCGCTTGCCCGCGCCGCCTCCCGCATCCCGCACCAGCTGCCTGGCGGGGTGCGGTTCGAGCCGAAGTTCGACGGCTGGCGCCTCATCGCAGAACGCTGCAACGGCAGCACCCGCCTCTGGTCCCGACGGAACACCGACCTGACCGCTCACCTGCCCGACATCGCGGACGCCGTCGCCGACCAGGTGCCAGACGGGTTCACCCTCGACGGCGAAGTGGTCGTCTGGTCCGACGATGGGGAACGGCTCGATTTCCCAGCCCTGCAACGCCGGCTGATTACCAGCCGCCGCGACATCACCCAGACCATCCGCGACCACCCCGCGCACTACGTCGTCTTCGACCTGCTCACCGTCGCCGGCCGCGACATCACCGCAGTGCCGCTCCGCAGCCGACGCGAACTCCTCACCGAACTCGCCGCCGACTGGCGGCCGCCACTGCACCTCTGCCCGCAAACCGACAACCCCGACCTCGCCGAGGAATGGTTCCGCGACATGCCCGCCGCCGGCATCGAAGGCATCGTCGCGAAAGCCGCCAACGCGCCCTACCAGCCCGGGGAACGCACGTGGGTGAAAGTCAAACACCGGGACAGCGTCGACGTCGTCTGCGCCGCCGTCACCGGCACCCTCACCAACCCACAAGAACTCATCGTCGGCCTACCCATCGACGGGGAGCTCCGCATCGTCGGCCGGACTGCACCCCTCGCCACGGCGGCAGCGCGCACCCTCGCGGCGTTCCTCGAGGAACCCGGCGCCGACCACCCCTGGCCCGAAGAGGTACCAGCCACCACCATCGAACAATTCGGCGGCGGCCGCGGCACCATCCACCTCACCCGAGTGAAACCACTCACCATCGAAGTCAGCGCCGACACCGCCTGGTCCGGACGACGCTTCCGCCACACCCTGCGCTACCTCAGACCGCGACCAGAACTGAACCCAGACGACGTCGAACTGCCGGACGCGCTCAGACGGTGATGGGTGGTCCTCGCGCGGCCACTCACAGAGAAGCGACCGTGGCCCTCGCCACAGCGAACTCGGGCGACCGCCTGCTCCTTGATAGTTGACAACCGTGCTGAGAACGGGTCTAGGGGTCGCTGCCGGGTGAAATCTCCCTTCAGTCGCCGCTAGCCAACGGGTTAGTCGGCGGAGCGCGGGGGGAAATCCCTGAGATCGCCGCCGGCGAACAGATTGATGGGCGGATGACACTTCGCGACGTGAGCGATGGCTAGCTCACGAGCCCACACTTCATCAGGAGCAGGGGCGAGCGAATGCTTGCACTCCGAGCACCATGCGCTTCGCCACGGGTCGTCATAGCCCAGAGCAGGCAAGTACGTTATGGCCACGCCCAGGAAGCTATCGGCGTTGGTCATGGGGTGCAACGCACGGCCCTTCGTCCGGTTCCGCATGCGAAACCGTCGCAGGCGGCTCCTCTGCCTGGCTCAAGAGAGGAGCTGCCGGGTCAGCCCTTCACGCAGAGCAGCGTCTGCAGATGCTCGACGACGTCGACGAGGTCGGACTGCGCGGCGATGACCGAGTGGATGTCCTTGTAGGCGCCGGGGATCTCGTCGATGACCGCCGTGTCGCGGCGGGACTCGATGGAACCCATCTGCTCGTTCAGGTCGTCGAGGGTGAAGCGGCGCTTCGCCTCCGAGCGGGACATCTTCCGGCCGGCGCCGTGGGACGCCGACTGGTACGACGCGTCGTTGCCGAGGCCTCTGACAATGAAGGAACCCGTGCCCATCGAGCCGGGAATGAGCGCGAGGTCGCCCTTGCCGGCGCGGATCGCGCCCTTGCGGGTGACGAGCATCTCGCGGCCGTCGATGATCTCCTCCGCCACGTAGTTGTGGTGGACGTTGATGTCGGAGTCGAACACCACGTTGAGCTGTTCGTAGTGCTTCGCGAACGCCTGCTTCGCGAGCCCCATCATGATCGCGCGGGAACGGAGGGCGTACTCCTGCGCCCAGGAGAGGTCGCGACGGTACGCGTCCATCTCCGGTGAGCCCTTGAGGAACACAGCGAGGTCACGAGCTTCCTTCGGCAGGTCCTGGTTGTGCGGCAGTCCCTTCGCGATGGCGATGTGCTGCTCGGCGAGCTCCTTGCCGATGTTCCGCGAACCGGAGTGCAGCGTCAGCCAAAGACGTCCCTCGGAGTCGGAGCACACTTCGATGAAGTGATTGCCGCCCCCAAGCGATCCCATCTGCTGGTGGGCTCGCTTCTCACGGTCCTGGACGCCGGAATGCAGGTTCTTGAACTGGCCCCAGAAGTTCGTCCAGCCGCGGTCGAGGCCGAGCTTGCGGACGTTCACCGGGTCCTCGTGGGAGTTGAACCCGACCGGGATTGCGTTCTCGAGCGATGCGCGCAGCTGCGGGAGACGATCGAGGTGTTCGACGGTGAGGTTCGTGCGAACCGCAGAGACACCGCAGCCGATGTCGACGCCGACCGCGTTCGGGCTGATCGCCTGCTCCATCGCGATGACAGACCCCACAGTCGCGCCTTTGCCCAGATGCACGTCCGGCATAACCCTGATGCCGTGCACCCAAGGCAGGTTGCCGATAGCGCGAAGCTGCTGCACAGCCTGCGACTCGACCTCGTGCTCATGCGCCCACATGAGCGTGTCGGTCTTCGAGCCGCGGAGCGGGACGGGGAACTCGTGGTTCGTCATGGTTCCTCTATGCGCGGCGCGCCGGGGGAGCGGGCGGCGCGGACGGTATCAGCGGGTGATGGCGCTGATGCTGGTGATGGGAGTGGTCTGTCGGACGGTGCCGACGTAGCCGTCGTCGCCGGTGCGGTCGGGCTTCACGAACGCGATCCGGCCGGGGAGCCCGACGACGAGAAGGAGGCTGTCGCAGTCGATGGTGTCCCCGTCGCCGTACGCCGCTTCCGCATCGTGGCGGGGGTCGGGCGACACGTCGGCGGGGAGGCGGCACATCGTCACGTGATGGTCGTCGGTGAGGGTGAAATGGTAGCGGCTGCCGCTTCGGGTGGTGACGGCGTACGTGCCGGCGGGGCTCTCCGTGGTGAGTGTGGTGAGGGCTTCGGTCATGGTCGTCCTATGCCGCACGAGAGGCGGGAGGTGGCCATGGGCGCACTCGAGAGCTACGCGATCGCGTCCTGCATCAGGAACGTGCCGCCGTCGGAGATGGTGCGCCACGACCGTTGACGCGGCTCCTTCAAGAGCACGCGTCCGCGGGTGTCCCGGGTGACGCGGACGTTCTCGTACGTCTGCCAGCCAGTGCCGCCCATGTACCAGCCATACCGGGCGAGGGTCCCGCGACGAACCTCACCCACGGGGATGTCCGCAGCTTCGTACCCGCCGGCGTCCCGGAACGCCTGCACGTCCCGCTTCACCTCGTCGAGGCTGTGCATCGTCTGCAGCAGGTAGATGGCAGTGTCTTCGCTGTCGTCGTTCGTGGTCGCCAGCGACGGGAGGCGGCCCTTGAACGAGTCGTTGTACGGATACGCGCCCTTCTCTTCGAGGTCAGCGCGCACCGCGGCGTACTCCGGGTACAGGTGCCGGACCTGCTCGTTGTCCTGGTAGCGGCCGTTGAACACGAATGGCTCCGGCGCTGCGGTGGAAGCGCCGAGCGTGACGTCGTCAGCGGGTGAGTGGCCCTTCCCGACGAACGCGCCGCCGTTGCCCGGTACGCCCTTCTGGCTTGCGCGAGGATGATCCGACTCATTCCAGGTGGTCATAGCCCGGATGTGTGCGGCGATGGTGCAGATGACCATTCGAGGAGAGCCCTCGACTTGTGGGCACTACTGCTGCGGAGGATCGAGATTGGGTCGGTTTCCGTCCTTCCACTGGTCGAGGACCGCCTTGAGAATGTGGGCTGCAAAAGCATGCCCCTGACTCATGGTCGCGGGCACAGTGTGGTCGACGTCTTCGTCGACGGTCGTGTCAACACTGATCACATACCCATCCGCGGCAGTGAGCAGGGTCCCGTAGAAGTTATCGACGTCGTACCCGTCATAGGTGTAGTGGGTGCCACTTGGTCTGTTTCCAGTGTCTTTGTATATGGCGAGACTCAGATCCTCACGGTCCGACATCTCAGTCGCACCCTCGCTATCAATGTACGGAGTGATGGAGCAAGCGATGTCGGAGTGGTCTTCCGTTGCCTCCGCAAGCGCGCCGTAGTCGGCGTTCGGAAGCGAGGTTGAGTAGCCGGAGTCTTCGACGATGCCGGTAAACCATGCGCAGACGTCTTCGCCGGGTTCGCTGGAGGTGTTGCCGTTGGCTTCCGCAGATGCGTTTCCGCCGCTGGTGGCGTAGCCACCGCTCACCGTGCTGCTACTGCCCTCTCCGCTCGCTTGCGCTGTCCCGGTGCTGGATGGCGCTGTCACCTCGACGATGACGCGGAGGGACTTCTCGCCGGGAAAGAGCGATTTCGTGCCAGCGGAATAGGACGCGGTGGCGGGTGCGTCCGTGACAAAGTCCTCGACGTTTGAGGATCCAACCTGGCGGTCCCACTCGTAGGTGGACGCCGGCATGGTTCCGGCGGTTGCACCGGTCACCGGGGCGTACCCAGTTTTCGCCAGCGCTGCATTCACCGCCTGGTGAGTAGTGGACGTCGGTCGGTAGACGAACACGGTGAGGTCGAACTGTGACGGTGCGGAGCCGGCCGACTCGAGGAGATCCGAGCAGACAAGGTCTGCGGCGGGTACCGGCGCAGTGACGTTGCGGGTGGCCTCCACGTTGAACTGTCTCTGGTAGAGCCGCTCGAGCGGCGCGACCTGCGGGGTAGTGCATGACTTCTCGGCAGCGGTCTTCGCTGTCGGCGCCGCCGTCGGCGACGGTGACGGTGCTGTGTGCGCGGAGCAGCCGGTGACGGACGCGGCGACCGCGGCAGCGAGAAGCAGAGCGATACTGAGCCGACGCATCGGAACCTCATTCGGGGTTGAAGTCCGCTCAGGTTAGAACAGCGATGGGAGCGGCGACAAGCGTATTCCGCTGCGACCCGGACGCGCCGCGCCATCTCAGAGGTCGAAGGCGACGAGCTCTCCGGCCGCGGTCCACCCGACCTGAGCGCAGTCGACGGAGCCGGTCCAGCGGGGGAGAGTGTGGTGTTCCTCCCTGGTGGGCATGCGGACCCGTTCCATGCGGAGGACAGGTACATCGTCGATGAATTCCTCGACGGCGGTGGCGATGGGGATCTCCCCGGTCTTGCCGTACCGCTGCGACCAGTTGGCTTCCCGCCACGAGTCGAGAAGCCCCTCTTCGGCGATGGGGACCTTCATGACGTCGGTGTTGGTGTGGAAGACGATGCGAGTCCGTCCGACCTCGTACGGGTGCTGCTCTGCCAGGGTGTGAGCGAGCGTGACGAAGCGTTCCCGGTCGGGAAGGTTCGGGTCGCGGAAGATGCCCTCGAGCTCGGTGTGGGTCAGCGGCACCGTCTCAGCGTAGGACGGCACTGGGGCGGACAGCGCCTCGCCGGCGTCCGGGCGGAGAGTAGCAGCGAACTGACCTCCGGCTCGGACGCCGGCGGGAACACGGGAAGCGACAGTCACGCACCCCATGTGCGCGGGCTACTTCCGCGGCGTGGCGGTGCTCGACGGAGCGACGCTGTTCGTCGGAGCCGATGCGGACGCGGCTCGTTTCGTCAGCTCCTCGGTGATCCGGTTCGCCAGCGCCTGCAGCTGCGCCGGCGTCATCTTCGACAGGTCCCCGCCGGCCGAGCTGGTGTCGCCGATGCTGCTGTCGTTCGACGAGGCGTTCCCGGAACTCCCGGCAGCTTGCGTGCCGGTGGAGGTGACGATGTTGCCGTCCTCGTCGAACAGCGTGGACTTGCCGTTCTCGTCGATGACCGCGCGGTACACGACACCCTGCGACTGGCCGATGGATGCCACCCACTCGTTCTTCCGACCGGGAACGATCTCGAACACCTTGAGCCCACTGGCCCAGCCGGTCAACCAACTGCTGCTCTGACGCACCTCGGACGCCACGCTGCTGTTCGCCTGACGGGCGTGCTTCTTGTCGTACTTGAACACGGTGATGGGGTTCCGGGTGCCGTGGGTGCCGACGGATGCGTCCACCACCGACAGGGCGACGACGGAGTTCGACGACCCGGGCGGGGTCAGCGGGGTGACGTACGTGGCGTGGCCGGTGGACGTCTGGCGGAGGCCGAGTTCGGTCGGGTTGAACGCGTCCGGGTTGCCGGAGTCGGAGGAGGTGTCGTCGTAGCCGGCGCGGTTGAACCAGTAGTCGGAGAACGACCCGAGTGCCCGCAACGCGGCGCGCTGCCGTGCGGCGAGGGACTGCGGGTACACGGGGCCCGGCAGCGCGGTGATGGTGTGCGCCGCGGTGACGATGCTGAGCTGCCCGGTGCTGCCGTTGTAGACGGCGTCGCCGTAGAACGTCTCCGACGTGTTCCAGAACCCTTCGATGCGGGACAGGGGGACGACGACCTTCGCGGTGGACCCGTCGCAGAAGCCGTACACGTCGCCCTTGGTGAACGTCACTGTCGGCGGGGTCAGCTCGTCGATGTGACGGCCGAGGCTGTTGGACCAGAGGCCACCGCCGATGCGGAGCTTCGCGGAGCGGGAGAAGTTGCAGGTGGTGACATCCGACGGGGTTGCCTCACCGTAGAGCGGGATGTCCTGCGACTGAACCGACTCGTACCCGGCGCCGAACCCGCGGCGCTGCACTAACGCATCCCAGAGGCCGTTCTTCGCCTGGTCGTTCAACGACTTGACGTTCAAGGCGGTGCCGGTGGTGTTTCCGAGGTTCTTCGTCGATGACGTGTCAGCGACCTTGAACGGGGTGCGCTCCCCGAACGAGGGCGCCGTGTGGTTCACCGTCTTCACGTCCCCGAGGTACAGCCGGTCAACCTGGTAGTTGTGCGGCACCCACGCGAAGATGATCGTCCCGACGAGGGCGAGGCCGAGAAACGTCCCGGCGATACCCGCCGCGGCCCCGCGGACGATGAACGTCGCTGCGAGGAGCACCGCCATCACCAGCAGGGGGATGAGGACGAACGCGTCCGCGGTGAACCATCGGGCGAAACCGTGGACCATCTGCGGCCCCCAGAAGATGGCGGGGATGCCGACACAGATTCCGACGATGACCACGGCGGTGACGAGCGCACCAACCGCTGTCGAGAACGTAGAAGAGCGACGCATGGAAGAGATCCGTTCTGTCGGCGCGAGCCGCCGACATCATCCCTATGCGCGGGACCACGTCGGGGCTGCCGCGCACATGCGGAGCGTGACCCATCAGTTCGTGCGTAAGTCCCAGACCGGAGAGCCCACCAGCAACGGAGGCCACTTCGGCAGCCACAAGCGCAGCAACGACCAGGTCAACCTCGGTCAGCTCGCCGCACCAGCAGGGGTTGGCAAGGAAGCCACCGTCTGGTGGGTGGAGGAGGTGCCACCGGTCGGCCGGCAGCGCAAGCCCCGCCGGGAACGGAAGTCGGGCACCATCTGCGTCACACTCCCCGTCATCGCGGCGGAGGACGCCCCGGTGACGTTCCGGGTGCCGTCGGAGTTCACCGATGACGAATCGGAAGTCCGCGAGTTCCGTACGTACGACGGGGCCCTCTACTGGTCGACGCCGTTCCACGACACCCACGCCACCGCCGAACAACTTCTCGGGCAGGTTGCATCCCGTGTCGGCCAGGAGACGCATCCCAGCAAGGACCACGCCCAGCGGGAGGCGCAGGAGCGGCTGCGGGACATTGTCGTCATCGACGGGATCGTCTGGGAGAGGACTGCGGAACCCGGCTACCAGATCCGCACCTACGGGGAACCCGGCGGGAAGGACAGCAGAACCACCATCGGGTACGGCATCAAGGCCGCCGACAAGCACGGAGATCCGTGGTTCCCCGCCAGCCCGGCCGGATACGGCACCGCCGTTCACGCCGCCCTCGAACTCGCCGCACAACGCGGCGATACTGAGTCCATGGAACGTATCCCGCAGACGAAGCAGATCGGCACCGCACCGGAGACGCCGGTCGGGACGTTCTGGGATGAGCCGAAGTTCCAGCAAGGCCTCCTCGAGGACATCCGCACCGAGATTGCCGATCGGAAGTACGAAGGCCGCGACACACCCGACATCATGGAGAAGCTCTACGCGCAGCGCGGCGACCTCGTCCGGAAGCTCCGCGCAGCTGGCTACGACGCGTAATACGCCGCGGCCGCGCACATGCCGGTCATGACCGCAGACAGCATCATCCGCAAGAGCCACACCGGGGAAGCCGGGAACCGCGGTGAGTTCGGAACGCACCGCCACGACGACGACACCATCGACCTTGGCGTTGCTGGAAAGGGAGCATCCCTGCCCGCGTACGAGCAGGAGGTGGGCATCTCCTGGTACGAGATGGGGCTGCCGTCCTCTCGTCACCGTAAGTTTGTTCCAATCAAGCAGGAGGGGACCCACATCGTTCGGATCCCGCAGGTCTCCGCGGCCGATGCTCCGGAAGCGATGACCTACATCAGCAAGGACGTCTGGACAAAGGAGGAGACGGAGCACCGTTTCCGAGCCATCGACGGTGAGCTGTACCGGCTCGTGCCAGGCGGTGCTGACGCGGTCACCGGCATCGCCCGGAGGGAGAGCTCCGGCTCCCAGTACCCCGACCGTTGGGGTGAGACGGTTGGCTCAGCGAAGGTACGTCAGCAAATGGACGAAGCGATCGAGGACTTCGTCCTCATCGACGGTGAAGCGTGGAGGCGAACGCCGGAGCCTGTGTATCAGGTGTCTAACCCTGGGATGGGCGGGAGCTACGCGTTCATCAATGTCGCTGGCGCACCGGACACCAGCGAGGAGGCAGCCAGCAGCGACTTCTTCCCCGCCGACCAGTACGAAGAAGCAGTCGCGTTCGCTGGGCGGTTCGGACACGAGGTCAGCGGACCGGACGAGGGGAACCGCATCACACCCATGAACGGGTTCATCCCCGGGTCGACCTGGACTCCAGCGACCCGCATCTCGTTCCCCGACGAGCCGCTGTACACGCTCGACAGTACACAGTTCGCGAGCGCGTTCGCTGAGGTGCGGAGCACGGTGGAGTCGGTGCCCGGTGCCGTCACAGTCGTCGATGACGGGCGAGGCGGCACCCGCCGAAAGGTCGACTGGACGAAATTCACCGCTCATCAAAAGTCGCAGTACGAGAACTACGTCACGCGCGCGGTCGAGGAGGGATACCTCCTCTAACCAGTGCCGCCACGAGCGCCGCTGCGCCGCCAGGTGTTGCGGCGCTTCGTTGGTTCAGCAGTCCCCGCGCACATGCTGGTCATGAACATGTCCACACCAGCGCACAAGGGGCAGGTCGGCGAACCCGGCCACGCCGGGCACTTCGCTCACACCCGTCACGACCACGACGAATCGGTCACCCTCAGCCTCGGCGCCCAGCCCGGCCGCGTTGACCTCGCACCGCTCACCCGCGAGGTCGACGTCGCCTGGTACGACCAGGAGCTCCCCTCGAAGCGGCACCGGAAGACAGTTGCCGTGGAGAAGCGCGGTACGGTCACGGTGAGCATCCGCCGGATCGCCGTCGAGGACGCTCCCGCAGCGTTCTCGCGCCCCCTCGGACCGGAGAGCGACGCCGCCGTCATCAACTACCGGGTCGTCGACGGCCAGCTGTACTCCGACGCGGACGACCGCCGCGGTGAGCCATGGTCTGCAGTCAATGACCTCATCGACGACTGGGCTAACCAGTCACAGGCCGACCAGTGGCACCACAAGACGGAGTCGGAGGTGAAAGCAAGCATCGAAGAGCGCGCCGAACGCGTCGTCGTCATCGACGACAAGACATGGGGGAAGGCGAAGGAGCCCGTGTACGGGATCACCACCTTCGGTCCCGGCGGAGGCGGCACCAGCATCTTCATCGAGACGGCGCCAACCACACAGCACGAAGCCGCAGACCCCTCCTACTTCCCAGCAGACCAGTACGACGAGGCGGTCGCATACGCGGTCGAAACGGCGACCCGCCGGGGCGACACCCAGTCGCTGGGTCGTCTGCAAGCCGCACCACGCATCGAAGTGACCGGGGCGTTCCAGCCGGGAACGACCTGGAACCCGGCACCACGGTTCGAGTTCCAGTACGCATGGGAGAACCACGCCCGCGGGTTCGCCGCGTCATTCGCACAGCTCCGAAACGGCATCGCCTCAGTTCCCGGGGCCGTCGTCGTCGAACCGGACGGGAACGGCGGAACCCAACGACGGGTGGACTGGACGACGGTCACCGCCGAACACAAGTCGGCGTACAAGAGCTACCTCGACCGCGCCGCGGAAGAAGGCATCCTCCTCTAGCCGGGAACGACGGAGCGCCGCGGTCCGCTGGGCGGGCCGTGGCGCTTCGATGTTCGGGGTCAGACGGCAGTAGCGGGAGAGGTGGGTGTGCCGCGCAGGGCCGTCAGGAGCTCCCGTCGCATCCGCAGGAGCCGGTCGTCCTGCTCGGTCAGCTCCTGCTGCAACGTGTCCGGGTGATCCAGTTCCAGCTGCTCCCAGAACGACATCTCGCCTGGCGCTTCCGCGCGAGCGGCGAGGAGCAGCAGCGTCGCAACGTACTGCGTCTGCGCGATGAGACGACGGACCGCGTTCCGCGTTCGACGCGGCTGCGGGCCGGCTTCCTGATACGCCTCGAGCACCCGCTGCAATTCAACGACATGGCCAGTCACCGCAGCCCGGTAGCCGGGCATCGTGGCGAACTCCGGCGACGACGGAGCGATTCGAGGCTTCGGAAACAGCAGCAGCCGCACGATGACGTACACGCTGCAGGCAATGAGGACACAGAACCAGCCGGATCCGATGACATCCGATCCCGAAGCGTCCAGGCCGCGCAGGAACGCCACACCGAGCAGCGCCACCGGTGCGGCCATGACCATGCGGATGAGGACCGGTCGGATGGTGTGCACACCGACGACGACGTAGTCGTCGATGGCGGAGTACACGATGCGGGTGCGGGAGCCGAGCATGCTGCGTCCGTTCGTCACGTGAGGTGCGGTCGAACGGTCTATGCGCAGCCACTCAAGGCAGTGCCCCCGCCGGGACTCGAACCCGGAGTCTGCCGGGTAGAAGCCGGCTGCCGTGTCCAGTTGGGCCACGGAGGCAGAGGAGCCCACAGCGCAAGACAGGGCCGCGGCTACGCGGCGCGAGCGACAATGTCGTCGAACTCGTCGTCGGTGACGTCGTTCAGCGTCTGGTAGCCAGACGTCTGAAGTCGGTCGGCGACCTGAGCGAGCCAGGACAGGTCGTCCGGGTCAGCGTCGTGACGCTCGAGCAGGTACGCGCGGATGTCCGCCGGGCTCTTCCGGCCATGGCATCACGGATGCGCGTTGAGGTGGTGAAAACAGCCATGGGAGATGCTCCTTCCAGAAGCGAATGTTCGAAGTTGTTCATGTGCTGCCGACAAGGGGGCGAGTGCCGCTACCGTTCCGGCTGTGGCGTTGCGATGGAGTATGGGATTACCCGGGCCGTTCTACCTTTCCGGGCGAGTGTTCCCGCGAATGCCGCACGGGCGGCGAACCAGTCTCCGCGCCCTCAGCCGCGACCCCGCTGTTCGCGCCGGCGGTCGCTTCATGCGGCTGCTGCTGGTCGGCACCTGGTGGCTCGGTGTTGGGATGCTGATTGTCGGCTACTGGATGTACCTCGGGTTCATAGCCGGCGTCTGGTGGGTGATTGCGTCGATCGTCGAGCGGAGACTGCTGCCGTGGCCTGTTCCCGCTCATGCATGGCGGTTCTGGCGTCACACGGGCGTTTGAACCGGGATGGAGCGGCAGGCGGGACTCGAACCCGCTCCTCCTCGTCGGCAACGAGGTGCTCTACCAGTTGAGCTACTGCCGCACGGTCGACGGCGAGCGCAGGCATCAGATACTGCGTTCACCGACGTGGTGCTGCCGGTGACCGCGGAGCGGCCTACTTCCGCACCGACGGTGTGGGCGATGGTGCCTCGTCGGGCGCCGGCAGTGGTGCCGTCCCGCGCAGGGGCGAAGGAACCGGCTTCGGAGCGACGGCACCAGCAGGACTGGTCGCCGCGATCCCCGGAGCGATAGCCCCCACCGCAGGAGCAGCGGCACGCGGCGGCGTCCTGCCGCCAGCGCTAGCCCCAGCGGTCGTCGAGGAGCCCGACACTGTCCCCGCAGTGGTGCTGCCCGTGCCTGAGGTGCTTCCGGCGCTCGAGGTGGCGCCGGGCGGCGCGGGCGGCGCCGTGGCGCCGCCCAGCTGTGTCGTCGTGGTGGTGACGTCAGGGATGACGTGCTGCACGCTGCCGCCTCCGGAGACGAACAGGGCAGTGAGGACGGCGGCCGCTACCGCGACAACTACGAGAGCGGTAACGAGGATGACCCGCGAACGCTTGGCGCGCACGACGAACTCGTTAGTCCGCATAACTCTCCTTCCCCTTCTGGTATTGTTGTTGTGAACGACAGGAATGGTTCAGTTCCTGTTTCCGATGGGTGCCCCCGGCAGGTATCGAGCCCGCGTCCCCCGATTAAAAGTCGGGTGCTATTTCCGTCTCAGCTACGGAGGCATGGAGCCTGAACCGGGATTCGAACCCGGGACATTCCGCTTACGATGCGGTTGCTCTACCACTGAGCTATTCAGGCTTGGATTGTTCCCGCCGGGAGGGTGTACATCCCGGCGGGAACAACGCTTCTATGCGCGGGCAGTTCCGGCTGCTGCGGCGATTAGTTGCGGCAGCCGTTCCGGTACCAGTCCAGCGACTCCTGCAGCTGCTCCGGCGTGCCGTACTCGAGGCGGATTTGCGCCGGTCCGGTGAGCTCCCGCATGAGCACCCGAGGGGGCTGGAACGGGAAGCCGGCGTTCTCCAACCGGTCGTCCGCCTGCACAGCGTTCTTCCACGGGGTGTCGCCGGCCGGGTCGTAGAACCGGACCTCGTTGAGGAGCGCGGACCTCGTAACCCCGCTCTCGTCGGCGGAATCGAACCGAAGCAGGCCAAGTTCCGCTCGGAACCGGTACGCCAGCTTCCCGTCCTCGTCTCGCGCCCACGGATGCACGCCCTTCAGCGCGGTGTAGCCCGCACGCTCCCGGAAGTCCGGGACGGCGTTCGCCACCACAAGAAGCGGCAGCGTGTACATCCAGCTCTGCCGGTCTGTCGGGGTGATGATGAGCAGCGACGTCAGCTGCACAGTGGCGTCACCGAGCACCATCGGCGTGTACGGGACCGGGTTCCGTGTGATCGTCACCGTGTCCGGCACCTTGCCCTCGAGACGGGACAGCGGAAACACCGCCGACTCCGGCTGCGCGTCGCGGTCCCCGGTCCCGAGGAGCTCCAGCGTCACGTCCTCACCATCGATGGCGGCCACCCGGCCGTACCGCGGGAGACCCCGCTCCTGAGCGGAGATGTACGCGTTGCCGCCGACGTAAAGGTTCCTGGTCACGAGCGCTGCTCCGTTCCGCGGCGCCGTCGCGGCGCCGTCACGACCTCTATGCGCGGAACGGTGACACTCCTGTGCGAGGCGACGACAGGAATCGAACCTGCGTGACCCGGGTTGCAGCCGGGCGCCTACGTGCCACTCAGCCACGCCGCCATGATGTGCCCGCCGCGGGAGCGTGACTCCCCGCGGGCGACTCCCAGATGTTGCACCGGGAGGTGGTTCGCGGGCGGGAGAGGCCCGACCCAGAGTCGCCCCTGGCCGGCTTGCACCGCTCGATTCCCCGGACCTTGCCGGGCCTGCGCACCCCGACGCAGCCTGCTGCTTCGGAGACGGCTTCGGACTCCGCCCCTGAAGGCGTCACCGCGTCGCGTGAAAGGCGCGCGCCCACCTGTGAAGGTGAGCACGATGAGTGTGCGACTGCTCCACCGCGTCGTACGCGGTGTGCGTGGACCTGCTACCCGTTGGACGGGCCAGCGGGCACGGTGGTGGCGGTCGGCATGGGTGTTCCGTGCGGGACCGGGGTGATGGAGCCGTTGTCGCCGACGACTGCGCCGGCGTCGGGGACGGCCGGTGTGAAGTCGCGGACGAACGGTGTCTCCGTGACCGCACCCCGAACGGACTCGCCGAGCGCGGGAACCGTCTGGCCGGCCCGGTAGTACACCCACGTGGTGGCGACCTCGTGTTCCGCGCAGTTTTCGTCCGGAAGCCGCTCCAACGTCTTCGTGTCGGAGCAGACCTTCGCGTACCAGTACGTCGTGTGTTGGGCGGACGAGCCATCGTCCGTCATCAGGCCCAAGGACCAGAAGATGCCGATCAGGAAGACGAACAGGGAGATGACCAAGCAGATGGGAAGGACTGCGTCCTCGATGTCACCGCGATCAGAGCGGAGGAAGTTCTTCACGCCGTCCCCTATGCCTGCGACATCGGATGAGAAGGGCGGGCCGCCGCGCCCAACAACTGAGCGGCTTGGACCTGGTCAGACTCGAACCCGCGGTGCCCGGCATGCCCTGCAGGTGCGCCACCGGCTGCGCGACAGGCGTGCCCGGCCGTCGCGCGTGAGTGCGCGACGGCCGGATTGTCGCTTCCCCGCAACAGTGGCCGACGGTATTGCCGCAACTTGATACGGGTACTACTTCGGGTTGCCCAGATGGATGGTCCGGAGTTACCGCTGCCGCCTCTACCGTCGCGGGGCGCCCGCCGGCGGGTGCTGGTGCGACGGCCTGTACGGCAATGTCCGTGCGTCTCCCAACGCACGACGTGGACCTGGCCGGGCTCGAACCGGCGACCCCCTGCATGCCATGCAGGTGCGCTACCAACTGCGCCACAGGCCCATGCTTCCGGCCGTCGGACAGGTTCTGCTGCCGACAGCCGGACCGTTCCACTGATCGGCTCAGTGGGAAGCCTCCCCACTCCTATGCAGGGTGGGGACGTTCAGCCGCTACGCGTCATTCTTCATCGCGTACTTGTTGCTGATGGCCTTCCAGGACGCGCGGATGACCTTCCCGTCCACGACGATCTTCGACGTTGTCTTCGCCCGCCAGACGACACCCTCGGCGTTGCGCTGCGGATTCACCAGCGACTTCAGACCGTCGACCTGCGCGAGCGCCTCGTCCGAGGTGTGCGGGTACGGCAGGTCGTAGACGGGAACGGCGATGTCGAGGACGAACTGCGGCCAGGAGTCGCGGGGGAGCTCCTGCCCGTCGACGATGAGGGTGAACGCGGCGAAGGTGACGTCGCGGAGCTGCAGCGGGTTCTTCTGGATGCCGGGCCCGAACAGCTCACCCTGCAGGGCGATGGTGTTCGCGTCCGGGAACGCGCTGCGGAGCCGGTTGTGCAGGTCGAGTTCGAGGGCCTTCTTCCACATGGAGTGGTCCTCGTTCCGCTTGAACTCGTAGTTGCGGCCAGCGACACCGTCCTGGTCGCCGAGGATGAACACCGTCATCGACGTGCCGTCGACCTTCTCGGTGGCGACCCACTCGACGTCGCGGGCGCGCAGCGGCTCCGACACGTTCTGGATGCGCTCCTCGTCCGTCTTTGGGAACTGCGCGGGGAAGTTCCCAGCGACGTCACCGGCGATACCAGCAGGCAGCGGCGGGTCCCACTTGCGGACCCGGAGGACGTCGGTGACGTCGGTGCCGAAGTCGAGGCCGGCGACCTCGGGGAACTCGGACAGCGGGAACACGATGCCCTGCGAGTACTGGCCGCGGAGCTTCGCGGTCTTGAGGACATGGCCGGTGAACCCGGTCAGCGCGTCGGTGCGTACGCCACGCGGGGCGAGGAACGCGAACCGCGGGTCGGTGGTGTCCAGGTGGGAGTCCACCTCGATGTACACGCACGGGTCGCCGATGGAGAACTCGCCCTTCTTCACCACGACGTCCCAGCCGCGGACGCGAACACGCTCGATGGCGTCGGCGTCAGGGATGGGCTGCACGTCGAGGATGGTTTCAACGGTTGCGAGTGCACGTTCCGTCGTGGGCGGCTGAATGAGGATGTCGGTCATGGCTCTTCTATGCGCGGAGTTCGGCGCTGCAATGCAACAGCAGCTGGCGGGATCACGCTATGGCGAATGCAGTGATCCGATGTCCGTTCTCGGTGAACCAGGTGCCGTGCTGACCTCCGATGAGGACGAGCTCATCGTCTTTCCCGTCGAGGCGGGCGATGGCGCACACCCCGTCGGTGTCGGCGATGAAGGTGCCGGTGTAGGCGAAGTGGTCGTCACCTCCGGCGCTGATGCTGAACACTGCCCGGTCACCGTCCTGTGCGGCCGCGACGTTCACCGGGGTGAGCCCGTCGGTGCTGACCCCGTGCGCGGAGAGGTTGACGGCAGACGGGGTGAACGTCTTCTCGCTGAAGCGGCCGTCGGTGCTGCGGGGATGGTCGGAGGTCACAAACGTGGCGGTCATAACCGATCTGTGTGCGGCAGCCAGCCGGCGGTGCCGATGGGGCCTACTTCTCCGGCCGGGTGAGGCGGTACAGGGTGCAGTCGCCGCGTCGGACGGTGACGGAGTCGCCGTCGAGGTCCTCCTCGAGAAGGCCGCGGCGGACCAGGGAGTCCACGGTCTCCTGGTTGTAGCAGTACGCGTCGTCGCCGATCATGGCGTGCCCGGACCGGTGCCCGTCGACGACGTATACGCGGCCGCGGCCGTACTTGTCGGCGAACTCGAGTGCGTCCTTCGCGACGGCGGAGACGCCTGAGTCGCGCGGCTTCCACTTCGGCGGTGTGTAGAACTGCACGGCGGGGAAGGACGTGGCGAACCGCTGCCCGGCGAGCGGCCCGTCCTGGAACTCCCATGGCGTTGGGTCGTACGTCTCGCCCTTCCGGAGGTTGCGGGATGGAGCGTCGGCGGCTGGGTCGTTCCAGTCGGCCAGCGGCAGCTCGCGCTCAGTGAAGGCGCGGAGACGGTCGCCGTCCTCAGTGAACCACGTTCCGCTGGCGGTACGGGACGCGGTGATGCGGGCGCCGGTGCCGTCCGCGTCGATGGTGACGAACTCTCCGTCAGCGGCGTCAACAGTGCCGCGGAAGGTGCGCGTGTCATCGTAGGTGTGAACGCGGACGGTGACCCGCTGGCCCTCGTGCACTCGTTCCAGGGCGACGATCCCGTGCTTGTCCGTGTTCACCATGGTGGTGCCGGCGCGCTCGAGGGTGACGGCGTCACCCGTGAACGTCTTCTCGGCGAACTTCCCGGAACGGGCGCGGGGGTGGTCGGACTCAATGAAGGCGGTCATGCTCGGGATGTGCGCGGCGGTGCCGTTGGCGGGACTCGAACCCGCGACCTTCCGCTCCGGAGGCGGACGCTCTATCCACTGAGCTACAACGGCGGGTCCTCGCAGATCATGCGAGGGAGGCGTAGAACTCCCTCATCAGTTCCACGTGGGCGGGGGTAAGCCCGAGACCCGGTACGGGGGCGATGAGCAGGCTTGGCGTCGGCGTGGTGAGCGTGCGAACCTCATCGCCGTACTCGGGCACCTCAGTGTCATCCACCCACACGAACGGCCGTTCGTCGCTGGCCTGGTCGCGGAGCAGTGCGTCACGCTTCCACAAGCCGAGTTCCCCGTCCTCCCCGCACGGGTACGGGGTGACGCGGCCGCCGGTGAGAACGCCGCGGAACTTCGGAACCAGTTTCCGCGCGACGAGGAGGTCCTCGCACCACGACGAATGCCATACCAGCTCAACGCCGAAATCCTGAACAACCTGGTTGAGGGCGTCCAGCAGCGCGTAGGAGAAAGTGGTGTGCCGCACCATGCCGAAACCTCCGCCGAGTTTCTGCGTGACGGTGAGCTTCACCGTTTCACCAGACCAAACCCGGCCGGCGTAGTCAGCGGCGAGGCAGTCATCGACATCAAGGTACAGAACCGGTTGCGGCATTCGACACGCATCCTTCCCGTGATGAGGCTGACTTTCGTTGTCCGGATGACAGGATTTGAACCTGCGACCTCCCGCTCCCAAAGCGGGCGCTCTACCAAACTGAGCTACATCCGGATAGTCCCGCCACAGCGGAACCGTGGACCTGATCGGATTCGAACCGACGACATCTGCCTTGCAAAAGCAGCGCTCTACCAACTGAGCTACAGGCCCGTAACCTACCGAGGCAGGCTGATGGTCAGAAGTACACGGCGAACCGGTGGTGAACACGATGTCTCCTCGGTTGGCGTGCACCACCTCTATGCGCGGAAGAACCAGTCGGCGGGGCTCAGTCGCCGACGAGCGCTTGGAGCGCTGCGCCGCGCTCAGCGGCACGAGCCAACGCGTCCGCGCGGATCGCCGCCCACCGCCGCTTCCACACCATCCGATGAACTCCGTCCGCTCGCCGGTGCGGCTGCTTCGGCCAGAAGGCGATGGCCTCCGGGGAGCGCCGTGAGGCAAGGAGACGACGAGCAGACCGACGCATGCTCAGGAGGATGCGGCGACGTCGGCAGGGTCGGCGGTAAGTTCACAGGCTTCGCGCGTCGCGTTGGGATTAGTGGCCGACCGTTTCAATCGCTTGGAGTTCCTTCTCGCAAAGCTCTAGGCTTCGCTGCGCAGCGGCGCAGATGCCTTCAAATAGCACGGCGAACGCGACCGCGCCAGCGGTACTTAGTGGGTGGGATGCCTTGGCTTCTCGCATGGCAGATCCCCACTCGTCGTCGATACGCAGGTTGCGATTGACGAAGCGATTCCCCACCGCTGCCAGAGTACCGTCCTCTGTCGCTAGTCCACGATCCGATATCGCCATCCCGAGATCTATGCCGGTGTCCAACATCGTGCGTGCTCTCTCGAACGCGTTTTGGAACCGAGTTAAAGCGTCCGATCTTCGGATGCTTTCGTCGTACTCGTCCCGGCGATCTAGGCGTTGAGCAGGCAGGTTGACTGGGGTTACGTCGCCCGCACTCGTGAATAGAAACAGCGCGACATCAGCATCAGCGGCGACTTTGAGAGCAGCCGAGGAGTAGCCGGAGCTGGAGTAGAAGATGGCATTCGCAACAGAGTGAGCGGCACCGCGTAGGCGCTGAATGTCAGGGGACCCGACGGGCTGCACCAAGTGCTTGACCTGAGCCACGGCGAGCTCCGCCCTGACGTCAATCCCACCATCCGCGCCTGACCCTGTCCGTCGAGCGTCAGTGAAGCCCAGAGCCCGCATGTGCGCCTCAGCAAGCTCCTCCGCCATCTGCCAGGTGAATATCCGCACGAGGTCAACGTATCGAGTACCTCCGACCTTGTGGCCACGACAGGACTTGCGCCTGTTCCTCCGCATTTTCTGGGCGGCGCTCTACTGCATGCGCTACGCGGCCTCAGCCGCAGATGACCGCCTGCGTGGCACGGAGGGGGTGTCAGTCCCAGTAGCCGCCGCCCCAGGGGCTGCGGCGGTGCCGACGGACGGGGACGGTGTCCTCGTCGATAGTGCCGGTGGCGCTCCAGCCGCCGCGCGCCCGGGCGAGGGTGACGCGGGTGTTGTGCCGGTCCGGCTTCCACCAACGCAGGTGGACGTCGTCCACGGTGCGGTGGCAGCGGTGGTGCTCCCACGCCTGGGCGACGGATCCGGCGGACCATGCCATGGTGTGTCGGCAGTGGGGGAGGCCGCGGGATCCGGCGCGTGCGGGCCGGTCGATGTCGCACTCGGCGCGGTGGTGCTGCCACCGGGAGTGGTCCTCACCACGCCAGTTGCGAGAATCGTTGAGAACGACCCACGTAGGGGTGTCCTTGCGTGTTCGAGACATGAGGCGCCTGCTCTCGAACGTCACCTTCGGGTTGGGTCCCTCTGCGGGGTGACGTTCACTACAGGTCGGGGGTGCTCATAGTGTTGTCCTTTCCTTGATGAAGTAGCGGCGAGGGCGCCGCCATGGGTGGGCTGCTGGCCGGTGGGCCGGTGCATGTGGTTGCGGAGGCAGGATTCGAACCTGCGACCTCTGGGTTATGGGCCCAGCGAGCTACCGAACTGCTCTACTCCGCGGTCTGTGGTGCCACTCGACGGTGAGTGGCGGGCCGCCGGCGCTTGGGGCGCGTGTAGGCGGCGAATGTCTTCTCGCAGACGGAGTCGGCCATTGCCTGCTCGTCTGGGATGTCGGATACGTTGCGGAGGTCATCAAGCAGATGCATGAGTTCCTCCGCCTCTTTCTCAGTGAGGCTGATGCTGACGCTCACATCGCTCCTGACTCCGTGCCGGTACCCCCAACGGGATTCGAACCCGTGCGACCGCCTTGAAAGGGCGGCATCCTTGGCCGCTAAATGATGGGGGCGTAGGGGCCGGCGTTGCCGCCGGCCGTTGTCACCTCTATGCGCGGAGGTGGACGCGTGGTGTGCGAAAGCAGCCCGTACCGGATTCGAACCGGTGTTACCTGGCTGAGAACCAGGCGTGCTTGGCCACTGCACTAACGGGCCAGGGCGCCGTTCAGTAGGGCGCGTTCTCGGAGGACTTCACGATGCTGTGCACCGAGCTCGGGTCGGTGTGGAACGTCGGGCACTCCGACTTGGGGAGTGACAGGCGGAGCACCTTTCCGCACCTGCTGCACGCTTCCTCGTGGTAGCAGGTCCAGTCGCGGTCACGTCCGAACAGGTAGTCGAACGTTCCTGGACGGGGGAGCCCGCACGTGTAGACGCGGGTCCACCGGGTGTTGATGCGGATGATGGGGGTGTGCTCCCGGCCGACGTGGCCCTTGCACCACCGCTTCGTGTTCTTCCGCCGGTGCGGGGTGTGCTTCCACGCGTCGTCAGCGGGACGCTCCGTGGCGGTGGACTGCAGTGTCGTCATGACGGGCCTCCTCGGCGATGTTCGGATGAGTGGGGGCTCCCCGTCGAGGATTCGAACCTCGACCTACCGGCTCCAAAGGCCGACGTGCTGCCAGTTACACCAACGGGGAATAGGCGCCACGGACGGCGCCAAGGTGATGTTGCGGCTCCCCGCCAAGGATTCGAACCTCGACTTACCTCGACCAGAACGAGGCGTGCTGCCAGTTACACCAACGGGGATCAGACAGATGCTTTACGTCGGCCGTCATTCCGACGTGGTACCGACGCTTCCGGCCGAGGATCCATGGCGTCGGCGTTGTGCCTCTCGGGGGACTCGAACCACCCGTGACCCTCCACGCCAACTAGCGAGGCGTGCTTCCACACCACCGAAGCTCCTCGACGCCGTTCGCGGCCGACGCCGTCCGAGATACCGGAGATCAGCCCGGCATCCGGTTGTGTCGCGCCGGGGCGCTGCATTGCGCTGCACGCCGGCATGACAGCGTGCCCCTCGAGGGATTCGAACCCCCGACTCCCGCATCCGTAGTGCGGTGCTCTATCCACTGAGCTAGAGAGGCATACGAGACGAACACCATGCGTCGGTCATCGCGGTGGTTGGACGACGGCAGCTGTTCCGTCCCAACCCGTGCAGATTCTGCTTCCACGCCGAATAGATACTGCCTAGATGACTCGTCGTGGCCGGTCCGGAATCGACCCGGAACCATCACGGTCAGCGTTGAACGCCATCCGGCCTGCCCACCGACTGGTGGGCGTTGCGGGTGAATGAGGGGAATCGAACCCCCACGCCCTTCCGGGCACCGGACTCACATTCCGGCGCGGCTACCAATTACGCCACATCCACCATGGAGACGCTGCGCGTCTCTCGCTCCCCGACAAGGATTCGAACCTCGACTAACTGGACCAGAACCAGTCGTGCTGCCATTTACACCATCGGGGAATGTCTCCTCCGTCCGGGCACGGGCGGGGGAGAGGTGCCGTCTCAGCGTGTCGAGACGGCGGGTGTCTGGCATGTCGGAACGCCCATGATGAGGGGCTTCCCGGCGTGGTCCGGACGTTCATGTTCAGCGGCCGGTGGCAACCGACCATCACGCTGCTGTGACCGGGTTGTACGGGCTGTACCGGTCGGCAAACGCCCTTGCCAGGACGTCCCGTGTCCCGCCGACTGGCCGAGGTTCGGGCCTCGCGTCGTGCGGTGTTGTCGCGCCGGGAGGTATCGATCCTCCGACCTACGGGTTATGAGTCCGCCGCTCTACCATCTGAGCTACAGCGCGTCGTGTGTTGCGTGCCCGATGCCGGGGTCGAACCGGCACGCCCGTTTCCGGGCACAGACCCCTCAAGCCTGCGTGTCTACCGGTTCCACCAACCGGGCATCGTGTACCCGCCGCGGGACTTGAACCCGCACGCCCTTTTGGGCACCGGCACCTAAGGCCGGCGCGTCTGTCATTTCGCCAGGCGGGCAAGAACACCGGCCCGGGTCGGGTCCGTGTTCGGTTAGACCGTGACGCCGAGGTTCTCGAGGAACTCCGCAACGTCGTTGGTCAGGATGTAGTCGTCCTGCGTGTCGTCGTCCACGGTCACTCCGGCTTCATCAGCTGGTAGATCTCCGCGCACTCCGGGCAGACGGGGAAGTTCTTCGGGTCCTTCGTTGGCAGCCACACCTTCCCGCAGAGGGCGGTGGCGGGCTTGCCTTCCAACCAGATGAGGTCGAAGTCGGTCTTCTTCACGTAGTGGGAGAACAGGTCGTGGTCACCGGTGTCGGTGGTCTGCTCGAGCTGCTGACGCTCGAGGAGGTCGCTGGCCATTCGGGGTCCTTTCGTTGACGTGACTCCTATGCGCGGAACCGGTGATTCGGTGGTGTGTGCCCGCCGCGGGAGTCGAACCCGCACGCCCCTCCCGGGGGCGGCGCATTTTGAGTGCGCTGCGTCTACCTGTTCCGCCAGGCGGGCGAAGATGCGGGCACGGCAGGATTCGAACCTGCGGGACGTGTTGCCACGTCCGCCGGCTTAGCAAGCCGGAGCGATCAGCCTCTCCGCCACGTGCCCGAGGTGCCCTGGCAGTTAGCGAGGTGCCGCTCGCCCTGACAGCATCCGGGTCCAGATGTCCGAGGCGGGTCGACCGTCGCTACTCGGCAGGGAGCCGACCGGAACACGTTCCGGTCTCACCCTGGTCTCACTGCGGGAAGGGAGGGATTCGAACCCTCGAGACGGCTTGCACCGTCTACCGCCTTTCCAAGGCGGCGCAATCGACCGCTATGCGACCTCCCCAAGGTGGCGAGCTGAAGCCCGCCACGACCTACTCGTCGTCGTCGGAGACGGACGAGAAGGAGTTCTCCTCCTCATCCTCGTCGACGCTGCTGCCGCCGCCGGAGTTCTCGTCCTCATCGACGCTGCTGCCACCGCCGGAGTTCTCGTCCTCATCCGGGTCCGAGTACGTCGATGACTGCTCGTCGTCCTCCTCGTCCGCGGAGCCGACAGCACCGGACTTCGACACGGCGCCACCGGTGGACGGGATGCCCGTCGTGACCGAGGAACCGGACGGGATGCTCTTCGTTCCCGACCCGTACGACGACCCGACAGCGGGAACGGTCGCACCGTACGGGTAGAAGTACCACAGGAACGCGGCGTCGCCGCTTGTCGAGGGTGTCGCCGAGCAGTTCGAGTCAGCGACACGCTTGTGCGTCGTCTTCGCTACGCACGCTTCCGCGTACGAGTGAGGAGTGGTGGTGCTGCAGGCGGTGGTGCCGAGGAGGAGCAGCGCCGTGCCGGCGACGACGGTGAAGATGGTGCCGCCGCGGGTGGAGCGGAGCCGATGTGTGTTCATGCTGCCTCTATGCGCGGCAGGGGACCGCGGGTGAGCGGTTGGTGGACCCGGGGGGAGTTGAACCCCCGTCTTCCGTGACTGAACGAAGCCTTCTACGTGCGTAGTTCACCGTGGGCTGCTTTTCGACCTCGGCGTCTGCGGTGAACAGCGCGGCCGGCAGGTCTAGACACAATGGTGATGACGGTCCGGGGTGTGCCCAACCGGGTCGTCATGGTCGTCTGCTGCTGACCCCGACACCGCGGGCGAAACCGTTCCCGTTGCGGTGTGCGAGGGACTCGCCATGAGTCTCGCGCGCATCAAGCGGCGAGGGCGTAGTCGGTGCGAGAAGCGTTGGCATCTCTTGGTGGACGGTCTGATTGGCGAGGTGGCCGTCCAACCCTCGGCACGCTTCTCATCGAAGCAACCCACGGAATCGAAACCCGTCGAGCCCGGAGCTGGGCGACCGTAACGGCGTCGCCCGTGAACCCGCACTGCTGCGGGTACCGCAACCCACCCTTGGCAAGCCCGGGTGGGGAAGAATTGTGGTGGCAGCCGATTCCCGTACGGCCGCTCGGCCGAGCGTCGATAGGCAGCAACGGTCATGCGGAGGCCACTCTCCGTCGCGCAGCTGCTCGGTGGGAAGCGTCGGTGCGCAGGTCGTCCGCTGCAGGGGTCGAGAGGGCCGGAAAGCAAGCGCTAGATTCCCCCAGTCCGCCTTCGCGAGCCGTTGCATTTGCTTCCCTTGCCCGCGTTGACGCACCGACACATTCCGAGCCCCGAGTCGGGATTGAACCGACGACCCCCGCCTTACCATGGCGGTGCTCTACCACTGAGCTATCGGGGCATGCGCCGGAGACCGAAGCCTCGGCGACTGGGATCCGGCCGACCACGGCCGCATGAGCCGTCGAACCCGGATCAGACCGTTCGGCACGGGCCCTCCCGCGGCGGCGATGACCGCTTCCGGGAACAGGGGCGTGCCAGTCACGGCAAGGTGATGCGCCTGGGAGAGGTAGACGAGCGCGGTCAGCTTCTTCGGCTGCCGGCGGAGCGTCGGGTCGCGCAGCAGCAGGTACTCGGCGACCGTTTCGGACTTCGTCATCCGCTCGTTCCTCTCTCGTTGGCGGCTGGTGTGGTTCCCCAGGGGCTCGAACCCTGCAGAGCTGGTGTGTAAGACCTGCTTGCGCCCTGCGCGAGAACCAGGTGCCGAATCGCGGGAGGAGGCCGTCACGCCTCCGCCCGCGTTCACCGAGTTGCGCGGAGTGACGATAGCGCGCGGTCCGGCATCGGGATGTTCGACGCATCCCTCGAGCCGCCTGTCGGATTTGAACCGACGGCCCTCCGCTTACAAGGCGGACGCTCTGGCCAAACTGAGCTAAGGCGGCATGTGGGCCAGGAGGTGGACTTGAACCACCAACTACGTCGTCGTCGCGGGAGCGACCCGCGCCGGCACGTCGTAGCGCTCCGACTGTCTCTGTGATGATGAACCAGGGCTAGCGCCTGCATCACGGAGCAGAAGGACCAGGTGTACCGTTTACCGATCCTGGCAGAGCCCGTTTCGCGCAGCCGCGGGCATTCGGCTTGCCGGGACCTATCAACCCGGCTCCAGTGCGAGCGCTTGCAGGAGTTTCACGTCCGAGGGCGTGTGGAGCCTGCCACTCCAAGTAGGCGACTGCGAAGCCGTACCGGTTGCCCGGCACCCGGCCTTCCCGACCGGGCCACCCTGTACGTGGGTGTAACTGCGCCGCGGGCCTAGAACTCCGCGGCGTCAGAAGGCAACCCGTCGGCGCCATCCTGATCGCAATCTCGGCTCCCCCGGGAGGGCTCGAACCTCCAAAACCTCCGAGTTAACAGCTCGGCGCTCTGCCAATTGAGCTACAGGGGAATACTCCGCCCCAGCGCATCGGGACGGGAAGGTAGTGCAGGGTCTCCCACCCCACGTCGCGGACGCTGGGTTGGTCGTGATGCACATGGTTGACAGCGACCTGCGGTAACAGGTCGTGCGCTGCTGCGGCCGGACTGTACGGGGTGTACCGGCGCTGCGATCCGCCTTTTACCGAGGCGTCCCGTGAGTGGTCAGGGGAGGAGTTGAACCTCCGACTTCCGTCTTATCAGGACGGCACTCTTCCGCTGAGTTACCCGACCAAGGTGCGTGCCCCCACTTGGACTTGAACCAAGGACTCGCCGGGTAAGAGCCGGCTGCTCTACCAACTGAGCTATAGAGGCGAAGGTCGACAGGTCCGTGTGCGGTGTTCGGGCGGGTAGCCAACCGCCGTGCTTTCGAGTGCACGCTGACCACACGGTCCTGTCTGACGGGATGTACGGTCCCGTTTGAGCGGTAAGCGGGGCTCGAACCCGCGACATCCACTTTGGAAGAGTGGCGCTCTACCAGCTGAGCTATTACCGCGAACACGCCGTGGCGTGTGAGCTTGAACGTTCCGACCAGGATTCGAACCTGGGAATGCCAGCGCCGTGCACAGCGAACTGGTCGCCAACGCCACGCGTCGGCTCGTGCTCCTCTCGGCTTCGGAACGTCAAGTGTGTGCGACGGCTGGTCGGGCCGTCGAAGTGGCGGGTGGTGAGGGATTTGAACCCCCGTCCCGTTCGCACGGGATGCGGTTTTCAAGACCGTCGCATTCGGCCGCTCTGCCAACCACCCAAGTCTGGCCGCCGAGTTCCTGCCTCGGCGGCGCACGGCTTTCGGGACCCGGATGCCGTGCCCGGTGTGAACGCCCCAACTAGCGCGTCCCCGTGCGGAGGGCGTGGGAGTCGAACCCACACGCGGAGGTGGAACCCCGCAGTCCGATTTCGAATCGGGTGCCGCCGACCAATCGGCTGGGCCCTCCAACACTCACCGTTGATCTTCCTCAGCCCCACACCGCGTCTGGACCCGCTGGGGGATGCGCTCACGGTGAGCACGTGGGGGAGTGCAGCGACCCTGACCGGACTTGAACCGGCGACCTCCGCCTTGACGGGGCGGCGCTCTCACCAGCTGAGCTACAGGGCCGAGACCGCCGCGGACGCGACGGCTGGTGGGTGGTGAGAGATTCGAACTCCCGAGGGGGCGAACCCCGCCTGGTTTACAGCCAGGTGCCATCGGCCTCTAGGCGAACCACCCAGGACCGACGCCCTGGTGGACGCCGGTGTTGGTGGCTTCGAGCCGTGGCCTCGAGGTGATGGCAGGGGTGGCGGGGGTTGCGATGATGTGCGTCCCGGTCGCCGGTCGTGCCGTCGGTGAGGTCACGGCTCGAAGCCGTGTGTTGTGTCTTGCACTGTGGAGTTCCGAAGACCCGCGAGGGGTGCTGTGCCCGTGGCGGCGGTGAGCGTGGTGCTCGTTTCCGTTGCCGGCTCTACCTCTATGCGCGGAGGTTGGAGACGGCGGGAGGCAGGTTCCCTGGCGGCTTCGTACCTCGCACAGTGACACACGCCGGACCTGGTGAAGTCCGACGTTCCAGGGGCCGGTCGGTAAGGGCCGGCCCCTGTTGTTGTCTTGCGCTGTGGAGTTCTCAAAATGCGTCGCCATCTGGTGGCGATAGGCAGGGGTGACAGGACTCGAACCTGCAACTCGCGGTTTTGGAGGCCGCTGCTCTTCCAGTTGAGCTACACCCCTATGTCGTGATCTTCGCGTTGCTGCTGGAAACAACAAACGAGGCGGGGACTTCCAGTTCCGTGAAGCGTGTCGGCTTCGGTCCTGGAGGTCCCCGCCTCGTGGAAGAGTGCGGGCCGTCTGGGCTTACATGCCGTTCACCTGGAACTTCGCCTGGTAATCGGGGGTCGAGCAGTTCTGCCATTCGTTGCCGTTCGGCGTCATGGCAGCGCGCAGCACACGACCGGAGTCGTGTCGCTGGATCAAGAGCGCTGACATGAGATGCCTTTCGGACAGAGCGGGTGGACCGCAGGAATGCGAACGGTCGACAATGTAGCGTCGACGTCCGACTTCGCCAAACATTACGGCGTGTCGCGCGGGAAGTTAGGCTTCGGCGGGACCCTTGTACGCCTCGTCGGGGACGTTCAGCAGGTCGAAATGCTGGAACGTTTCCGGCTGCTGTTCCGCGGGTGCGATGACGTCATCGAACGCGGGAATGGGAGCGGCCGGGGGAACGGGAAGCGGCAGCGGCGACCCGTCGATAGCGGACGGAACCGTCGCCGAAGAAGGTGTCGCCGCTGGGAACGTCCACGCCTGCTCCGCGTCGGACACTGCCGCTGGGGCGGGGGATGCCTCCGGGAACGTCCACGTGGGCTCCGCGTCGGGTTCCGGCGCCGGAGAGGTCTCCTCCGTGGTGGGGGCCGGCACGTCGACAGGGGCTGCGGGAGCGGGTTCCGTCAGGTACGCGAGCGCTTCCTCCGCACGGGCCTGCAGCACCTCGTCGGACTCTGCCTCGGCAAGCCCTTCGACCGGAGCGTTCACGTCGTAGTTCAGCTCGATGAGCGGTGCGTTGTAGTCCTCGCCGGAGCTCTGACCCCCGAGGTCGTACGAACCGAACTGGAAGGTCTCGTCCGGCGGGGTGACACCGAGCCCTTCGAAGTCCGTGGCGGAGAACCCGAACTGCGCACCATCCCACGGAGCGGCCTCGGACGGCTGAACCAGCGGCGCGTCGACGTGGAACGGCTCCGCCACCACGGGGAAGTCCGGGATCGGGGCGGGAGCGACCGGGTCGAGGCTGACGGGGAACGCCGGACCGTGCTCATCCGGGAACTGCGGAACGTCGACGGGAGCCGAGCCGGTGAACGGGTCCTGTCTGTCGAACGGAGTCTGGCCCGGGAACGACGACGGGAACGGTTCGGCGTCAGCGAACGCCGACGGCTGCGGCGCTTCGGGCTGCTCCGGGGCGGACTTCCGCAGCACGTCCAGGTTCGCGTCGCCGAACAGCGCCGAAGCGGGCAGCGGCGTACCGAACGCCGGATGCGTGTACGCGTCACCCGCGTCGATGAGGCCAAGCTCCACGGCAGCGCCAAGCAGCGTCCCGCGAAGCGGTTCGTCGACCTCCGGGCCCGGGGCGGCCAGCACCGTCCCCTCCTCGAGGAGAGACGGATGCTCCACGGCGACCGCCGCAGCGATGGGGGACTCCGCGGCGGCGGCAGACACCAGCGCCTTCGCCCGTGCCGTCACCTCCTCATCGAGAGCCCGGATCTGCTCGAGGACCGCTGACTCCTGCGACCAGTCGAGGACCACCTCGGCGATGTGCTGCGGAACGGCGGGGATCCCGAACCGGGCATCCACCTCCGTCCGGTACGCGTCAGCATCGACGCCGAGCAGCGCCGCTGCAAGCCGGGACACGGGAATGCGGACCGGCGGGTCGCTGAGCTTGTTCTCCAGCACCCATCCACGGCCGTGCAGGAGCAGATGCGCGAGGTTCGTGGCGAGCGGGTTGGAGCTCCGGAGCTCGTCGATCTTGTCGTGCTCGGGGGTGTTGGACACGTCGTGCCTTTCGGGGCGGTTGTGCGGCATGCGGCGCCGGTGGCGGTCAGAGGGTTCTATGCGGCGGAACCGGGCCCTGTCGCACCGCCCAGCTCCGCACGGAACCGCTTCCTGAGCAGCGGTCGCGTATGGCAGGATTCGGGGCACGCGTGAGGCCCGACCCGAACGGAAGCTCATGAACGTCCGACGCATCATCGCTGTCGTCATCGCTCTTGCTGTCGCTGCTGTCGCCGCTGGCTGCACGGCGCTCCCGCCTGGCACGAGCACCGTCCACGGTTCGACGATGGCCGTCACCGCGAGCGCTGCGGCGAACCTGGTGGCACCGACGGTGACGGTGGACATCCCGAAAGGATCGGTGAAGGGCAGCGGTCATCTCGCGGTGGTTCCGGCGCTGACCGACAGTGGAGTCGCCGTGTTCTCCATTCGGCTCACCGGTGCGACCCTGACCGGTCCCATGACGCTGACGTTCCCGCACGCCAGGACGAAGGACAGTGCGAAGCCGTTCATCGCTTATTCGGAAGCGCGGACCGGTGCGCTCACTCCCGTGTCGAACATCAAGGTCACCAGCGCCGGCGCCGTCGTCAGCACCACCCACTTCTCCTTCTGGCTGGTGTCCTGGGCCTCCGACGTCATCAACGGCATCAAGCAGGTCATCCAGACCGTTCTTGCGAAGACGCAGGCGGCTGGGCCGCCGACCTGTGCCAGCGAGGACAAGGCCCGAGCGGGCGGCCTCACGGTGACCAGTGGCTCCGGGAACAGCGTCTACTGGTGCGTCGGACTGAACGCCGCCGGGCAGACCGAGGTGAAAGTCACCAACCCGCGGAACTTCCCAGTCGTCATGGACTCCACACCCGGACTCACCCTCGAGAACCCAGACCCGGAGTGGGTTGCCGCCATCAAACGGTTCACCGGCGGCGCACCAGCACGTCACCCCGGCGACACCGTCTACGTCGTCAACGCGGGGGAAACCGAATCGTTCGTGCTGACGGGAACCACCGCGCAGACCATCCACGTCGAACCCAGCGAGTTGGGGTTCTTCGTGCAAGGGCTCGTCCTCGCCGCGCAGATGGTCGTCCTCCTCGTGACGCACAAGCCTCTCGGCGTCGCGAAGGAGCTGCCGTCGAAGGCGCCGAACGCCGCGGTCGCGTTCTACCGGTACGTTGCCGCGAACGCAGAATGCGCAGTGCCAGAAGGGAAGCTGCTGCTGGGCTCGAAGCTCGACAACATCGCCGATGGGATGAAAGCCGTCGCGACCGGGCTGGAAGCGGCAGCGGAGTGCGTCGTCCCGTCGCTGAAGGTCAGCAACCTCATCGCGCAAGGAGCGAGCACCCTCACCACGCTGTTCAGCACGGTGGTCGACGCGGTGACACTCGTCCTCAACGCGCCCGTCGAAATTGTGGAGAGCATCGCCGGCTACGACGTGACACTCACCCCGCCGCTGCCGCAGTGGCAGCAGTGCCGGAAGCCGACGGAGACACTCTCCGAGGCGTATCGGGCTGCTGACGCCACGCTGACAATCTGCACCAAGGGCGCTGGCGACAGCACGAGCGTCGCACCGCAACGCGCGTACTTCACCTCGTCCGTCTACGGCAACCACACCATCGAAGACTGGGGCTACCAAGGCGACGGTGACTGCGGCAGCTGGGACAACAGCGACACCAACACCGTCTGCGTCGGCTACACCCAGCAGCCCGGATCCAACGCCATGGAGATGGAGGTGTTCACCCCGGCCACCACCGGCATCGTCAACATCCCCGTGCTGCAGACGTACCCGCCGATGCAGTGAGACCTACTTCGCCCGGTGGGTGATGAGGGCTTCCGCGTACGCCGGCCACCATGCGCCTGCGACGGGAGCGCCGTTGCAGGCGCCGTCGGATTCACCTGGCGTTTTCACCCACAGCAGCGCGTCGAGGTGCGGGTCGCCGGTGATGACCTTCGGCGGCAGTCCGAGGCCGGCGCCGACCGGGTTGCACCAGGTGCCCTTCCAGCCCTGCCCGTTCCGGGATGTGTCGATGATGTAGTGGGCGCCGCCGGTGAGCGCGGACACCTTCTCCGCGTACGCGCGTTCGTTCGCCGTGGGGTAGAAGTTCGACACGTTCGTGTAGAAGCCTCGTGCCCCAGCGATCCAGGCGGAGCGAAGCCGGTGCGCTTGCAGGTCAGCGGAGTTCCAGTTGCAGTTCCCGCCGTCGAGGTACGCGGCGACGCCAGCGTCCGCGAACTGGTGCACGGCTTCCTTGAGGAGCGGGTACCGGGCGTCGGCGGCAGCCGGGCAGGAGGTCAGCAGCGACAGGGAGTCCGGTTCGATGAGGACGACGGAGCGGGTCCCGCGGAGGTGGCTGGCGATGACGCCGTTCCAGGTCTGGTACGCGCTGGGGGTGAGGCCGCCGGCGGACAGGTTTCCGCAGTCCCGTTCCGGGATGGCGTAGGTGACGAACACGGCGGTCTGCCCGAGCTTCTTCGCCGCGGCGGTGATGGTGTCCACCTTCTGCGCTGCCTGCGCCGGCGTGAACCAGTCACCGAGCCAGGTGGCGGTCGGATAGGCGGCCAGGGTGCGGGCGGCCGCGGCGCGGGCAGCGTCATGGCTGGCGGTGAGGGCGGCGGCCGCGCGTGCCGCTTCCGAGTTCGGGTCGTTGTAGATGCCGTTGCCGAACACCTGCGCAGCGGTCGCGGTGTGCTCCATCCCCTCAGTCAACGCTGGGGTAGGTGCCGGGGCTGCGTTCGCGGTACCGCTGGTGAGCGCGCAGCCGGCCAGGGACAGGAACGCTGCGACGGCCGCAACGCCGAAGGTGAGACGACGGCGGACGGAGGCAGCGGACATGGCGGTGCGGCTTTCTTCTCAGATGGGCAGAGCGATGTTGAACCGCTCCTGCAGGACGGTGCGGGTGATGGTGCGAGCGGTTCCGAGGAGGTCGGATGCTTTGTCCTGACGGATGTGGAGGGTGCGGGCGATCTCGGTGACGGTGCCCATCGCCGGCGGTTCGCTGTACAGGTCGCCGAGCCACACCTCGGCGGTCTTGCCCAGTTCGCTGGAATGCTCGAAGCAGGTTTCGATGGCGAGTTCGACGAGCTCGCGACCTTCGATAGGGGAGATGACGTAGTCGTCCTCTTCGACGGCGCGGTCGTGGTCGGCGATGTCGGCCACGGGGAGCACCCCGTCAAGGTCGGTCAGTTCGACGAGGACGCCCTGCTTCTCCGGGTTGGAGCGGCGGGCACGCATCTGCTCGTTCGCGGCGTCAACGATCTCGGTTCGCTCCGGCTCCCGGCCGAGCTTCTTCCGAAGGTCCTCCCGGACGCGGGCGATGTGGCGCTGCTTCCGCTGCAACGCGACCATGCCGCTTGCCGCGGTCACTTCGGAGCTGTTGAAGTACGCCAGCGCCGCGTACCGGCTGATGCCGTTCAGGTACGAGTACCAGGCTTCGACCTTGTCGTGCTTGCCGGGAAGCACCGCTTCGCGGAGCACCTCGAGGGTGCGTTCCGCGATGACGCTGATGACGTCGTCGCGGTGGCTGCCGTACACGTCGCCGGAGTGACGTCCGAGGGTGCGAGCCCACTGCTGGAAGTGGGGAAGCATGTACCGGAGGACCTTGTCCTCGACGCGGCGTCGCGCGGTCTGGTTGGGAGCGGTTCGCAGCTCGTCGATCATGACGGCGAGTTCTGCGGAGTACCGCTTGCTGTCGGCGGTCAACGGGTTCCCCCTGAGATGCGGGCTGGTCGAGGTGTGAACGGGAAGCCGGGCCATGGGGTGGCGGAGTTGTTCCCGAGGGCGTCGCAGAACGCCATGAACCGGCGGCCGCCGGCGCGGGCGTCGAGCAGCCAGGCGATGGTGAACTTCCGTGGAGCGACGTCGGAGCCGGTGAGATGCAGCACATGCCGGGTGATGCGGGCGACCGTTTCGTCGCCGACGCCGGGCTGGGCGAGCAGCAGCTGCTTGAGGGTGATGCGCAGCAGCGGCTTCCCGTTGGGCTTGCAGGCGAGGCGGATGACGTCGTGGACGCTCGCCCGGCCGGTGGCGACGTGCATCAGTGCGGTGGCGCGGAGGTGCCGGGCGGCGGCGCGGGCACTGTTCGCGTCAGCCAGCGGCGGGCGGACGTTCATTCGTCCCCGCCCGCGTCTGGAGCTGCGGTGATCTCGTCGCGGTACAGCCGCTGCGTGGTGGCGATGTCGGGCCCTGCGGTCAGGGCTGCGAGGGCACGCTTCTTCGCGAGGGAGTCGTTCGGGTACAGGAGCTTGTACTCGGTGAGGAGCTCGTCGAGGGTGGACACCTGCGACTTCGCGAACACCCGCCGCACCTTCGGGCCGACCTTCGGGTCGCCGATCTGACGCCGGACCGCTTCCTCGGCGCGGGCACGGATACCGACGGTGAAAAAATGCATCGGGTCGACACGGTCGAAACGGTGCGGGTCGAGCGCGGTGTCGATCATCCGCTGGATGACGGAGGTGCCGTTCTGCCCGAACAGCATCGTGGATGCGAGGTCCTCGAGCGTGATCTCATCGACGACGCCGGCGAGGGGGATGCCCTTGTGCTGGGCGATTTCCGCGGCGACGATGTTGTTCGCTGCGTGCAGGCGCTGCTTCGTGAAGTACTCGAATCCGCTCATCAGCTCCCAACGGGCGGTCTCCCCGGTGCGGACGATGCGTCGCAGCTCCCGGTCACGCTGCGCAGCGCTCAGCGAGGACCGCACGACGACCGGCACCTGCAACGTGTCGTTGAGGTTCGCTGCGGTGGTGACCCGCAGTGGGGTGAACGGCACCTTCGCGGTCCCGTCGCTGTGGTTCCCGAGCCCGGTCAGCGTCCACGGCACGGTGGCGTCCTCCGCCATCAGGAGAACGGGGCCGTCCGGGTACGACAGCCGCGACGGCATCGTCTGCTTCACCCCGTCGACGACGCCCTTCCGGCCGACGTCGATTTGCGGGAGCACCCACACCCAGGACGGGAGCACAGCGATGACGCCAGGCACGAACGGGATGTTCTCGGCGCTCTTGATGAGCGCTTCGGCGTGGCGGCCCGCGATGATGCTGCCGAGGTTGTCGCACAGCTGCGCGAGGCGGGGGAGGTGAGGTTCTTCGTTCATCACTGCGAGTGGTGCTTCCGGTCGGCAGGGTGGGCGAGTTCGGCCAGCGGGTCGGCGCTGGTGCGCGCCGCCCGTCGGTCTATGCGGGCGTACCGGGCGAAGCGGGAAGCGTCGGGTTCCGGGGCGAACGCCTGCGTTGACGCCGCTCGAGCGAAGCCGGGGAGCTCGGCGAGTTCCGCGGCGGTGTGACCGCCGTGCACGCCGAACTGCTCCCCGTTGCCGAGGGCGTACGCGAGGCACTGCTCCCGGACGGTGCAGACGGTGTTGCAGATCTCCTTCGCGACGTCCTCCGACGCCGTCTCGAACCACATGTCAGGGTCGAACCGGCATTCCGCCTGCTCGCGCCAGTCCCGGTCGTTGGCGGTCCCGGCGGTCATCGGCGTCGTCCGAAGATGCCGCGGCGCTTCGAGCCGCTGCTTTGCGAGTCCAGGAACGCCGGGTTCTCCGTCGCCTGGTACAGGGCCTTGTCGAGGATGGGACGCAGGGTGCTGTCCTGGACGTTGAACGAGCCGGAGTTCATCGCGTTGGCGAGGTCCGGGTCGTCGCCGGCAGCGCCGAGGAACGACGACAGTCCGGAGAACGCCTGGGTAATGGCCTGCTGTTCGTGGTTCCCGAACGTCTGCGCCTTGTTGACCATGAGCAGCAGACGGTCCCGCTTCACGCCCTGGTTGATGAACCCCTGGGTCCGCTTGATGAGGTCCTCACGGCCCGGGCGGGACATGTCCGCGACACCGAGCCCCCACGCGCCGTGCAGCAGCAGCGGCACCATCACGTTGTCGATGAGGCCCGAGGTGTCCTTCGCCTCAACGATCTGGGTGTCGAGGATGACCAGGTCTGCCTGCGTCTGCAGGAACCGGATGACCTTGGAGTAGACCCCGGCGGTGACGATGCGTGGGTCAGCGAGGGTGTGCGGCGGGCTCATCACCACGGCGAACCCCAGCGACGGCAGCGACGGGTCGCGGTTCTCCTTCAGCACCTTCGGGCTGATGAGCGCGTTGGACGCCTTCCCGGTGACGGCGGCGTTGTACACCGTCGGCAGGTTCGGGTTCTCGAGCCGCAGGTAGGAGCGAATGTTCCCCTGACCGCGGTTCATGTCCACGATGACGACGCGGAGACCAGCCGCAGCGGCTCGCTGCGCCATGAGGACTGCGCAGGTGGTCTTCCCCACGCCGCCCTTCCCGCCGTAGGAGACGATGACGTTCGCCTTCAGCTGGTCGTCCCGGACGTCTGGGATCTCAGGGAACCCAGCAGCGGTGCTCGCCGCCGCTCCGAACGCCGCACCGGAACCGAATCCGGGCAGGTGGAACTCGTCCTCCGATGACTCCGAAACGGACGGCACCGACGGGAACACCGTCGACGGCACCGGCTCCGACACGGGGGCTACCGGCGCGCCCGGCGCCGGCGGGAACGCCTGCCCGAGGTCCGGAGTGCCGAACTGCGGTGCCGACGGGAACTGCTGCTCGAACGCTGGCGCAGTCGGCTCGAACACGGGAGCCTGCGGGGCCTGCTCGAAGACCGGCGCTGCCGGGGTCTGCTCGAATGCCGGCGCAGGCTGCTCGAACACGGGGGTCTGCGGGGTCTGCTCGAAGACCGGCGCTGCCGTGGCCTGGAACGGATCCTGCTGGAACTGCGGGAACTGCGCGGCGCCGGGCGCCTGCTGCGCCTGCTGGAAGAACTGGTCGATGCCCTGCTGCGCCGACTGGTCCGTGATGTCGGTCGGCTGCGGTTCGAACGCGGGGAACACAGGCGCTGCCGCAGGCTGCTGCCCGAACAGGTCCTGCCCGAACTGCTGCTGCGGTGCGACCGGCTGCTGCGGAGCCTGCTGAGGCTGGGGCGCGGCGGGGAACTGCTGCTGCGCGAACTGCTGCTGCTGCTGCTGCTGCTGCTGCTGCCCGAACTGGTCCTGCCCGAACTGCTGCTGCGGGGTCGGCTGCGGTGCGGGCGCCTGAGGGAACCCGTCCTGGCCGAACGAGCCGAACATCGACTGGTCAGGTGCCGGGGCGGCCGGAACCTGCTGCTGGGCTGGCTGCTGGTAGTACTGCTGCGGGGCGGCGGGAGCTCCCTGCGAGTACGCCTGCTGCGGGTACGCCTGCTGGGGGTACGCCTGCGGCTGCTGCGCGAACTGCGGCACCGCCGGCGACTGGTTGTACGCCTGGTGCTGCTGCGTCGGGATGGGTTGCGGCAGCTGGTCGGCGCCCGGGAACGCGAAGCCCGCCTGATCGGTGTTGTCGAACTCGCTCATGGTGAGGCGGGTCTCCTCTGGGGTGTGCAGGGTTGATGAGTGCTCGGACGGGAGCGGCCCCATATATGCGGCGCTTTCCGTCACGTCAGCCCCTATGCCGAAGCCGGGCGGGGCGACGCCGTCGACGGTGACGACGTCGGTCAGGTGCGCCACCGCGGGTCCGAACCCGAGCGCTTGCAGGACGGTGGCGACGGTCGCGGGCAGCTGAACGTGGGTGCCAACCTCAGCAGGGACGGTCCCGGCGCCGTTGAGGACCACCAGCGGTGCGCGCTGCGCCTGCTCGTGCACCCAGCCGCGCAGGCCCGGGCGCTGCACGTCGAGGACGACGGCGGGAACCGGGTAGGGGAGCGTCCGAATCTGGGCCGCGGCGTCGGCGAAGGGACCGCCGCCGACGACGGTCAAACCCAGGTGGGCGAGCGCTGCCGCGAGCTGTGGATGCTCGACGACACCGATCGACGGGGCGGAGGTGGGACTCATGCCCCACCTATGCGAACCGGCTGGTATCGGGCGCAGGAACGGCGCACACCTACCGAGGAGGGCAGAAGCAAGTCAGATGGCTTGCCGTGCTCACCCCGCTTACCCGAAGGTCAAGTCAGCCAGAACCCAGTAGTTCAGCGGGCAGGAGACCCCATGGCCCCCTACTTACTTACCTACTTACTTCTGTAGATAGCTCTAAGAAGAAGAAGAAAGGGTACTTCCGGGGGTACATACACTCCATCTCCCTCTCTATACCTCTACCCTCCAGACGTAAGCAGCAAGCCTGGAACCAAAAAACCCAGGTCGGGGCTTGTTTGCTGGCTTTTTGGGGTGGAGGCCGCGGGGAGCGCGGCTGCCGAAACCGGTCCTGCATAGGGGTTGGCATGACCGATCCGCAGACCAGCGACCTCGACTACCAGGCAGGCCTCCACAGCCTGCACTCCACCCTCGGCGACACCGTGCTCCGCAACCGGACGCCGTGGACCGCCTCCGACTATGCGCCGTCGATCACCGGACAGGGCGCGAAGAAGCTCGCCGCGTCCGGCATCGCCCCGCTCGTCGCCATCGCCCGCGGCTACGAGACTGTCGACCAGGCGAACGCGAAGGACTTCGCCGAGCGGCACAGCCTCGGCGACGGACGCAGCAAGCGCGGCAGCCAGTTCCGTTCCCTGTTCCACGAGGACAACAACGTCCTGTACATGCCGTGGAACCCCGTGTCCCGGACGAAGCAGCACCGCGACCTCCTCGCCCCAGAGCTCAGCCCCGTCGTCCAGCTCCGCCCGGCGATGCCCCGGTACGTGGAGAACAAGCCCCTGAAGTACGAGTTCCTCACCGGCACGGGCACCGTCCTCGACTTCCACCCGTCAGTCACCGCGGACTGGGTCGGCACGGTCGGCACGTACCTCATCGCGGAGGGCATGCTCAAGGGCGACGCCGCGCTCACCGCCCAGCTGCGCAAGCACGTCCCCGACGCGCTCCTCTTCATCGGCCCGATGGACATGTCCCGCGAAGCGGCGATGAAGCGTCTCGCCATGCTGCTCGACAGCGTCCCGGTCGAGCAGCGCGTCGCCATCGTCAACATCGCCGGCGTCGGCAACTGGCGGAACAACCCCGAGTGGGTGTCACTGCGGTTCAAGGAGCGCAAGGTCCTCGTCGCGTTCGACGGCGACATCGCCAGCAACTACAACGTGTGGAAGCAGGGCAAGGACCTCTTCGGCTACATCGAGACGTCCAAGGGCGGCGAGCCGGTGCTCCTGGACCTGTCCCTCGCCGCCGGAGGCGAGGAAGCGATCGAGGACGACTCCCACCTCGGCATCGACGACTACCTCGCCAAGGTCGGCGACTGGGACGACCTGATGAGCGCCGAGCAGACGGAGTTCCCGGACATGCCCGACGTGAAGGAGTCCACCCGCGACGGCGAGTGGCAGGTCCGCAACGGCGGCACCACCGTGGACCTGTACACGCAGGACAAGGACCCCAGCGGCAACGACCTCGGCACCGGACGGTGGATCACCAAGTACCACCTCGGCGGCCGGGTCACCTTCTTCGAGACCCGACGCGCACCCTCCGAGGCGGAGCAGGAAGGCCAGCCGTTCAAGACCGGTGTGAAGGACGAGCACTACCCCTCGTTCTGCGCCGTCGAGATCGGATGGAAGGACGAGGCGACCAACGAGCGCACGTTCGTCGAGGTCACCGGACCGAACACCCTGCTGAACTACCAGCCGGTTGACTGGGTCCGACACGGCGCCGTCATCCCGAACGCACTCCTGGCCCACCCGGAGTGGCCGCCGGCGGACGGCCGGAACTGGCTCGCCGCGGTGAAACGGAACGAGGCGGAGAGCCAGGCGAACCGTGTCCGATGGACCGTCATGGGCTGGGTGCCCGCAGCGGAGTCGAAGACGCAGGCGTTCATCGCCGGCGACACGATCATCGCCGCCAACGACGACATCCGAGAGAGCACCCTCATCGGCGTCGACGAGAACGCGCTGGCGAAGGCCAGCCGGTTCGGTGTCCACGACGTGTACACCGGCCCGAACTACACCGACCCGACCGGCCAGTACAACCTCGCCGACGACATCCGCACCGTCGTGAGCGCGTGGATCACCAAGAGCCCGTGGCTGTCGCAGGAGATCGCGGTGACCATGCTCGCCCTCGCGCTGCGGCCCGCGGTACCGGTCCCCACGTCGGTGGCGTCGTACCTGGTCGGCCCGCCGCAGAAGGGAAAGTCGTGGTCCGCGAAGCAGATCATGACCTTCTGGCAGGCCACCCGTGGCAGCTGGACCGAGCTGCCCGGCAACGCCGGTGACACGTTCGCGTCCACCGAGAACGCCGTCGCATCCACCATGCTGTGGGTCGCCGACGACCTCGCCCCGACGCAGGACCGCCGGAAGGCGGACGCAATGGAGTCCAACATCGGTGACCTCATCCGTCAGGTGCACAACAAGCTCGGCAAGCGACGCATGAACCAGGACCTGTCCGCCAAGACGGTGCAGACCCCGCGAGCCGAGTTCATCGTCACCGCGGAGAACGAGCACTCCACGCAGTCCATCCGCGAGCGGTGCGTCATCGTCGAGTTCAAGGGCCTCAACTCGGAGCACATGGCCGAAGCGGAGCGCATCGGCACCGAGGAGACCACCGCGTCCCGCATCACCGCTGCGTACCTGCGGTGGTTCATCGCTCGTGGCGAGGAGCTCGGGTGGGCGGAGATGATCGACGAGATCAAGGACGACCGCCGCGAAGCCATCGTGAAGACCAAGGGCATCCTCGGCACGTTCGACATCAAGGTCGGAGACGTCACCCGTCCGTCGGAGATCGTCGGCGACCTGTCCGCCGGCCTGGTGTACTTCGCGCAGTTCTGCGAGGACCTCGGGCTGACCGACATCGCCGAGCAGATCACGTGGGCGGAGGACGGCTGGCTGTACGGGCTGGCCAAGCAGGTCTCCTACGCGCACCTCGACAAGGCTGACGCTGCCCCCGGCGCGGTCCTCCTCGACGCGATCCGGTCCCTCCTGGCCGCCGGCTCGGCGCACATCCAGAACATCGACGACCCGTCGCGGCCGCCGATCGTTGACGGTGAGGACCAGAAGCAGCTCAACGTGCTCCTCGGATGGCAGGCCGACTCGCAAGGCGACTTCCGCCCGCGGGGGAAGTCCATCGGGAACATGTCGAAGCGACGGGACCCGGCAACGGGCCAGGATGTCCCGGTCATCTACCTCGCCAACCACGACGCGTTCAACGAGGCGCAGCGGCAGTACTCGAAGCGGATCCCGCACGGTGCGTCCTCGACCACGTACTGGAAGAACGTGTGGGACCTCGACCTCATCCACCCGCTGTTCCGGGGCCGCCGACCCGCAAAGGGCGTGACGGTCCAGTACCGGATCGGCAAGACCGACAACCGTCCGTACGGCATCCCCGTCGGGCTGGACGCCCTGTTCCCGGAGGACGCGACCCCCGAGGAGGACTGACACCACTCCGCACACCGCACAGCGCGTCCCGTCCACCCGACGGGACGCGCTGCGCGGTTGCCGTTCCGCCGCATCCCCGGACGCGGAAGGGAACACGATGACCAACTCGAGCAAGGACAAGGGCGACCGCGGGGAACGTGAAGCCGTCGAAGCGTTTCAGACACTGTGCCCAGACCTGCTGGTGTGGAACGCGCAGCGGCTCCTCGGCGCCGGCCGGAAGGAGGACGTCGGTGACCTCCTCGTCATCGACGACGTCGCCGTGCAGGTGAAAGCGTTCGCCGCGAAGTACCTCTCGAAGGGCGTCTACGAAGCGGCGAACGGCGCAGCCATCCAAGCCGGCCACGCCAGGAAGCCGCACGCCGTCGGCATGGTCCTCGTCCCTCGCGCCCGGAAGGACAAGGTCCGCTGGGTCATGGTCGCCCACACCTGGCCTGCCCCCATCGACGAAATCGCGACCGCATCCTCCGCCACCGCTGCGTTCGACGCCGTCGTGAAAGCGGGCATCGACACCCCGTTCACGGTCCGGCTGGCGCGGAAGGACAAACCCGAACTGGTCCTCGGAAGTTTGCCCACCTGGGTTGCTGCGTACCGTTCTGCGACTGGCCGACACCAGCGTGCACAGAAGACGGCATGAACCCGCAGCTCATCTACGCCTCCTACGACCCGCGCGCCATCACCTGGGCGCATCACGCCATCTACCACGGCACGGCCGTGAACGACGCGTGGACCCAGTTCACCGCCGACATCAACCAGGCGTTCCCGACACCGGACGGTCCCCGCGGCCTGGCGCTCATCAACAACCGCATCGCGGGGCTCCGTCTCGCGACCCCTGGAGAACGCATCATCGGGTGGGACTACGCCCCCGGCATCGACGCTCTCGTCCCGAACAACAGCGCGGAAGGCCGCCCGTGGCAGAAGCGGTTCGACACCCTCCCCGCCAACGAACCGCCCGCACAGCTCAGCGCCGTCGGGATGACCGACCGCGCCACCGTCACCTACCCCCACGGCAGCGTCGCCGTGCATTTCCCGCACGTGTACGTCCCCAACGAAGGCGGCATCGTGTTCGCGTTGTGGGCCGTTCGCGAGATCAAGAACGCCATCGACGCGCAGCTCAACCAACTCGGCACCGACACCGGAATCCGCTGGCACGAAGTGCCACGCTCCGTCTGGTACGCCCGCGTGGAAGCAGAAGAAGCAGCCGCGGAGGCTGCGGCGGACGCAGGATGACCCGCACCGCACCGTTCCCAACCTCGCCGCGCGCCTCACACGGCGCGACCGCTCCGTGACCGACCCGGCCTCGGACCGCCACGACGACATCGACGAGGTGGTGGGGGCGTTCGCCGCGGTGTGGCATCGAAATCCGCAGAAGTCGTTCCTGCAGGTGGTGGCCAGAGCGGTTCGCGATGCGGGGACGTTCACCCCGTTCGACGCGTCGGATGAGCAGGTGCTCCGCGGACTGCGCAGCATCGGTCAGCGACGATGATGGCGGCGCTCGCCGCATGGTTGCGGAGCATGATGCGTCGTCGCCGGGACCGGGGGTCCGCGGATCCGTTGCTGGTTATCGCGGCGGTGTCCGTGTCACTGCTGATGCTGGTCGCTGGCACGTTCACCGTTGCGCAGATCTCCGCCAGCAGCCGCGTCAACGCGACCCGGGACGACCTGACCCGTCTCGCTGCGGCGGAGACGGCGTACTTCGCTGACCACGACGCGTACACGTTCTACGACTCCGTCACCAACACGTCGCTGGCGACCACCTACGGCTACCAGCCGTCGGAGCGGGTCGCGGTCGCCGCCTGTGCGAGCGGCTGGGTTGCGGCGGTGCAAGCATCGTCGGGTGCGGTGATGACCCGCTCGAGCGTGAACAACACCATCGGCACGTCCACGGGTGCGGGTGTGACGTTGCCAAGCTGCGCGAACTCGCTGGCCTGGTACTCCGTCGTCGACGCCGTCACCGGCGTCTGGTCGGGAGCGCCGGCCTGCAACCTGACCGCGCCGACTCTCGTTGATGCGGGGAAACCCGTCGCGGTCGGCGCCCTCAGCGGTACCCAGAGCAGCACCGTCATCTCCGCGACGGGTCTCACCGCGCCGCAGACGAACCTGCCCGCGTTGTCGAGCGGAGTCGCCACCGACGACATGCTCGCCGTGAAGGTGTTCGCCGGCGGGCAGGAGTACTGCGTCAGCGACTCCACGAACCCGTCGTTCAAGGTCACTGCCGGCAGCAGCACCGGCACGTACAACGTCAGCGTCACCCTCGACATGTCGTTCCTCACCCCAACGCAGTACACGGCCTTCACCACCTCCGGCACCATCCAGTTCAACGCCACGACCGCCCCCACATACGCCGCGTTCACGGGGACAACCGGCAACGCACTCCACGTCGGCTCCTGACGCTGCCCGGTCGCGGCCGCCCCGCGGGTGGATGCATAGGTGTGGCATGACCTCCGACGCCCGCTGGACCCACCTGCACGTGCACTCCGAGCACTCCCCGCTCGACGGCATGGTGAAGTTCAAAGCAGCGGTTGAAAAGGTGAAGGCGGAGGGCGGCAACGCACTCGCCATCACCGACCACGGAAACACGTCCGGTGCGTGGAAGTTCGCCAAGGTCGCCCGCGATGCGGGCATCAAACCCATCATCGGCATCGAGGCGTACCTCGCCCTCGCCAGCGACTGGCGTGACGAGCCGGACCGCCACGACCCCGGCACCGTGGAAACGGAACGGGACGACGAGACCAGCGCCGAGCTCGACGAGCAGGAGCGCGGCAAGGCGCAGAAGAAGACCACGAAGACGAAGCGGAACCAGCACATCACCCTGCTGGCGAAGAACCGTGAGGGCTGGCACAACCTCGTCCGCATGCAGAACGCCGCGACGAACTCCTACGGCGGCCGGTTCCCGCTCATGGACTTCAAGCTCATCAAGCAGCACAGCGAAGGCATCATCGCGCTCACCGGCTGCCTCGGCGGCCCGGTGCTCGGACCGGTTTCCCGCGGGGAGATGGACGAAGCGGAACGGAACCTCGAACGCATCATCGACGCCGTCGGCCGGGAGAACGTCTACGTCGAGATCATGGAGCACGGCATCGCCGCGGAAACCGCTGCGCTGCCGGTGATGGCGGACCTCGCCGCGAAGCACGGGCTGCAGCTCGTCGCCACGAACGACGCCCACTACACCCGGGAGGGCGACACCCACGCACACGAAGCGTGGTGCGCCATCCAGTCCGACAGCACCCTCGACGACCCGAAGCGGTTCCGGTTCCACGGCACCGGATACTGGCTGCGGTCCGAGGAGGAGATGCGTGCCCTCCGTGACGAGGACTGGTGGCAGCAGGCGATCACCAACGCTGGCGTCGTCGCCGAACGCTGCGACGACGTCATCCCGCCCACGCAGATGCGGCTGCCCGCCTACGACGTGCCCGCGGAGTTCCCCACCGCACGCCGCTTCCTGGTCCACCTCGCGAAGGAGGGAGTGAAGGTCCGCTTCCCCGGGGAGAAGTACACGCAGGCGGTGAAGGACCGGCTGAACGAAGAGCTGACCATCGTCTCCGACATGGGGTTCATCGACTACTACCTCATCGTCTGGGACGTCATCAACTGGTGCCGCCGAAACGGCATCCGCGTCGGACCGGGTCGCGGTTCCGCCGCCGGGTCGCTCCTGTCGTACTGCCTGTTCCTCGTGCAGGTGGACCCGCTGGAGAATAACCTCCTGTTCGAACGGTTCCTCGAACCGGGCCGTGAAGGTATGCCGGACATGGACCTCGACTTCCAGCAGAACCGCCGCGGCGAAGTCCTCGAGTACCTCGCCCAGCGGTGGGGTCGCGACCGCGTCGCCCGCATCGGGTCTTTCTCCGCCCACAAGACCCGCCGCGCCCTCCGCGACGCCGGGAAGCTGCTCGGCCTGCCCAGCATCGGCGACAAGCTCTCCAAGGCGGTGCCCGTCGCCGGTGGGAAGCCGTACTCGTTCGACCAGCTCGCCGACACTGACGACATGGCCGGTGAACGGTTCCGACAGATCCAGGCGGAGTACGGCGACGACGGTGAGAAGGTCGTCGCGCTCGCCGCGGGGTTCGCGGACACCATCAACGGTGAGTCCATCCACGCGTGCGGGACCCTCATCTGCGACACGGACCTCACCGACCTCATCCCGCTGCGCCGCGACCGGAAGATGGCGACCAGTTCCGGGCTGGCGACCGTCACCCAGTGGGATGGTGTAGACATCGACGCGTTCGGGCTGCTCAAGCTCGACGTCCTCGGCCTGCGGAACCTCGACGTCGTGTCGAAGGCAGTCGAGTACATCGAAGCGACCACCGGGGAGGTCATCGACACCGACAAGCTCCCGCACCCGAACGACCACTCCGACGCACGCGTTCGCGCGACCTGGGAGCTGCTGCGCTCCGGCCGCACCGCCGGCATCTTCCAGATGGAGTCCGACGGCATGGCAAAACTCGCTCAGGCGGTGGAACCGGACTGCTTGACGGACCTGTCCGCCATCGTCGCCCTGTACCGGCCGGGCCCGATGGGCAACAACATGCACACGATGTACGCGGAGCGGAAAGCCGGCCGTCAGGCGGTGGACTACTCCATGTACTCACCCATCAAGGCGGAGCAGGAAGCGATCGCCACCGTCCTCGACGACACGTACGGCGTGTTCGTGTTCCAGGAGCAGCTGATGCGCCTCGGCACCGTCATCTCCGGGTTCACCGCCGCGCAGCGCTCCAAGCTCCGCAAGGCCGTGGGCAAGAAGAAGAAGGACGTGATGGAGCAGGTCGGCCAGGAGCTCGTCGCAGGAGCTCCCGTCGAGCTCCGCGACGACAACGGCGACATCATCTCCATCGCCTTCCGACCGGAGACCGCTACCCGCGTCTACGACTACATGAAGGCGTCCGCGGAGTACCTGTTCAACGCGTCCCACTCCGCCGCGTACGCCTACCTCGCGTACATCACCGCCTACCTCAAGGCGTCCTGGCCGGCGGAGTACGGAGCCGCGATCCTCGCCACCACCAGCGCCGACGACAAGCGGCAGGCAGCGCTGCGCGCACTCCGCGAGGAGGGCATCGAAGTTCTCGCGCCAGACGTGAACCGTTCCCGCGGTGAGACGTTCCCCATCGGACCGACGAGCATCATCCTCGGCCTGTCGGAGATCAAGGGCGTCGGACAGGCGGGCAGCGACATCGCCGCGAACCGTGAAGCGCACGGACCGTTCGCCAGCATCCACGAGATGATGAACCGCGTCACCGACGAGTTCGGGAAGTCCATCGCGAACACCCGCGTCGTCGAAGGGCTCGCCGAAGCCGGCGCCCTGGACGTGTTCGGGTCCCGGCTCGGAATCCTCCGCGTCCGCGACGGCCTGATGCGGTTCAACCTGCCCATCCCCGCCGATGAGTGGGGTGTCCTCGAACGCTCCCGCAGGCAGCGGGCACGCCTCGGCGTCATCATGGGAACCCACCCGCTGGATGTCCCCTCCATCGCCGAGCAGGTCAGCCAGTGGCGCACCACCGACCTCGGCGGACGCAGCTTCGGGGAAGGTCGCCCCGCCGAGGACCTCCGGAACCTCCCCGACGAGAACCGGCAGTCCTTCCTCGCGTTCGGCGTCATCGCCAAGTGGGGAGAGCGGGCGTACAAGGGCGGGCAGATGGCGAACTTCACCATCGAGAACTCCTCCATCGCACTCCGCGGCGTCATCTGGGACAAGACCCTCCGCGCAATCCGCGACAGCGACGGCGGGGTGCCAAGCTCCGGGCAGATCATCGCCCTGTCCGGCCAGGTGCAGATCAACGAACGCGAAGTCACCGACGAGGACGACAACGTCGTCGAGGTGGTCACCACCAAGGAGGTCATGGGCTCCAAGGTGTGGCACATCGACGTTGACGACCCGGTCACCGCTGCTCCCGTCGCCGGTGAGGTCGGCTGGCGTGAGTTCCTGACCATCGCCGGGCAGGAGCCCGTCATCGAAATCCCGGAACTGCCGGCAGCCGCCCCCGCGGAACCGCAGCAGCCTGAGGAGACGGCCGCCACCGTCCTCCCCACCGACGACAGCGGCCTCATCGTCGGCATCTCCTCGCCCGCGTCCGCACGCACCATCACCGCCCCGCAGACACTCAAGGCATTCCTCCGCCGGCACGGGAAGACGCTCGAGTTCACGCCGCCCCGCTCGGGATACCTCGACCCGGCGCCCGGCGTCGCCGTCGCGTCCCTCCGCGGGGAACCCCGCGCCGTCATCGCGTACATCCCGTCCGCGTACGCGAAGCGGACCCCGACCCTGCCGCCGGGACTCACCGCCGACGCACCCCTGCCGCCGTGGTGGGAGTTCGTCGGGTTCACCCGCAACCCCGACGACCCGGACGCGGAACCAGAAGCCGACACCGCCGACGGCGCGGCCGCGGACGGCGCTCAGTTGGACGGTGACGTCGCGGCCGCCGTGCACGACAAGCAGCAGACGCAGGAGCTGCGGCTGGACGGACAGTGGCCGGTCGCCGACGAGCCCTGGCAGGACCTCATGCCGTTCGACAACGACGAATGGGGCAATCCGAACCCGCCGGACGACGTCCTCCCCGAACCCGAGTACAGGCAGACCCTCACCCCGCAGCCCGGCTGGCTCGACAACCTCGACTTCGGATAGCCGCCGGCTGGCCTGCTGGATCGGCGGCTGCCCGAGTCTTGGCTTTGGCTGCTCCTGCCCGTGTCGGCGGTGGCTGAGACCATCGCCATATGGGAAGCGCCGCAGACTCCGTGAACTGGCTTCTTCGCGACGCGAAGAGGTCCGCCCTCCAAGGAGCATCTCTCTCCGGCAAGGAGGTGTTGAGGGATCTGGCCTTCGATGGCGCAGGCGTTGGCAGCTTTGCGCGCCAGCTGCTATCCGAGAACGCGGTCGACTTCGCGGGCTTCAAGCTCTCCGAAGCAGGCGCGCTCGGCCTGCAGGTCAACGCACTGTCGGAGAGCTTCCTTGCCCACTCCATCGCTACGCATCGCCGGCAGGAGTCGGCTTTCGCGGCCGCGTTCGCCGACGTCAAGGGCTTCAACGCGACCGCCCTGACCAATTCGATTGCATTCGACTTCGCAGAGTTCGCTTCTCTGTCTGCGCGCTTGAGCGAACCGTTTAGTGAGGGATTGAAGAATCCTGCGGGACTGCTCCTGGCCGAGATTAATCGACAGCGTGGGCAGTTCGCTTGGGCCCTGGCTGGATCGCAGGAGATGTCAGCGAACTTCGTCGCGCAGGCCATGCGAGCGCAAAGCGCGACTCCGCTGGACGCTGTTGCCCCGCTCTGGGACGCCGTCAACGCGCACCGGAACGTACAAGACTCGCTCGACGACGTGCTGGATGCACTGCTGCAGCCCGGGCCGCTCGGAATCGACTATGCGGCCATTGAAGACCGCGCCGAGCGGCTGGCGCACAGCGTTGGAGAACTCGACGGCCGTGAACGCGAAGCGCTCGATGCCGCGGTCGCTCCGGCCGCACACGTCACACACACCGCCAGCTCGACGATTCGTGACCAGGTCGACGCTCTGGGCCTCGGAGCGTTCGCCCGGCACTACGGCCGAGAGGTGAGCATCTTCCTTGCGTTCAGCGTCGGCCTCACGTATGCCACGTTGCAAGCCGGAGCGGGGGACCTTCAGCCAGGCACATTCTTCGAGGCCGCGGGCTATGGGTCCGGGGTCTACAAGCTGGTGCGAGCTCGGCTTCGCTAGCTGCCACCACCTGGTTCCGTCTCGTCCCGCGCATAGAGGGTGCGGGCGCCTGCTGGCGTCGTTTCGTCACGTCAGAAGGAACCTCTCATGGGCCGCGCGATCTTCGTCTGCGCTTTCATCGTTGTCGCTTTGAGTGCGGCGGTGTTCGGCGTGGTGAACACGCTCACTCCGACGAGCCCGACGCATCCGTGCTTGGTGACGGGGAAGGACCACTCGTACCAGGTGACCAGCAGGGGCGGGTCGCGGTCGGTGTACCGCGTCTACACAAAGGACTGCGGCACGTTTGAGGTGCAGGACTCCCCGTCCATCTGACGTTCCGGTCCGCTGACACGTACGGCAGCATCGTGCAGGGCCACACCTACCGGTTCACGACGTTCGGACGTCGGGTGGGGCTGCTCGGAACGGGCATGTTCCCCAACATCGTGAAGGCCGTCGAGGTCGGCAGCTGACGCGGTTCCCGCTCCCGGAACCGACCAGGCATAGACGCGTCCATGACCGAGTACCTGCTGCACACCGACCTCGAGACGACCGGCCTCGACCCGGCAACCTGCTCCATCGTTGAGGTGGGCGCCATCCTCACCGACGCGAACCTCAACACCCTCGCCACGATGAACATGCTCGTCCGCCCGGAGCAGTTCACCGCGGACGGCGACGTGATCTGGCAGCCGGGCGCGAAGGAGCTCGCCGACCTCAACGGGCTCGCGGACGACGTCGACGCCGGGCTGATGGACGACACCCTGGTGGATGTCGCTGCCGTCGAGCAGGGGCTCCTCGCCCTCATCGCGGCGCACGTGCCCGAGGGTGCAACGCTGCTGCTCGCCGGGTCCGGGGTGGCGAAGTTCGACTCCCGCTTCATCGAGCGGTACATGCCCACCCTCCACCGTCGCCTGGCGTACTACCCCGCCGACGTCGGCATCCTCCGCCGCGCGTACCGTCGCGCAACCGGCCGTGACCTCACCCCCGTCAACGAGGACAAGACGCACCGGGCGTTCGACGACGTGGAATGCCACCTCGAGGAGGCCCGCGCGTTCAACCAGTTCTTCCAGGAGCAGGCAGCATGACCGACGACCAGACCGCTCAGATCCTCGCCGCGTGGGGCCGGTTCCTCGAGGAGCTCTACCCCGCGAACCCCGCCGCTCACCGACGGAGCATCGCCTGATGGCCGCCCCGCACGAACCCGCCGCGGACCGCAACTGGTGGGAGCACCTCGGCGACACGCAGCGACCCACCCCGCAGCCCGCCGCAGCCGACTCGTCGACGACCCGATGAACGAGCCGACGTTCCTCACGAAGCGGGTCCGGCTGCGCACCGCGTACGATTACGAGGCGGCGTTCCGGTACGGCGGTGTGCACCTGTGGCCGCTGCCGAAGCGCCCGGTGCAGGGGCCGCTCATCGACCCGGAGCTCCGCGAGGGGTGGATGCGGGAGTGGCAGATCCGCGCCGCAACGGAGGAGAACGCCCGCCGCTGGTCGAAGCACACGCACGAGTCGATCGACCTGTACGTGATGAGCGATGACTGCGGGCACGGCAACCCGGAAAACGACGACGACGCGTACGACTTCGACCTCATCGAACAGCTCGAGCACGCCGTCACCTCGCTTCGCGTTTGGACGCCTGGCGAAGGATTCGTCATCAACGACCAGACTGCGTACGACGCTGCAGTCACCGCCCGCGACAGCCACCCCGAGTACATCCGATGCGTGGCCGCGCAGGACGAGTACGACGACCTGCACGGCAGCGGCATCTGCCTCGCCAGCCCTCTCGGGTCCGTCTGCGTCGCCTGCGCCGAGTCGCACGGCACCGGCAGCGACGACTTCGGGTATGAGTCGCACGGTTGTCTTCTCGCCTCCGACGCGAGCGAGGCGTTCAACGAGTTCTGGGGAGCCAACGGCGACGAGGATGGCCGGCCATCCCGTTTCCGTCCCGCCGCGACCGCACCGACGACGTAGCGCCCGCGCATAGGAAGGGTGACCGCCAGCGAAAGGACGCTCCGTGCCCGCACCCACCATCGCTCCGCCCACCACCGCCGCCACTGCTGAGCGGCATCGGAAGCAGACCGCGCTCTACCTCACCGGAACCGGCGCCGCCATGTACCGCACCGAGGACGAGACCTACGCGTTCACCCGCGCGCTCCCGCAGTCGATGCCCACCCCGCAGCACACCGACTTCGACCACCTGCTCATCGACGGTCTCATCGCCTTCGACGATCCGTGGGCGAGCGGGAACCTCCGCCTGCACCTGACTCCCGCCGGCCGCGTCGCCCTCGACGCTGGGTACGTCCCCGCTGCCGCATGACTGCCCTGTTCCTCGCCGAGCGTCAGGCGCTGCGCCTCACCGCCGACGGCAAGGTCATCTGGTTGAGCACCAGTGACACGTTCACCACCATCAACGCCAACCTGCCGCACCCTGACACCCAGATGCGGGCGTTGGAAGCCGCCGGCCTCGTCGTCGTGGACCGCAGCGTCCACAGCCGATGGCATCGGCTGGTGCAGGTGACCGACTCTGGTTGGGAGGCCCTCGGCGTCGACCCGACGTCGCCGCGCATCCTGCCTGTCGGCGCGGAGGTCATCTACACCGGCCTCGACGCGGACGACCTGACCCTGTTCGGCGGCGGCGTTGGCATCGTCGACGCTGACCACACCATCACCGTCAACGGGACCGTCTTCCCTGGCCGCTTCGAACCGTTCGACCTGGCACTCGCCCCCGGACAGCAGGTCCAGGACCGTGCCGGCACCACCTATCTCACCATCAGCCCCCGAAGCGGCCCGTCCAGCGTCCACAGCACCTGGGTGAGCGACGACCGCGGTTCCGAGATCCGCACCATCCTCACCAAGACCATCACCGGCACCCGCCGCCCGAACCAGGGAGCCTCCGCATGAGCGACCAGCTGACTACCGTCGATGACCTCGACACCGAAGCGCTGTTCCGCGCGCTGACGAGGCGCATCGAGACGGAGACCGGCCGCCCCTTCTACCGGGAGCACAGCGAGCTGTACTTCTTCGAGCAGGGTGTCCGCGCCGGCCGCGGCCTCCCGTTCCGGATGCAGGAACACACCGACGCGGACGGGAACCCCATCGACCGGCAGTACTCGAAGCCCACGACGCCGGTGCCAGCGAAGCCGGACGCACCGGTCGTCCCCGGATCCGACATCGCCGAAGCGGTGACAGTCACGGAGGGGCAGCGGAAGGCGCTGCAGCTCGTCGCCGACGGAGAGGTGTTCGTCGCGAACTCCGGTACCACCCACCACTGCTACCCGTCGGATGGCCGCCGCTCCCCGCACACCAAGACGTTCCAGGCGCTCGAGGACGCCGGTCTCATCCGCGTCAGCAACCGCCGCCACCGCCTCGGCGGATGGGTGACCGACCTGACCCCGCGCGGCCACGCCACCCTTACGGCCGCACCGAAGCCGGACCCCGTGGCATCCATGACGAAGGCGCAGCACCGGGCGTTGACCCTCGTCGCGACCGGCGCCATCTACTTCGACGAGGTCATCCCCAGCTACGAGAAGGACTGGACCAAGTTCTCCGGGTCGTTGCCGCTCTACCCGACGTTCTCCAACCTCGAAAAGGTCGAGTTCACCACCCGCGACCACGCCGCACGAGAGGGCAAGCGGGTCCCCGTCATCCTCACCGACGCCGGACGCGCTGCACTCCATGAGAAAGGCCCGTACGTTGCGCGCTGAGCAGAACCAGAGCGACCAGGAGCTTGACGCCTCGGTTGACATCGCCGCAGCTGCCGCGGCCGCGCAGGAGGATGAGGAGCCAGCGACCAGCGAACCAGGCGACCTGTTCGACTCACACGGGTACCCGACCGACGAAGCGCTCGAACGGCTCGCCCGATTCGAGGGAACCCCGGCGGAGTACGTCGCCTACGCGGAGTCACTGTGGGTGAACGGCGCCGGTGTCACCATCGAGGACATCAGCGACCGATGGCAACGGACGTGGAAGCGGGTGACGTTCGTCACCGGCGGCTGGTCCGGCTGTGAGGACGTGATCAGCCAGGTCGAGCACTCGATGTTCTCGTTCCGGTTCAAGCGGGAGTGGAAGTCCGGCGGCTACTGGATGTACGAGATACCTACCGACCAGTGGGACAGTGCACCGTCGTTCCTCGGGAAACTGTGGGTCCTCGCCGAGCAGCAGTCGCCAACCCGCGGCATGCACGTTTCCCGCATCCGCCCCATCGACACCGCGCTCCTCCGACACGTCATCGACCTCCTCGACAACGATCAGACGCTCGTCGCCCGGCAACGTCTCGTCGAAGCGAGCACCGCGGCGGAACGTGGCGTCGACCTCCTCGAACTCGCTGCTGACCTGACCGACAGCGACCAGACGCGCGCTTTCCGCGCTGCCCTGCACGCGCTCGCCGGTGACTCAGCGTGACCGCGTGGGCGCGGGCGTGAGGCCGTGCCGACGCGTGAACTCGACCGAGAGCTCCAGAGCTTCACGGAGGGAGTTCGTTGCTGTGCTTCCGGATCAACAGCCTTCCGAGGTGTTCGCGCTGAGGTTGAGGCGAAGCCGGATCCGTTGCGAAGCAGGGCCCGAGTCCGTGTCAGACGGGAAGACGACGGCGTTCGCTTCGTCCAGGTTCGGAGCAGTCGCGAGTTGGTTGATGGGCCCGAGAGCACTCAAGTAGTAGTTGCGGAGGCTCGTCACGTCCTTCTGATCGACCACCGAGGGCCACTCGAACGCGCCGTCATCCAAGCGCCGCGCCGTGTTCTGAGCCGGCGCGAGCAGCGCCTTTGCGGACGACTGGATAGCAGCGAGATTCTGCGCGGTGAGCGCGTCATTCAGAGTCGCCGAAGCCTTGTTCACCGGACACAACGTCGCAAGGAAGTACTTGCCCGCATCTGCGATGCTCGCGGCCGTTGGCGTCGGAGTCGGGCTGCTGGAGGCGACGGAACGTGCGTGCGCCGTCTCGGAATGCCCGCTACTCGAGCACCCCGTCAGCGAAGCGGCGAGGACGAGGCTGAAAGCGGCTGCGGTGACGATTCTGTTCACAGGCTGATCATAGGTGAGAATCTGACAGCCACTCATCCCTCGTCCAGGTGCGCCGAGATGCGGCGAGCGCCGCTGCAACTCCGCGAACGGACCGCTATCGCCATGACGGTACAGATGTCCCGCAACGCTGTCGCCGCCGTCGCCGTCGCCGTCGGGTGCCCTCCCAAACGCGCCCCTTCCGCGCATAGACGGTTCGACGACCTGTCCGAGAGCATGAGGAGAATCCAATGTCCGCTGTGAACCCTTTCGCTGGAATGTCCGCCGACGAGATCCGTGCGGTGCAGAAGGTTCGGCACGAGGAGGAGAGCCGGCAGGCTGCTGCCGCCGTGCGCGACCAGGTCAGCGACGACGCGTTCATCAGCGACGCCGGCAAGTCCATGTTCACGGTCGAGCGAAACGTGTGGACGTTGACCGTCTCCACGTTCGAGTGGGGGCAGGTGGAGGGCGAGGTGACGTTCGGTCGAGAGGAGGCAGCGCGGCTTCGTGACTTCCTCACGGCGGCGCTCGTCGACGAAGGTACCGGCCAGTAGCAGCCCCGCCGAGAAGGCCGCTGCCGCACGAAGTGTCAGGGCATAGGACCGCTGTCCGAGCCGGCAGACACGTCGGCGCACCTCTCGTCAGGAAGAACCCTCGATGCGTCTCCGCTTCGCCGCCGCCGCGGCCCTCATCGCAGCATCCTCTGCGCTCACCCTCACCGGCTGCGCCGGCACGAGCACCCCGAACGCGTGCCCGACGGACAGCCCGTCACCGAAGGCGCTCGCTGAAACGACGGTGTTCAGCAGTGGCAGCCACATCGGCAGTTTCAGTCACGGCAGCTTCGGCAGCATCCACTCGTACAGCGGCGGGTCGCACTCGTCGTTCGGTGGGTCCCACTCGTTCGGTGGGTCGCACACCAGCACCGGTACGGGAACCAAGACCGCCCCGAAGGTCGCCCCGAAGGTGCCGGCCGCGCCGAAGCTGAACCTCACGAAGCCGAAGTCGACGACACCCCGCACCACCACCGGCGGTTCCAGCACGACCGGCGGCGGTCGGCCGAACACGACACAGCCGGGCACCACCACCCACTACCACCAGCACACGTACTACAACACCGGCGGCGGCTTCGGCAGCAGCATCTGGCCCTGGCTGTGGTTCAGCAACCACTCCAACCGGAACACCTGCCGGTGACCGACACCATCACCCCAGGCCAGCTCCGCGCCGCCACCACCTGGTACGTCACCGCCCTCACCCACTGGCCGGACAGCATCAACGCCAGCCAGTGGCAGGCAACCATCGACGCTCTGAACGCCGCAGCCGCCACCATCGAACAGCTCACCGGCCCGAGCCATCTCGACCCCGCACCGTTCACGTTCGCGTACCCATCCGGCGCACTCATCCGCCGAGCCACCCTCCCCGCCGGCCGCACCGGCTGGCGATTCAACCCCCGCCCCGGGTATCAGCAGAACCGCGACCGATACGACTGGCGAACACGCGCAGACGCGGCCTGAGTGGGAGATGGGCTGGGATCACGGCTGACCAACCACGACGCCACCCAGCTCGCCACAGCTCACCGCACCGCCGAGGTACAGCACGCGGTCGAGATGGTTCGCGAGCAGACCAGCGAGACGGGTCATGGACCCTCGCTGCCTGACTCGTCGGGGTCGTACTCAAAGAACCGAGACCGAATGGCGCGGACAGCAAGGAATACGAGCCGGGCAGCCCCAAGAAGCAGGTGCACCCCGGCCAGGACCGCAATAGTCCAAACGCAAAAGGCAAACCACGGAGTCGCCCCTGAAGGCGATACGTAGTAGGACACAAAAAGGCCCGCGAAGGCAATAAGACCGGCAAGATTGATCGGCCAAGTCCAATAAGCGACAGCAACGAAATAATCGTCAAATATGTGAAGCGCAGTCCGTAGACCCGAAACTTCGCTAGCCAAAGCGGCTGAGACGGCCCGATACGCGTCGGACTCCTCATCGTCGATGAGCTTCAGCGTCTCCAAGGCCGTCTTGATCGCCGCAATGCGCTCCCTTGGCCGGTCTGCTTGTCCGAGCACCCAGAACGCTCGGACGGTCCCCGTGAGAAGCCCGACCGCGGCGGCGGACAGCAGGAACGTCGGCAGCAGCTTGTTCCAGTCGCCCCAGTCGAACACTCGCTCAGCATAGAGATTGAAGATTGCCGGGCCAACGTCGACGGTTAGAGCCGGCCCCGCCTCCTTCCGCCCGGGTCGCATAGGTGGGGTATGCCCACCACGCTGCAGGACACCGTCAAGCTCGACGATACGGTTCGCACCCCACTGGAACCGGCTCGCCCGACGGGTCTGACGGCGCTGCTGTTCAAGCCGTCGTGGCTGCATCGACCGACGACGGCGTGGCTGCAGCTCGACGACGCCGGTGTGGTTGTCCGCCGCAGCAAGCTGTTCCGGCTGGGTGACACCCCAACGCTCGGCGCTCGGGTGGTCGGGTTCACCGAGCCCGGCACGAACTTCCCGCTGGTGGCGGCTGTGACCTTCCGCGCGTACCGGGATGGTGCGTCCGTCCTCGGCTTGCGGCCGCTGTGCACCAGCGGCACCGCCGTCCTTGAGCTCAACGACGTCGTCACCGCGACCGCCGGCCGTTCCTTCGGCCTCGTCCCGATTGACCGCGGCGACCGCACCCATCGGTGACCTCGCCGGGTGCCGGCGGCGCTCTGGCATAGGGGTTGGCGACCGCACCTCGAAGGAGCACCCGTGACCATTCTTCTGAACGCTGGCTTTCCCATTGGTGTCGCCGTTGTGCACCGCCATCCGACCACCCCGGGCGGTATCGACTTCGGCCCGGCCCCGCGTGTTGTCTCGGGTGTCGGCGAGCGCACCACCGACGGCGTCACCACGCCGACGGTCACCGTCGGCAGCGGCGCCACCGAACTCACCGTGCCCGCCGCCGACGTCGACTACGCCCCGCACACCCAGGTGCGCGACCCGCTCGGTCGGGAGGGTGTCGTCGTCCGCGAAGTGGAACCAGCACCCGAAGGTGTCCACACCCGTGTCGCGTTCGGCGGCAGCCGCGAGTGGGTGCCAACGGACCTGCTCACCGCGGTGGACGTTCGCGCTCCGGAGACAGTGTGGGCGTCCCGACACCCAGACGGCACCACCGTGTGGGGCGACGAAGCGACCGCCAGCGCGGACGCCCGCGCCGGCGCTGGCCGCAAGCTGATCCTCCTCACCGGCACCGCCGCCGTCATCGAGCAGACTCCCGCCGCCGGGAAGTTCGCGCTCATCGACCTCGAGCAGCTGCGCTCCGCAGCGGAGCGGGGCCCGGAAGCGGTCGCCGCCGTCATCGCCGCAGCGGAGAACCGTCCGGACTTCCTCACCGAGGTGGAGGAGTCGCTGCACACACCAGCCGGCACCTGGGGACTCATCGACGAGTACCGCCGCAAGCAGAGACCATCTGCCTGACCGGGGGAGCAGCCGCTCGCTGCAGGCGTCCCATGAGCGGCGCTGTCCGCGCACAGAGAGACCAGCAGCCGCCACAGTAGAAGGAGCGCCACCAACTCATGCCGTCCACCACCTACGGGATCCGTTCCGCCGCCGGCCGGAAGGTCTGGTACGCCGGCACCGACGCGAAGCCCGGCAGCCTCCTCACCGGTGACCTCACCGTCACCGACCTGCTCGCCAACGGCAGCTACAGCGTGCAGGTCACCGGGAACACCCTCACCGTCCTCAGCGAGCAGCAGATGCTGCCCGCCGTGCACGACCCGCTCTGCACCCGGAAGGGTGAGACTCCCATCACCCGCATCCCTTGCGGCTGCCGCGACCGAGCCCTCGCCCGCCAGACCACCACGGCGCACGCATGACCATCTTCCAGACCGGCGACCCGGTCGTGTACGTCGGCGATGACCAGGCGCTCCGCAGTCTCGGAGTGACCGTCGGCACGGTCGTCACCGCCGGCCCGTCCTTCACCACCATCTGCGACGACGAGACCGGCCGCGTGTACCAGGCGCTCACGTTCGAGTTGGCGTACCCGGAAGGGACGCCGTTGCATCATCTGCGGTCCGGAGCAATCGCGACAGCGCTGATCCCGCGGGTCGGCAGCCAGCTCGACAGTGGCGTGCACCGAGCGGACTTTGAACTGTTCGGACGGACCGCCCAAGGCCGCGCCGACGCCATCAATTACGCCGGCGCACGCCCCACCGCAATCGGCAAGCGTGTGTTCCCTGCCGACGCCGCCGTCGTCCACGTCGGTCGGGACGATGCGGCCGGGCAGTTCTCCGGCGTCGGCTACGTCGTCCGCTCCCACTTCGACATCACCACGGTGCGCCTCGAAGACGGAGAGCTCCGCGTCATCCCGACGTTCGACCTGTCGTTCCCCCGCGGCGTTCGCGTGAACACCGCCGCGGACCCCTGGCGCATCCACACCCTCAACCCGAAGCGCAGCGCGTACACGACGGCGCACTTCACTCACACGTACGGCGGATGGCTGCCTACCACCGACCTCATCGTCCGCGACACCAGCCGCATCGAGGACCCCCGCTGATGCCCACGCCCGTCACCCTCTGGATCGACGACGAACGGCCCATGCCGCCAGGATTCAATGCCGTCGCCCGCACCTCCGCTGAAGCGTTGAACCTCGTCCACGAAGCTCATGACCGGGGGTACCCACTGCAGGTGGTGTCCTTCGACCATGACCTCGGCGGCGACGACACCACACGGCCGGTGATGCTGTGGATGGCGGAGCACGACATCTGGCCCGACGAAGTGCGCGTCCACACCGCGAACCCCGTCGGCCGCGACTGGCTGGAAGGCATCGCAGCCCGCTACGCCCCGACCAGCACCCGAATCGTCGTCGCACCCGTCACCGGACGGTGACACCTTCCGGCCCGGAGCGCGGTGAACCGTTTCCTCCCGTCACGGTGACCGGCGGGACCGTTCGCTGAGGAGTCAAGCGTCGCATCGTCCGTGATCATCAGCCGGGCCCTCAGCGGCTGACCGCACTCCGCCGCATCCGTCCGCGCATAGCAGTTACGGAGCGCAGCGGACGGGAGCAGCATGATCGACTTCACCATCGACGACGAGGTGTTCGTCGCACCGGGAACCGCCGGAGCGGCGGACCTGCAGGGGTCCCGTGGCCGGGTGGTCGCCGTGGAGCCGGGCAGCCGGTTCAGTGTCGTCGTCCGATTCCCCGGGCATCCGTCGGGACGCGGCGACTGCGGCTGGCTGTTCGACCCCGCCACACTCACCCGGGCCACACTCGAACGTCAGGCCGTCTGATGGCGCATCCCCGTTGGCCCGGCTTCGATGAGAAGACCGGGAACGTCGAGTACGACAACCAGTCCCGGCGGCTGAACCGGAAGCTGTGGAAGGGCACGCAGCAGCGTCTCCGTGTCCGCACAGCCGGCGGCAGGAAGCGAAAGAAGCAGATCCTGCGTGTCGAAGGCGCGAACTACATCCAGCTGATCGTCTCCGTCGCCAACCAGCGGGTCCGCGATTGCGCGTCCGCCCGCCACAATGAGCAGACCAGCATCGGAAGGACCACCCCGTGATCGACCGTGACCCCGCCCGCTACCGGAAAGCCGCCGACAAGCTCGCAGCCCTCCGCTCCGCCGCCGGGAACCCCACCCTCCGCCGCGACCGAACCACCGTCACGAGCGCCGACGCTGACGACACCACCACGACCAGGGTCACCGACGTTCCCGCTGAGCTCGGTGCGCTCATCACCGCCACCGCGGGGAACCGCACCCTCCTGACCTACGTCGAACAGCAGCTCCGACGCACCGCCGACCTCCTCGACCACTGGAACGGCCGCATTGGCCAGGAAGCCATCGACTCCGACGGGGCGCTCCTCACCGTCGCGAACTCGTTCCTCCCCACCCGCCGCAGCAGCAAGTCCGCCGCGTGAAGGTCGCCCGGACTGGGGGCACCAGCACGGGCGGGGACGTCCCCCACCACCGCTACCGTTTACGGGTGAACATCGCTCAGGGTCGGGGGACCCGCGCCTTCATCATCGGCAGCATCGTCGTCGCCGTACTCACCGGCTGCGCAACGACAGCCAGCCAGCTCTCAACCGGCTTCAAGCCGGTCACACCAACGCCGACCGTGTCCGCCGCGCCGCAGGTCACCGTCGCCACGGTCGCCTCGCTACCCATCGGTGCACCGCTGCCTGCCACGGTCGCCGTCGCCATCCGAAAGAACCCACCCGCCAACGGCGACTACGCCTACCAGCTCCCCGACAAGAGTTGGATCAAGATCAGCACCAAACAGCCACTACCCGCCAACGTCATCGCAGACCAGCAAGGCAAAGCGAACGCAGTGCAGAAGCCGACCAACGGCATGGGATACCAGCAGGTATTCGCGGTGCGAGACTCTGCGGATGCGTTTCTCGGTGAGTACACGTTCGCCACCGGGCGTAACGCGGTCTATGTGTATCAAGGCACGTACGCTGTGGCTGGCCAGAACGTTCCCTGCTGGCAGGTCAGCGGCACGCCGGCTAATCAGCTGGGGGTCGGCATGAACCATTGGCCATCGTCCGCCGCGGCGGTCGCCGCCGCGAAGCAGCTCATCGCTTCTTCGAGCACCCCGAACGGGTTCGACATCGTCGTGGAGCAGTAGCAGTAGCAGTAGCCGTACACGTCGGCGGTGGTTCCGCGCATAGGAGAGATGACCCAACTGGCACGCCGTGGCGGTTGCCGGAGTGATCATTGGAGGCGTCGCCCTCGCGGGCAACCGGCCTTGGACTGGCAGCAGACCTCGTCCTCGCCGGTGCAGAAGGCGGGCTCATCGCCAGCGAGGCCGTCACAGCGGGGCTAGAGACGACGAGCGCGCTCTCGGCTGGAGTGGCGACAGGTTCGGGCGCTGTCGGTGCCGGCCTCGACTGGATGACGTGCGGATACAAGCACGATAAGGGTGCTTGTGTCGCCGCCGCCCTCAACACGGTCGCCCTCGGGCTCGGCACCCTGGGAGGACCGCTGGAAGAGATGGAGGGGAAGCTGCCGAAGGCACTGGGCTGGGGCGTGACCGTCGGGTCCCTGCCCGCCGGAGTGGCAGGCTTCTACGAGGACTATAAGGGCGCCTTCGGCGATGACGACGGTGCTAGCGATAGCGACAGGGGCGGGTACGGTCCCTGTCGCTGAAAGGAGTTTCAACATGCCGCGAGCAGAGGGTCCAGACCGTGATAAGCGGGTCGGACGAACAATGTTCTTCAGCGGCCTCGTCGGTGTTGGGCTCGGAGTTCTAGTCGCACTGGCGGTCGTCGGTCTGGGCATACAGGGACTGATACGGGGAGACGACATCTCCCGAACGGAACTGGCCGGACTGTTTGTGGCGCTTGTCCTCATCGCGCTCGGAACCATCATTGCTCGCACAGGGATCTCGGTATTCAAGCGCGGCAATCGTGAGGGCGAATGACGATCCCGGACGGCGGCAGCTGGTGCAAGCACGGCCGCGAGGTGGAAAGTGCGGGTCCCGCTCCGCCGTCCCCGTCCCCGTCCCGCATTGAGCGACTAGCGTGCCGACTTCTCACGCAGAGCGAGTCGTTGGAGTGTTCAGTTCGAAGGGGCAGCTTAGGCCGCGGCAGGTATGTCTGGCGGCAGTTGATGCGCGACGGCTGGCTCGCTACTTCGCCGAGTCGCGCTCGATGTAGACGTAAGGATGCGAGACGTCCGCGCCGTCGAAGCATCCGCGATGACCTTCGCGCCCGCGACAACGCGTACAACGACTTCGACTGGAGCGGCATCGGCTCGGAAGCGGAGCGGTTCGCGTTCCGCGCTGGCTGGAACCGCGCCGCCAACCTGGCCGACGAACGTGACGCACGCATCGCCGTCCTCGAGAACGCCCTCGCTGCGGTACAGGCGCTCCTTCCTGGGGAGCGGACGTTCGCGGAAAAGCTGCCTCGGGACGCTGCCGGGAACTGATTCCCGCGCCTCGTCGATGCGGACCAGGTTGCAGCGGCGTTGCAGCCCGCGGGGGACCTTCTTGGGGACGCTCGTCGCGCCGGCGCGCACAACGCGCTCGAGCAGGCTGCGCGGCACCTCGACCAGCCAGGATTTGTTTGGCACGGCGACAACGGCGTTCAGGTAGACGCGACCCTCGGCGACGGGCAGATGGTTCCCATCAGCGTGTGGCTGCGGTCCCTCGCTGACCACGGCGTTCCGCTGGCGCCAGGACAGGTTCTGTGACAAGACGCGGATTCCGCTGCTGGCCGCGGTTCCTCATCCGCGCCCGCGCGAGTGTCGCCTACCCGGTCGCAGGCTGCCTCACCGGAGGGTTCCTCGGCGCAGCCGCCGGCGTCATCGTCATCCTGGTCGGTTACGTCATCGACCTCACGGCGGCGACATTCGTCTACGACGTGGTCGCGTTCACCATGCTCGCCGCGGTGTTTGGCGGAGTTGCTGGTCTGTTGGTCGGGACCCTCGCCGGGTTCACCGCGGTGGCTGCTCGCACCGTGGCCCGGCGAACCACGGCAACAGTTCGCGCCCGGACAGCGACCACTGCCGCAGCCACGGTCACCGGCGTCGCAGCGTTCGTCGGCGCACTCCTACTCGAAGCACCCCTGACGCAGTCAGCGCTCATCGCCGCGCCGACCGCCTTCACCACCGCGGTCGTCGTCTCGCACCTTCAGCACACGCGCCGCACCGCCGGAACGCCGGAGCTGACGTCAGAGGTCGCAGGAAGAATGACCAGGTGACCACCGTCAGAGGCGTCCTCCGCTCCACCATCACCCGCACCGGCCAAGGGCACGCCGACGACCAGCAGACGGCTCGCGCCGAAGCGATCGCCAACACCGGCGACCTGACCGGCTTCGAGGTGACGCAGGTCAGCACCGTGTCGTCCAAAGCGTCCGGCGACATCACCATCGAAGCCACCGCACGCTCCACCGAAACCCGACCCCACGAAGCGTCCGGCGCCGACTACCGGACCGCGAAGCAGCAGTACGACGCGACGATTCCCGACGGCTGGCAAAGCCAGCACATCATCATCGCGGAGTAAGCGGGACTGGTGCGGTCAGGCGCGATGACGCGGGCCGCGGTCGCTGCTGTCGTCTGTCGCGCGGGCCGGCTTGATGTCACGCGAGGCGACCTTTCCAAGCGGCCGTCCGTCCTCGTCGTAGACGTCCAGGACGGTCCTCCGGCCTCTGCTCTGCTTCCCAATCCACTCCACGAGGAGCCCCGGGATGCGTGAGACGGCATCCGCGGCGTTCTCTCCGAGCCTCGTCCCAAACCCTTTCGCTGCAGCCGTTACGAACACGGCGGCCGCTGTTCCGCTCAGCGTGATGACGATGATGTCAACGAGCTGCGCTGTCTCCAGCGCGTACTGGTGTCGCCGCTCAACCTGTGCGGCGAACCCATCCTGCGGAGGTCGTTCCAACTCGGAAGCGACGCCCTCGTCGTGGAGGAACGCATGCAGATCCAGCGCTACGCGCATCGCTTCCGGGGACCACTGCTTCGGCGGTTGCGAGATCACGACGTCGGGCACGAGCATGAACAAAGCTTACGGACCGCCGCGTCCCGGCACGCCGCACCGCCGCCTCAGGCCATCCTGACCGTCCCGCTCCTCGTGCTACTTGCGGACCGTTCGGCGGTCGGCGATGACCGCGGCGATATGGGCGATGCAGCCAGTGACGAGCGCCCAGTGGGCGATTGCGCCGAGCGTGTGAGAGATCAGGTGCGGCGACGCCACCATCAATCCGAGCAGGGCATAGCCACCGGCGATGGTCCACGCGCGAATCCAGGAAAGCGTGAGCAGCAGCGGCGTCTGCGGTGCGGCGCCGTCAGCGGACCAGCGTTCCTGGCACGCGAACGCTGCGCCGAGGAGGAGCGCCGGCAGGAGCAGCAACGCCCCGAGCAGCGTCGCCTCCGACGCAGTGCCGAAGGCGAGCCGTGCCGCGACCCATGAGAGCGCGTCGATGGCGAGGAAGAGCACGGCAGGAAGGAGCTCCACCTGAAGGAGCGTCGCACGGTGCAGGCGGTCGGAGGTGTTCGTCGTCACGCTTCACCTATGCCGTGAACTCCGCTAGGCCCGTCACCGCTGCTGAAGCTGCTGCCGGGCAGGCCGAGGGGCGAGCACGGCCGCGCAAGGCGAGCGGCTGCCGGACTGCTCGCCGCGCACACGTCAGCTATGACCACCAGCGACAGCAACGGCAACCTCCACGCCCACGACGGGAGGTTTGCGGAGAAGCATCACAGTGAGGACAGCGCGGTCCGGCTCGACGCACCGCGACCGTTGAACAGCCGGCGAAACCCGGTCCTCGCTCACGCTCGCACACTTCGCGACGACATCGACGCTCTCCGCGCCCTCCGCTACGACGTCGCCCCCGACTATCGGCACGACCCGGACATCGATGACGTGGCGAAGCAGGCCACCCAACAGGAGCTCGACCACGCAGACCGTGTTCTCGGGCGGCTCATCCGCACCCACCAGAGCTATCCTTTCGCCTAACCCGCCGCCGCACACACGTCAGCTATGACCACCAGCGACAGCAACGGCAACCTCCACGCCCGCGACGGGAAGTTCGCCGAGAAGCATCATGCAGCGGACGATGTGACCCTCACGCCGGCGCCGAGGACGGCGTCGGGCGTCTACGAGAACATGGCCCATGCCCGGCTCGACAGCATTGCTGCGAACCTCGAGCGCATCGCAGAGGAGGTTCGCAGGCAGCATGACCGTTTGGCGGAAAACCCGGTTGACGCCGCAACATCGGCCGTTCACAGCGTCATGTGGGGGATGGCGAACCTGAACCTGGACCAGCTGGTGAACCACGCGGGGCTCATCGCCTACCACCGTGCTGAGGAAGCCGGCCGCGCGAACGACTGACCTTCATCCATCCAAAGCCGCGGCCCGAACCGTTGGGGCGCCGCTCCTCTCGTGCGTGCCGGGCGATCGCTGATGGCCTCAGATCCGCACAAGCATGCGAATTTGCGCTGGGTTGCACGAGACCGCGCGCCGTCCGAATCTTCCGCGCATAGAGGGGGTGTCGGTCACCGCAGTGGTGGTCGGCATCCTTCAACAGAAAGTAACTAGAAATGACCGCTATCCCGAACATCACGACCATCATCGGCAACCTGACGGCGGACCCCGAGGTCCGTACCGTCGGTGGCGCGCAGGTGGCGAACTTCTCGGTCGCGTCGACGGGTTCGAAGTTCAACCGGGACACGAACTCGTACGAGGACAAGGAGTCGGTGTTCTACCGTGTCGCCGCGTGGCGCAAGGACGCGGAGAACGTCGCCGCGTCGCTGCACAAGGGGGACCGGGTCGTCGTCATCGCCGAGGCGCGTCCGAACTCGTACGAGAAGGACGGTGTGACGATCAACGCCGTGCAGTACGAGGCCGTCGAGGTCGCCGCGTCGCTGTCGTTCGCGTCGGCGCAGCTCACCCGCAACGCCCGCGGCCAGGGTCAGGCGGCTCGTCCGGCCTCGGCGCCCGCGCCGACGTCGCCGGCCGTCGCCCCGCAGCCGGCCCCGGCCGCCCCGGCTCCGCAGCCGGTCGCCGCTGCCGCGCCCGTCGCGTCGGCGGGCTTCGACGACGACTTCAGCTGAGCTGAGCGTCACTGGACAGCCGGGAGGCTGACCGCCCCATGAGAAACGCCCCGAGCACCGGAACCGTGCTCGGGGCGTTTCTGCGCACCCCCACAGTGCGCCCCCTTTGGAGACCAGCCCAGGATACCGAGTCGTAAGCGGGCCGCTCACGTTCCGCCGCATCTGCGGAGAGCATGGCTGACGCTCTCGCACCACTCACGGCGTTCGTCGGCAGCCATCCCCTTGTCGCTGCTGGTGTCGCGCTGGCGCTGGTCGTCGTTGCCGTCGCCCGGAAGGGACGCGGGGACGGGAAGCCGCAAACGGACCAGCGGCGGATGTTCTCCGGCGCGCAGAAGCAGGAAGCGAAACGGCGCGCAGGAGGCCGTTGCGAGCACTCCTCCGCCGGGTTCCGCTGCAAGCAGCCGGGGCAGCACGCCGACCACATCTACCCCTGGTCCAAGGGCGGCGCGACCGAGATGTCGAACTGCCAGTCGCTGTGCGCCACCCACAACCTGCAGAAGTCGAACCACGTCCCCAGCCCGTTCTACATCCACCGTCTCCAGCGTCGTCGCGCCCGCTACTTCCCGACCGGGGTCAGCCCCCGCGTTGAGTGGCGCCTCGGCCGCGCGCGCTGAACGGCGGCGACGCGATGGCCGACATGCAACGCCCGCAAGGGTTCGACGACACCGCCGACGGCGGGGCAGCGCAGCAGCAGTCGCCGGCGCAGCAGCATCAGCGTCAGCCGACAGCACCCGGCGGCGGGCCCCGCCGACCGGGACTGCTCGGTCAGGGAGCCAGCGCCGGTCTTGGCGCGGTTGGCCGCGCTGTCGGCGGTCGCACCCCTGGTCGCAGCCGCTTCGCCAGCATCCGCGACACCGCGTCCACCTTCGGCAGCAGCGCTCCGTCCACCTCTGCGCAGGCGGCGTCCGGCGCTGAGCAGGCGAAGGACTTCGCCAAGGACGCCGTCAAGGAAATCGCCAAGGGCGCGCTCACCGGCGGGTACGCCGGCGCCGCGAAGGGCGCGTTCAAGGCCATCATCCGCAACAAGTGGGCGATGACCACCATTGGGTTCATCGTCGTCGCCATCATCGCCGGACCGGCGCTGCTCATCGGTGCGGTCGCGATGAGCGCCAGCACCGCGAAGAACGCCGCGAACGCGCACGCCAACGACGTCGCCGTCGCCACTGCCGTCGCCAGCGGCCAAACCGACGACGCGGTCGCGAAAGCTCAAGCGGACACCGCGCAGTCGAACATCCCCTGGCAGATCTGGCTGGCGTACACCGACAACGGCGGGCAGACGCAGGACACCGCAGGGAACTCCATGCTCGATGACCTGTCGTCCGCGCTGGCAAAGCAGGACGGACACACCTCCGACTGGGACCTGCTGAACGGCGCTGAACTAGTGGAGAACTCCTCCTCGGAGTACAAGCTCAGCACCGACAGCGACGACAAGCAGGCGCAAGCCACCACCGAGAAGCTCTACGACGCGGTGCTGCAGAACCCCGGAGCGCTGCCCGCAGCAACCGCAGACACGGTGTTCACCACCGCCCGCAGCTGGGCGCTCGGCCTCGTGTCCGCCTGCTCCTCCAACGGCTCCGCGTCCGCGTCCGGAGATGGCGCACCACAAGCAACCGGGGTACCAGCCGAACGGGCACCCGTCGACAAGAACCCAGGCGGCACGCTGACGACGCTCGCGCCCGGCCAGGTGAACAACGCCCGCGCCATCATCGGTATCGCCAAGACCATCTTCGCCAAGTCCAGCGAGGATGACCAGAAGCAGGCGGCGCTCATCGGTCTCATCACCGCGCTGGTGGAGTCGAACATTGAGAACCTGGACTTCGGCGACCGGGACTCCATTGGCGCGTTCCAGCAGCGAGACACCTGGGGCACCGAGACGGAACGCACCAGCATCTACTACTCGTCGTCGGCGTTCTTCAACCGGCTCATTGCGAAGAAGACCTGGGCGACCGGAGAACCCGGCGCCGTCGCTCAGTCGGTGCAGATCTCCGGCTACCCGGACCGGTACGCGCAGAAGGAAGGCATCGGCCGGGAGATCCTCGCCGCGTACTGGGACGGCGTTGACCCCATCGCTGAGCCGAACCCGCCAGGACCGCCGGTGACCGTCACCGACGGGCACGGCCACGCCCTCGCCGGCAGCACCACCACCAGCAGCAGCAGCGGAACCAGTGGCAGCAGTGGTGGCGCGGACAGCGTCTCCAGCTGCACCGTCAGCAGCAGCTTCACTGGCGGTTCGGTGGGCACGAATGACCCGGGCCCCGACCATCCGGGACCCGGCGCAACCTCCTCCGGTGCCCAAGCGAACGGCGAAGAAGTCGCCGCGGCGCTCGCATTCGCAGGCCAGCAGCTCGGAAAGCCGTACCAGCTCGGCGGCGCCGGGCCCGACGTCTGGGACTGCTCTGGCCTGGTCATGGTGTCCTACGGCACCGCCGGGGTCGGCGTCGGCATGAAAGACGGCGTTCCGCAGCACGACTCCCACAAGCAGTTCAGCCTCGCAAAGTCCGACCAGGTGTTCCCGTACTCGCAACGCGAACGCGGGGACCTGCTGTTCTGGGGACGCCCGAACACCAGCATCTACCACGTCGGTTTCTACCTTGGGCAGGACGCGAAGGGGCAGGACTGGATGCTCGCCGCTCCGAAGGAAGGCGACGTCGTCAAGATTCAGCCTGTGTGGGGCGGCCCCGCCGGACAGGGCGACCTGATGGACAAGGTTGTCCGCCCCACCGTCGACCCGTTCAAGGCCGCCGGCAAGTAGCGGCCGCTGCTTGTCCGCGCATACCCACTTCCAGCACCCCACCTCGCAACCGATAGGGACTCCTGATGGACCGCCGCAGACTCCTCACCATCCTCGGAATCGTCGCCGCCGGCGTCATCCTCCTCGCCGTCATCGTCGTGAACTTCTCCGCCGCGCACCACCAGCAGCAGGCGAAGGAGGAAGGGACCTCCGGCGTTGCCAGACACAGCACCACCCCGGAGCGCACCCAAACGGCAGCCACGCCGACACCCACCGCGGTCGGCAGGGCCTACCCGGGGCAGAACATCGACACGTCGTTCACCCCATCGCCGACGTACGTCGGCACACCGCAGCAGGAACGCGACGCGAACTCCAGCGCGCAGGGCGCAGCCCCGAACGCGCAGGACACCGCCGACCAGACCGCAGCGGAAGCAGCCGCGGAAGCGTTCGTCCGCACCTGGGTCGGCTACGACGACAGCACCGCCACCGCAGCGCAGTCCCGTGCGACCGCAATCAAGAGTTTGGAAGCACCCGGCGCGAACCTCGAAGCCAGCCACTCCCGCCTCGCCGACTCGTACCAGGACTCCGGCGCCACCAGCCACACCGTCACCATCGACGGCGTCACCAGCGTGTACCCGGACGGGCAGCGCAACGGCCACTGGGTGATGCTCGTCACCGGGTCGTGGACCAGTGACGCGAACATCGCTGGCCACATCAACGAACTCCACGGCGAAGGGTCCTGGATCGTCGAACTGCCCGCCCACGCAGGGAACCCGCAGCCGGTGTACTCCATCGAGGAGTCCCTCGGCGACTACAACGCCGACGAGGACAACTGACCCCCTGCCGGACCGTTTCAGCGACGCCGCACACACGTAGGGCATGACAGCAGGCAAGCACCAGGTCCGCGCCCGTGACGTCGGCGCTGCCGTCGCGACGGGCCACTCGTCCACCGAGTTCGCCGCCCACCGCCGGCCAGAAGCGACCACGGAACTCACGCACCCCGTAGCCGGATGGGACACCGCTGTCACGGAACCAACCCACGACCAAGTCGCTCGTGCGCGCGGCGCCGCGCGGCGCACGCTGATGTTCCGCCCGGGCGCCACCGCCGCCGACCTCGAGGAACTCACCCGGCAGAAGGCGCTCGTTATCGCCGACCAGGAAGCGGCATACCACGCGTGGAAAAACGGTGAACCACACCCGGACGACCAGGCGTACGGCGACATCTGGGCCGGGAACGCTGCCGGGGTCAGCCGAGCCGACGTGGAACGCAAGCTCGCCGACGCGCTCGCCGCCCGAACCAGCAACCCCACCCCGGGCCCCGGCCGCGGCTACCGGAACACCCGGCTCGCGCAGGAGCACCTCGACGAACGCATCGCCCTGTACCGGGAGGCGCTGGAATGCGAGGGACGGAACCTGTCCGTCAACCAGGCCAACGTCCGCCAGCAGAAGCGGTGGGACGTCGGCATCCCCTTCTGAACGAAGCAGCTGCGATAACCGCACGCGCATAGAAGGGGTGTGAGCACGGGAACAGCGGTCATCAGCGGCACGTACAACAAGCCGCAGCTGAAGCTGTACTTCCACCCGTCCACGCCGCACGCCGACTCCCCGCACCGCACCCTCAAGGAGTGGCTGGAAGAGGGCCTCATCGGCGGGAAGGGCGGTCAAGCGTTCTGGAACCGCAGCCTCGGCTGCTGGGTCGTCTCCGCCACCGGCGATGACCCAGACCGCATGTTCTCCCGCGCCGGGTTCGAATTGGACTTCTCCGAAACCCCCGGCACGACCCTCGCCGACATCATCAACCTCAACGAGCTCGTCACCCCGATCAGCAGACTCACCGCCAACGGCGCGAACGCGATGGTGCTACCCCGCCTGTACGGCTTCGACAACACCAAGAAGATCCTCGGCGCCGGAGCCCGCTGGGACCGGGACTTCAAACGGTTCGTGTTCCCCGCCACCGACGCATTGCACCGCAACGCTCCACGGAAAGGCATCCGCTGGGATCCGGCCATCATCGCCGCCGCCATCGAACAACGCGGCCGGGTCACCACCCGCGAGGACCTCATGGACGTCGCCCGGAAAGCAGGCTCCGCGAAGGACATCCTCGAGATGGACGCCGACGACGTTGCGAAGCTCATCACCGAGGTCGGCGACGTTCCCGACTGGTTCGGGTTGGACCTGTTCCCGTTTCAACGCATCGGTGCGATCGCCATCGCCGCCGGCCACAACGCGCTCTTCGACGAGCCTGGGCTTGGGAAAACCCGCCAGTCAATCGCCGCGGCCGCAATCCTCGGCGCGAAGCGAACCCTCATCACCTGCCTGCCCGTCGGACTCACTGGCTGGCGTCGCGAGGTGCTCGAGTCGAACCTGCACACTCTGGGCGGCCAGTACCCGAACGGCGATGTCGCCGTCATCCGCTCCGGGAAGAAGGAACCGGTCTTCCCCGACACCGGTGTCATCATCACCTCCGACGGTCTCCTGTCCGCCCGCGACGACCTCCGACGGCGCCTCATGGCGTGGGGTCCGGAAGTGTTCGTCTACGACGAAGCGCATCGCGGGAAGTCCTACGACTCCAAACGCTCCCAAGCTGTCCTCGAAGTCGGTGTCGCCACCACGAAGACACCGCTACCCGTCACCGGCACGCCACTGCTGGCGAACCCGTCCGAACTCGCCCCCATCCTGGAACTCTCCGGCCACCTCGGACCGGTGTTCGGCGGGAAAGCGGCGTTCCTCGAGCGGTACTGCCGGGAGGACGGCTTCGGCGGCTACCGAGTCCGCAAGGAACACCTCCCGGAACTCAGCGCGAAACTCGCCGACCATGTCTGGGTTCGCCGCCGGAAGCGGGACGTCCTCCCCGACCTTCCGCAAACACAGCGGGTCCCGAAGTGGGTGGACGTGCCCCTGACCGAGTACCGGAAAGCGCACCGCGAAGTCATCGGGAAGCTCACCGACTGGGTGAAGAAGTGGCGGAAGGAGAACCCCGGACAGATCCTCGACGAGGACACCATCCACGAATACGCCGCGTCGCAGGTCGGACTCGTGTCGCTGCTGCGCCGCGCCGCCGGCCTGGCGAAGGTGGACACCGTCGTCGAAGACATCCGCCGCCACGTCGAGGAAACCACCGAACTCGTCGGCGGGAAGAAGGTGTTCACTCGACCCCTCATCGTATGGACGCAGCACCGCGAAGTGTCCGACGCGATGGCGCAAGCCGTGCCCGCAGCAGTCGCCGAATCCGGCATCATCCGCGGCGGTGTCTCCCACGCCGAACGTGACCGCCTCGTCGCCGAGTTCCAAGCCGGCCGAATCCCCGTCCTCGTGTGCTCCATCGCCGCAGCCGGGGTCGCCATCACCCTCACCGCCTCCTCCGACATGTTCTTCGCCGAATCCGACTGGACCCCCGCCCTCATCCGACAGGCAATGGACCGAGCGGAACGCATCGGCCAGACCGCGGACCGCATCATCGCCACCACCTACCTCGCCGAAGGAACCCTCGACGGCCGAATCCAGAAGGTCCTGAAAGAGAAGTCGAAAACCCTCGACATCATCTTCGGCGACGGCAACGACGTCTCCGTCATCGACGACGGAGACGACGCGCAGTCGTCCACCGAACTCGTCGAATCGCTGATCTACGACATCCTCAACGGCACTGTTGAGAAACCGTGAAACGGGACGCCGCGCTTCCAATCCGAAAGCCGCTGCTGATACTGGACCGCCGCATCTGCCCGGGCATGACCGCCTCGACTCCCGCTCCACCGCATCCCATCACCGTCGGCGACGACGTCACCTGGGGGATGCATCCCGGCATCATCGGCACCGTCACCGGCGACGCACCAGCAGCAGGTGAAGTTTGGGTCGCACTCCCGGGACGCGACCACGACGAGGCAGCGCACCGCATCTGGCTCCGCCGCCCTGACACGGCCCGGTCGCCGCATCTCACCGGAGCATGA